TGTGTAAATAATTTATATAAATTAGTGGAATTTTATTTTTATAATGTTTGATCCTCCGAGTGGTGAGCATACGGAATTTGTTGGTGCTAATCAAACAGTATCAATTGATCCACCTGAAACATTGGATGTTGAAATCTTATCTGTGTCATATCGTCATGAGCTTGGATTTACTTTTGATGATATGAATATAACGGTTTCCACAAAATCGTTTCATTATTCTACAAAATATGAATATGCAGTACCAAGAAAGACACATTTCACAGTGGAAACAGGTAATTCACTCACGGAAGATTATGTAAATTCAATTGAACTTCTACCAAAGGATTATAAGGGTGTGTTTTATGTTGAAAATCCACCGTCTTCTACCACTGTTACATTTACTGTAAAGGTTAGAGAACGAACAATCACAACATCAACTAATCCTGATGGTTCTACTGGTACTCCAATTTACGGGGAATGGAAGAACAATGAATATCTTTGGACGGATACTGTTAATACATCTTGGAGTTGGCACATTCAAGCAATTAGAAAAGCTGTAATGGAAGGAAGTGCAGTTAAAAATTCAATTAAAAAACCACAGATTTAATGATATCTCCAAAGTTCCACAAGAATAATAACTATAAACAGTGTGAGAACATGGAAATTATACAATCATTATGGGAACTAATAATTACAGGTTCACCAAACGCTTTAATTGCATTTTTATTTGCTGGGAATCTTTATTTTATTTGGGAAAAACGTAAAATTGAAGAACGCGAATCTAAAATGCAAGAAGAACTTAATGAATCTAAAAAAGAATATTTTCAATCAATCGAAAAAATAGTTGATCGATACCATAAAGGAAATATTGAGATTATTCAAGCACTTCATGAAATTCAGATTGTATTGTCAACCATGCAGAAAACAATGTAATTGGCTAGAAGGATAAAATAATATGAGTTTCTTAGATAAGTTTTTTAAGAAGCACATTGAGACAAGTGATGTAAAAGAGGAGGAACATTTGTTTGATCTTCCAATGATTGACGAATCCTTCAAGCAATTAAAAGCCGCATCAATCTCAATGGGCAAACAAGCAATTCAGACAACAAAATCATTAAAAGATCAACTTGAATTGTTTGAACGTAGATTCACCGTAATTACCGATTCTGTGGATGACGTGATTATAATTAAAACTGTTAATCGTCAGTGGTTATCGGTTAATTTGTTTGCTTGCGATTTACTTAAACTAGATCGAGATTTCTGTATTGGTAAAACAAACAGTCAATTGATGGAAAAATATCCAAAACTTGCTCCGATTCTTAAAAAGCTAGATATGGCGGAAAAGGAAGCATGGAAAAAGAAAGTAACCACAAAATTCAGAGTATCAATTGAAGAACATCAACGAACAATCTATCTTGATATTGCAATTACTCCAATAGATAATGGAGATAATTCAATTCAAGAATTGATTATTGTTGGACATAACAATACAAAATTGTATGAAAGTGTCAATAAGAATAAGGCCGCAGGAGAAATGCTTAACGCAATGAGTACACCAATATGTGTGCTTGATTCTTTTCGCAATATTCATTTTGTCAATGATCAATTTCAATTTGAATTTGATATAGATTACAAATATGCAATAAAACGTAAATTCTGTGAAATATTACCAAATATGTGTACTGATGCAATTGTACGATTATTTGAAGAAAATGTGTCGCAGGAAGAAATTATTGATACAAACGAATATAAAATAGTAGTTATTCCGATTGTTAATTGTCATGTGTTCAATCCATTATACTATTTGTTAACATTTACAAAAAAGAAGAAATAAAATGGCTCAACAATGTAATCTATTCCTAGATAAGGGGTCAGACTTTGATGTTACTGTTCTTCTTGTTGGTGTAAATTATGAACCGCTTGATTTGCAAGATATGCAATTTACATGTATGGCACGATTTATTATGAATCCAAAAATTTGTAAGAAAATTATGTGCGAAGTGACCTATCCTGAATCGGGCGAAATATTACTTAAAATTCCATATTATGCAACTGAAGATATGAGAGTTGGTGAATGGTTATATGATGTGGAAATGACATATTCTCAGGGACGACAAAGAAAGAGAATACTTGAAGGACATTTAACAGTAACGGGCGAGGTAACACATAGTTGTTACTTCTCATATTAATTACGAATTTAATATATTGGAAATACAATAAATGTATTACAAAGAACCTATAAGAACATTAAATTCTATCAATAATCGTGTTACCGTTTCTTTACCCATGACCACAATTGATGTTGAAGAAGTTTCAAAAAGAATACAACTTGAAAACTTACGAGACGTTGATGTTAAAACATATGACAAAGAAGACGGAAGTGTATTAGTATTCGATGAATATACTCAAATGTGGAAGTCTCAACGATTATTAAACAAACAAATTATTGATGCTGGGGAATACTAAAATTATATCTTAATGATATATTGTTATTCCTTAAATATAAAAGTTAATTAAAATCTAACATTTTCAGGATATAATAATAACATGACTGAATCTCTTATTGCGATTAAGCGTTCTGGCGTATCTGGCAATCCTGCTAAACTACGTGTTGGCGAACTTGCTTATTCATGGGCTAATGTAGAAGGCGGCAATCGACTTTATATTGGTACTGGTGAAGAACGCGACGGCAATGCTACTAATCACGTCGTAATTGGCGGTAAGTATTTTACCGACCTACTTTCCTCAACCGCAGGAACACTTACACCAAATACAGCAATCGTTGTTGGTGCAGATAAGAAGATCAATGAACTTATTACCGATCATCTTCATTCAGACGCCAACCTTACAATTGAAGGTACAAAGACCATCGTCAAGAATCTTTATATCGGCGATGAAAATACTTCAATCGAAAAATTTGTAAAAGATAATATCACTTCTTCTGAGCTTCACCTTACGGCTGGTACTGGTATTAGTATCACGGGTGATGATACTCACAATCAGACAATTGCAATCACCGATACAGGTGTTACTGCTAAGGCTTATGGCTCCGCAACTAAGATTCCTGTAATCACGGTTGACGCTCAAGGTCGAATTACAACCGCCTCTGAAGAACAAATTAGCACATCTCTCAATCTTGGTGATGGTGCTGAGGGTGCTGGTACGGTTGATCTCCTTGGTGGTAAGCTTGAAATCGCTAAGTCTGATGGCATCACCGTTGCACTTGAAGATAGTAAGTTTACAATTGGCACAGACGCCACTGTAGTTAAAACTGCTGGTGATCAAACGGTAAATGGTACTAAGACTTTTGGCGCAATTCCTAAAGTTACAGCCGAACAAACACTTAAAACTGCAACTGAGGGTGAAATTGCTAAGGCTTCCGCAGTTCTAGAAGAACTTACCTATACCGATGAATCTCCTAATGGTGCAACAGTTACTGTAGGCGGTATTAAGAAAGGCGATAAGGTATCCGCTAAGACATATCGTGAACTTATTGATCTTCTCCTTCACCCATATGTCGCTCCAAGTGGTGTTGGGCTTTCTCTTAACATTAATGGCGGCACATTCGAAAAGGGCACAACACAGCAGGTTTCTTCTGGTACTGTTCGTTGGACACTTGGTTCTCAGAATATTAATAAGGCTGAAATTCTTGTCTCTAATGTTGTCAAGGGTTCTGCTGTTCCATCTTCCGCCTCTGCTACTTCTACTGCTATTACACTTGATAATGCAATGGATATTAAGGACAATACCTCCTTTACTGCTCGTGTAACTGATACTACAAGCTCCTATAATGGCGGTAATGTTTCCTTTAACTTTGTTTATCCATACTATCATGGCGTTATGGATAAACGTGAAGTCGAAAGTGCTGACGTAGTTGCATTGACTAAGGTTGTTCAGGCTAAGGGCAATAAGACATTTGCCTATACTTCAACTAACAAGTACATGGTAATTGCTTATCCTTCAAGCTATGGTGCACTTAAATCCATTCTTGACCCCAATAAGTTTGAAAACGTTAACGGGTTTGAACTTAAGACGGTTCAAGTAACTGGCCTTGATGGTACATCCCAAGAATATAATGTTTATGTTGCCAATGATCGTTCTAATGTCAGTGACTATAATATGACATTCAACTACTAACATTTCGCGGTAATATAATAAGAATAAAGGAAAATAGAATAAATGTCAAATATTGATAAGGGCATTAAGGTTGTAAACGGTCTATCTCTTGCTTCTGCCGCCCCACTAGATACAAAATTTACCGCAGAAACAATTGAAGAGCGTAACTCTTATGTAACAGGTAACGTTGCCTATAAGGGTATGCTTGTTTATGTTGTTGAAACAGACACATATTATCGTTGTACAGGTGAAGCACCAAACGATACAGATTTCTCTCCATGTTGGAAAGATCTTTTAGGTGGTATTGCTTCTGACTCTACAGTGGTTAAGGTTACTGGTGATCAGTCTATTGACGGCGTTAAAACGTTTGTTAAAGAACCAAAGATTAATGAAAAGACAATTACTACAAAGGAATATGTTGATGAACAAATTCCTCAAGTAATTACTTCAAAGGTTGGTACTGAACTTCAGGCTCATTCTGATGTGCTTGATAAGGTATCCGCAATCGCTGAGAATGGTCTTGTTCACCGTAATGCAGATGGTGCTTTTGTTGGACTTACTGCTACTGGCGCTCAAGGTGTTTCTGTTGCAGTAGATGAAGCCAAGAAAACCTTAACCGTTGGTTTATCCAATGTTGGTACAAAAGGAACATACTTCAAAGTAACCACCGATGATCAGGGTCGTGTAACAGCTGGCGAAAATCCAGATACACTTGATGGATTTGGTATTAATGACGCCGTTCATAAGAGTGGTGATACATTAACTGGTAAATTATCCTATTCTAACGTTGATCTTAAGGCACTTAGTGATAATGATCTTATTACTAAGCAATATGCTGACTCTGTTGCATTGGGTTATGTTCATCACGTAGCATGTGAAACTGGTGCAATTGACAATGTAGAAGGTGCTTATCAGAATGGTTCTGATCAACCTGGATTCCCTGGTGTTGGTGCTGTATTTACACTAGCCTCTGATACAGGCAATACTACTAAGATTGGTGGTGTTACGCTTAAGAAGAATATGCGTGTTCTTCTTGTTGGTCAAACTGATAAGAAACAGAATGGCGCATATGTTGTTACTACAGTTCCTGAAACAGGTACAGGTCAGGTTGTTCTTACACGTGCAGACGATTTTGACGGTGCTCCAACAATCACATATAAGGGTGCATCATTCTTAATCTCTGACGGTACATATAAGGGAACAGTATGGCGTTTAACTAACCAGGGTAATATCACTTTTGGTACTGATGATATTGAATTTGTACAGGTGTTTGCTCCAACTCAATACAATGCTGGTTCAGGTATTGATATTGACGCCAATACTATTTCTGTTAAAGAAGGCGAAACAGTTAAAGTAATTGGTAGCAAACTTGAAGTTTCTAGCGGTACAGGAAATAGGGGCAAAATCCTAATTGCTCAGGGTGATAATACAGCCGCTCAGTGGAGTGATGCTGACTTCTCCAACATTAGCGGTGTCGTACCCGTTTCTAAGGGCGGTACTGGTGTTAGTACACTTCCTGCTAACCAACTAGTTGTTGGTAATGGTGCTGAAGGTGTTGGTGCTGTTGCTAATGCTGAAGGTGTGTTGGTTGGTACAGTAGATGGTGCTCCAACATTCGGTAAGGTTGATGTTACAAAGCACTTAAACGGTGTAATTGCTCCTGCTAATGGTGGTACAGGTGTTGCTAATACCAATACCTTAACTCTTACAGGTGGTAATTTAACTCTTACAATGGGTGCAGAATCCAATGTAACACTTCCTGCTTCTGGTACACTTGCTACACTTACTGGCACAGAAACATTAACCAATAAGACAATTCAGGCAGTTACTGTTACAGTTAACGATGCAACTGACTCAACAACTGCCGCAGATGGTGCGTTTGTTGTCAAGGGTGGTGCAGGTATTGCTAAGTCTCTCCATATTGGAGGTAGCGTAATTGGTAGTGGCGAATCCAAGCTAGAAGGATTCCTCATTGATGGCGGTACTTACTAGTCATAAGCATTATATGATCTAAACATCATATAAACGAAAAAGGTAGGAATATTAACTTTCCTACCTTTTTTTGTTATTCATTAATCAATATACACAACATCATATTTCTTATAGTTCTTTAGCACAGAACAATTTGTTTTCTTTCCATCTACTTCAACATATTTGCACACCTGAGAAGAATTGCTAACATATGCAGTCACATCGTCCTTAGAGATCGTTGTATAGATTACGAACAAACCAACGATGATACCAATGAGGCAAAGAATCGTTTCGTATTTCGCAATAAACTTCATCATGATTGTATGCCCTTTGTTTGAGAAGTGTTGTTTAATCTTTGTTAAAACATATAATAGCAAAAAGAAAACAACTTGTCAAGCGAAAACAAAAAAAACGGAGGAAAATAAAAATTTCCTCCGTTTTGTCAATTAGTAAAGCTTCAAATCACGTGAAATCTGATCGAGATTCGGAACAATGCTGTGATTTGTATATACTGCTTCAAGAACACCCATACCATGAATGTCTGTAATCAGTTCTCCCTTAGCAACAATCTGTCCTTCATGCTCATATGTCATAAACGCATTACGATATGTGAATTTATTTGGATTCACCTTGGACTGTGCAAAGTGAAATACTGCATAGTTATTATCTGCATCGTATTGACAAACTGTATCTACAGCAGACTTACCAAACAGTTTATAATATTCGTTAGGCTTTGCTTTAATACCAAGTTGAAGCACCTTCATTGGATTCTTAATTGCTTCTTCTGAAATTCCCTTAAATCGAAGCATTGCAAGGGAACCACTCTTTCTAAGATCATCTAGATTATTAAACGAGGGATTCTTACAACGAAATTCAACAATCGTTTCACCACGCCTATTCTTAAATGCAGACCATTCAGACTTAGAATTTTCACACAGTTCAGAATAGGTTAGTGCATCACCTAGTGTAATGGTATCACTATACTGAGGGAACACACTATTTTGAAGTAGTTCGATTACATTGGAAGCAAACACCGAACCACACATAACCATTCCAACAAAGGAAGCAATAATTTGCTTAATCATAATATATTTCACCTTAATCAATGTTTAATTACAAAGAAAAGAAACCACGTTCAACATTAAGATATTTAATGAGACTCATCACAATTTCCATAATTCTTAACCAAATACTTAAGAAAGTATTCAACGGCAGAAGGATAATCATCAAGGTCTTCGGGCGTAATACCACGAATGGTGCCTTCTGTCACAATGTTCATATTGTCTTTGTCAAGCATCACATCATCACCAATTTCGACCAAAGAATTGTTATCCGCCATATTGCCATCATGAGACTGAACATAATTCGTCATCTTAGTACATCCTTGTTTGTTTCTCTTTAGAAGTATTATTACATAAAATTAATCGTGTGTCAACAAATATTTCATACTTTTAAGTTCATTTACAGCAATCATTCTATCGTGAATTGCTTGTTCATATGAATTGATTTGATTGGTGAGGAAATTCTTAATAAGTTCATTATTAGTTTCTTCAAGCTCTTTCTTAAACTGTTCTATTTTCCTGTAATCTTCTTTAACCCATTCTTCATACGTTTCAATTCGAATGTTCATAAGAGAAGCAATCTAAGGCTTAGTATATGTCATTTCAAACATTTTAGAACCTTTAATGAAGTTTTGTTCTTTGTTGTGAGTATTATTACATAAACAAATATTGATGTCAAGTAAATCAATTGTAAATGTGTGTAACAAAAAAGGAAGTAAACTCAATTTACTTCCTTTACTAAAATCACTTTACATCATTCTTAAATGGATCAGGAACCTGTTTTCCATTGATAAAATAAGAGCACTTAGGATTGTTTTCGATATTTTTATTTTCGCACATCACAACATATCTATAATTATCAATATTGTGTGTATATGTTACAATTGGTTCATTATATGAGAAGCAATGACCAAGAATTATTCCCATAAGCAATGATGGTATTCCGATTAGAACAAACAGTATTGCATCGTTCATTTTATTTTACCCACACAACTTCGTAACGATCAAACTTGTTAAGGTTTTCACAACCAATCGTTTTGCCTTCAGCAGTTTCAATCTTCACACAGGCGCCATTACTATTGCTCATATAGACAGTTGGCATATCAATATACGTAACAATAGAGTGAGCAAAGAATACTGCAACAATCACAGAAATAATGATAATCACCGCATTTTCAATTTTAGAAATCATAATATAGTATCCTTGATGAGAGAAAATATTTTACTGTTTATAAGTTTAACACAATAAAATTAGATTGTCAAGCAATAATCATACGATCTTCCGTATCAAAATTCTTAAATTTATTCTGCCTCATGGAAACAAGTGGAGATAATTCAATTTCCATATTACCTGAAATTTTAAGATTATAGTAATCTAAGGAAGCATCTTCTTTATCAAAATTTTGTGTGTCGTATAGTTGAGCGTTACTAATTGTTCCCTCAATATAATCAATGATTGGATTGTTCTTTACAAATTGAGTTAATTTATTAATCAGTACAGAATGATATTCCTCGTTGTTTGTTTTCTTAATTCTATATTGACGAGATATTTGCTTGGCGCCAATACAATCAATTCCGCCATATAAAATACATGGATTTTGATCTGGTACAAATCCACCGCCAAAAGAAAGTCCTAACGCTTCAACTGACTGAATAACCCATTCAATTGTTCTATCAAAATCGTTAATTTCCCATTCAAATTCTGCTTCATTAAGTTCGACTGATGGTACTTCTTTTAGTACAATTTTACCTAGAAAACATAGTTGTGTGAATTGACCAACTTTTGCTTTCTTTTGCCTACGAACACTCATTCGTTTGATATTTCGATATGAGTGTGAATTAAGATGGTGATTTCTCATATAACACTACTTCCACAATGCCCAACGAAGATTCTTACAACGATCTACCGCAATCAATCTCTCATATATTTCCCCGTTTGTTGAAATTCCCTCAACAAAATACGGAACTCCTTCTCGAATGATCCAACATTCTGCAATTTTATAATCAATCTCTGAACCGTTCAATTCAATATGATCACCCATCACACGTAACAGTACATCGTTTGGTGGATATTGTTTTTCAAACGAATACCACTTTGTATTTGATGCTTCTGAGACATGAGAATAAATTAAGATTGTTGCAAATCCAATAATAAACCCAAAAATAACGAAAAACAATTCAGTCATTATCTTATCTTATCTACACAACACCATTACACCACAGAAACAAATAAACGTGATGAAAACAACCAATGTAATAATATTAAACCAACAAAAATAAAATGCTCCAATAAAAAACAAAATAAACGGAGCAAAAGAAAGAAATTCAACTAGTCCGATTCCAAACCTTTTAAGCATGAGTCTTCATCACTTTATCAATTAGGAGAAACAGCTTACTACCAACATTGAATACTTTGCGGCAATCTTTATTGGACAGATTATTCATTTCAGGGTAGTCCTTAATGAAATCTTCCCGTGCATCTTCCTGAACAGCTAGAATCATTTCTTTAATTGTTGGCATTCTACCAAATTTACTGAATGTATCAATGACACGATTCTCATTGATGTATCCTTTATACTGTTGATTTAGGAAAGCTAGATTCTTGTCTAGCTTTGGCATACCTCCAGTGTGCTTTACCTTATCATCAAAATCTGGTGACTTATGTTTGAGAATCTGAACTGCTTCTCCCTTATTATTGTGCCACCAAATCACATACCCTTCAGCCATTTCCTTGATTGAATTGTCTGTATGATTAGTATACTTTGACAATACTGGAAACACTAGCTCCTCATCAGTCGGCTTAAATGAGTTAATCCATGTTTCCTCAATCATCAGTTCAGGATCAAGCAATCCATTCAATACACTAATAGGAAGATAATCAGTTTCCTCAAAATTGTTGTTCGGAATAATCTTAACCGAGAAGAACTTTACATTATGATCAGTATTGTAATTGATTCGTGCAATTGCCTTACGACCATAATATTCACCATTAAGATAAATTCCTGTCACAACATCACCAACACCAAGATAATCTGTATTGATAACATTTTCTCGAAGTTGAATTAGTTTCTCAGTTAGTTCCTGCTTAATTTCAGGAAAACCTGAAATATCAAATTGAAGTCCATTACGCGAATAAAACTCAATTTCCTTAGTCTTATCCATTGGAATATAGCACCCAAAGTTTTGTCCATCAATCTTTTCAGTAATACGACAACTAAACTGACCGTAATCATCTTCAGTAATCAAATCTTTGTAGGAAGAATAATGTTCCAACTTAGGAAACTTAATAAACATGATATAGCTTAACTCCTGTAATGTTTATTTCACATTAATTATAGCACACAATCAAAACACATGTATAAAACCAATTAGTTACGAAATGTTAAATGCAGTAGAAAACGCTCGATAGGTTGATGCTTTCTGAAATCCTGCATTACGCATTACACGATCATAGATTGCTTTAAAGAACGATTCAACTGTTGATCCACTATTACTTACTTTATAACAAGTATTAACAAATTGATTTGTTTTTATTAAAACAATATGATTCTTGGTATCAAAGAATAGCTTATTGAATATACTTGTTTCTGTATTACGAACAGTGAAAGAAACATATCGTTCTTTTGTTAATGCTGTAACTTTATCTTCTTCACGTTCAATTTGATCAATGTCAATACTCTTATCAATAATGTCCTCAATATATGAGCCGTATTTGTCACCAAGCGATTCGAGATATTTTTTCATTTTTGATTCGATTGGTGCAAGCTCTTTCTTGAGCATTATCTTGTCATTAACCAAATCAAGAAAATTGATAATACTTGCTCTCGGCGCCTTTGAAATAAGCTTTTTGGGATCACCACCTAGTTCTTTCTTGTCTCTGGAAAACATCTTGAATTCATAGTTGCGTGGATGTTTACCGTCCTCAACATATTTGATAAGAGTATTTTTGACCTGTTGTACAATATTTTCAACATAACTTGGATCAAGCTCATACAGGTGCTTACACGCATGAGACCATAATCCAGCAGTTTTGCCCTCAACTTTATACTTGTTGATGTCTCCTTTGACTAAGGTAATTATAGCATAATTGTGATAAAAGAAGTCATTATCACGTCCTTTTGCAAAGTTAATTTTCTCTTGCAAAAACTCAATAAAAGAAAGCATTTTATATCGATATAAAATGTAATTATTTTATATAGAAAAAGGAGAAACAAAAATACTGTTTCTCCTTTAGTGTACATATTAGTTTTAATTTATGCTGACAGAATCACACATTTATCATTCAGTCGAGTGCCATATGTTTTTGTTTGTCCTGCAACTGAATCAAACGCTTTCTTAAGTTCTGTTTTACTGATTCCCTTACTATTTTTGAATTGTTCAAAAAATACTTCAGGCTTTCGTAGAGTTTTTGCCACGGTTTTCTCGGGATCAAAATTTACAATTGACATACCATTAGCAGATAGACTCATATCTTTCATTGGTACAAATCGAACAAGTTTTCGATTTTCCACAAAATACACATATACTGCACTACTACCAACAATCTTATGTGCTGGCTGACAAATAATCTTAAACTCAGGTAGTGTTTTAGATACTGTCATCTTCTTTGTAATTTGTTGTGGTGTTTGTGGACGCTTTCGTACTGTTTTAGTTGAAGTTGGCTTAACGCTTCTCAACTTATCAAACGTAGAAAGAATACCATTGAGATAATCAATTGTTAGTTTAAGTTGACGTTTATTATAATTACTGTATGCCTCAACTAGCTCTTCATCTTCACCTAACTGAATCTTTTCATAGACATCAAGCTTTTTCTTAATTTGTTCGGATACATACTTTTTTAGTCTAGTATCGTCACAAATCATCACAATCTTATCTGCATTATTGGGAATTTTCTTTTGGAGATAAACTTCATCAAGTCCATCCTCAACTTCTGCCATTGCATTGTGACTTTTTATATTAAACTGTTGTTCTTTTTCGTCAATCACAACATTGGGTTGTACCTGTTTCTTAACTTTATGAACAACATTACTAATTGAAATCATGGAAAGAAGATTGTTAAGTTTCGTCAGTTCTTCTTTCTTCAGTTCCTGACAATTATCAAGCAATGCAAAATATACTGCAATTTGTCGGATTGTCAAATAATCTGCTCGTTTGAGATATGGAACAAATTCCTTATAGTTATTGTTTGACTCGGCTGATTCGATTGCATATTTTTTATAATAATCCGCGTCCCAATGAAGATTATACCAATTGAACGCAGACACTAAGCTATGATTATATGACTTGACAGACGAATGATCCAACTGAGGAAACTGCGGTGTCTGCTTTGTAACTGAATTTCGTTTTCGTGCGACCATGTTTATTGTGCCTCATCAAATTCCATTTCAGTAAGATTAAATTTAAACAGTGTGTTTAGTTGACCATCAACACATTCAACCAATGCAATACCTTTCTTCTGATGCTTGATAGTGATGCTCATTCCTTCATTAAATTCCATTCGCTTTTGCTTTACCGTTTCGTCAGACAGGCACTTGATGAATTCGTGTACCTGACTACCAATCACATCGTATGAATACATGATGTCATTACGACTAATGCTTAGTGTACCGCCGTCATAAGAATTTCCAAAAAATTCAATTGTATTATGAGAATCGGAAAAAGACTGATAATCGCACATAATTTAAATTTATTACTTTAGAAGTTGATATTCGTTGAAAAGATTCTGATTTAGGGCTTTTGCCTTATCAAGTGTAATGATGAATTTATTCGTTGTGTGATAACCATTATAACTGTCATTGTTGATTGTAATCATAATGGTACCTGTGGTTTTATTATATCGTGGATAGATTGAACAGGTATATGTTTCAAGCTCTTCTGCTTGTTCCCACTCAATTGGTCGAGTTACCTTCTTATTAATTGCCCTATCAATTTCCTTATATACTTGGTTAATGATCTTCGGAGATACACCAAACAGCACAGCCACTTGGTTATTGTCCATATAGAACAGACGGTAGGTGTTTTCATCACGAATAATCTTAAGATCAAGGTTTTCAGAAATCATTGTTTAACTCTTTGTGAATGTGTTTTAGATATTCTTAGTATAACACAATAAAAGGCAGAGAACTGTAAATTATGTCTCTGCCTTTTGATTTAAGTCAATAAAAATTTTCTTGCCACATCGTTGACAATATCATTAGCCAGCTCAAATGAAATTGGACTCATGCACTTTTCAACACATGAAAGTGAATCAAAGATTTTTGTTTCATTAGTATTCGTATCAATTGTAAGATGATGTTGATTACCGAATCCGAGATTAATCATCCATGTATCGCCGTTTTCATCAAGCTCTAAACTAATACGTTCGTCATACTTCTTAAACCCAGACGAACGAAAATAGTTGAATCGTTCTGTGAGCAATTTACGAAGATCGTTTTCCATAATATATTATACAAAACTAGATTTCATCTTATAACCACCAGGCGTTCTTTCCTTGATCTTTTGTAGAACTTCCTTAAATCCTGCATCGGGCTTACGTCCACCAAAAGCGGCTTCTTGCCATGCACACGCGGTTAGACCTGGTTGTAACTCAGGATGATCCTTGAGATATTGATCTCGCTCAGAGATTTTCATGAACTTCTCAAATTGTTCCCCTGTTTCTTTGTTAACAAAAATATATGTTGGCATTTACTTTTTCCGTTTCTGTTTCATTGGATCAACTGCCACTAAGATTTTTCGTTTCCATCGATTAATTCTAATGGTTGAATATCCAATCAATCGTAAAAATTTTTCCTTCTCAACAAATTCTTCTTCTGTAATTGTGTGTTTCATGAAGAATTATCTACAAAAATTCCCACTCACACAATTACGCATAAGTGGGAATATGTCTCTATTTTATCTTAAAACTTATCAAAAGATTTTATTGAACGCATCTAGAGCGTCAATTGGATTCTTGTCTTCCTTAGACGTGCAAGTATACTTCTTTTGTGAATATACCCAATCAGATTCATCATGCTTAAATCCATCCATGAGTTCTTCGTAAGTCTTCCAGATATTAGGATATTTGTGAGACTGATTCTTCACATTCTCACCGTCACAGTGCTTACAACAACATTCATTATGATTGCGAATAGTACGCTTTTCTTCTACAACCTTACAACGAATATGAACACGACCATCATATTCATCCTGAGAATAATCTACTGGTTCAAAGTGTCCATAATCAATTTCGGGGAATGAAATATAGAATGGTTCCTCATCTTCTGTCGGGGAAACGCACTCAATTTCGTCCCAGTCGTAGTTAAACGTCCATGTTTCGTCAATATTATCGGGAAGAATAATCATGTAATATTCTTCACCCTTTGACCAATATGTTACAGCGCAATCAGACATTATTCACCCTTATTAAGTTGTTCGGTAGCCTGAGTAAGAATCTTGGAAATGGTTTCTGCAACCGTCATGTAAGGAAGCATCTTAAGCACCGCAAGAATAGAGTCCCATTCATAGGTGGTAAGTTCAATTCGAACAGTCTCAGCCGTTTCATCTGCTTCATCAAGAATTGCCTCAATCTTCTTACCGAGTTTTTGTGCTTCCTTGAGAATCATCATCTGCATTGCGTTAGCGCACTGAGACGTTTCACCAATACCAAGTTCAATTACAATAATTTGATTTTCCATCATTTTCCTCACTATGTTGTTTTGTAGAACACCTTATCTGTTCTATGTGGTTATTATAGCACAAAAATTTACTTGTGTGTTTTCTTTTTGGAGTTTCCAATAAGATATTTTGGAATTAACTTCCACTCATCCTTCTCATCATATGGTACTACCTTAAGTTGTGGTATATATGACTTAAATCGAGTTGTTATTTCATGAACAGGTTTAACAAGATTCCATTCTTCCAAAAGATGTGTAATCGTATCTCTTCGTCCAATGTCATCTTCTGTTAATGTAGATTTTTTATGATCTAACAGAAACATTTCTTTAAAATGTACAATGTAATACTTTCCTCGTTTGTGTAAGAGATGTGCAGTTTGAAATAGACACTTATCCTTATGACTTGCAATACCAATTCGTGTAAGTGTTTCACGTACCTTTAAGAAAGCGTCATCACTAACTAATTCAACTTCTCTCATCATATCAGGAGACCAATCAACCACGTTTTCTGCCTCCTGTATCCATAATTTCCTTCATATTCTTAACATCATCCTCTGAGAAAATGCTCTCAACTTCCAGTGCACGTTGTAACGAATAATCGTAATACTGCATAATCGTTTCAACTTTTTTGGAAATATCTGCCTTTCCCCATTTAGAATATCGCTTTTTTGATGGAACAATAAAACGATAAAAATTAAAATGTGATTTGTTTGGAATATTATTTAAGGTTTTATTGGCTTCATTCGCAATAAAGATAGTATCAGAATATTGTGACATTGCACGATTCACAATGAATTTATTGTAATCGGAATCAGTGTAATTACGTGTTTCGAATAGATTTTCTTTTGATTTGTTGATTGCATTAACAAAATCAAACGGATTAGCTTTTTCTGTCATAACACAATACTCTTGTTTACTTAAACTGACAGGATACCATAATTTGAGTTAGGTATGCGGCCAGATTAATCTCTCTATCTGCAACCTGAGTGTCCCATACCTCATATTGCCCTGTAACAAGTACCGCCTGAGGAATACTATCATTCACAAAAATTTCCGAGTCATGATCGTAAAAATATCGGAATACCTTTGTGGCGTCAATGTCCTTATTACGACCAACCCACTGACGCATATCAGTATACTTCTTTTGCTTTAGATATGAGACAAGCTCATCAAAATTTCCCTTACTGAATGCCTTAAGAATACCTTCATCAATCTCCCCAGCGGCACTATAATTTTGTAGTGTGTTGATCACCTTTCTAAGATCAGGATAAGACAGTGTAATCATTTTGGCTACGGTCTTAGGATCAAACTTAACGTTTTCCTCACTAAGAATACTTGTTACACGCTTATACGATTCCTTAATCAAAGAAGGCTTTTCATCAGATTTTACATTAAATTCAATTACAGCGCAACGTGAAAGAACCGCAGGAATGATTTTATCAATATAGTTACACGTCATGATAAATCGAACATTCTGACTAAATTCTTCAATAAATCCACGAAGGGCTGGTTGGAATGCATTCTGACTTAGACCGTCTGCCTCATCAAGAATCACACACTTGGGACGATCGGTAAGAGAAACACTACTTGCAAAATTAGTGATTCGATTACGCAACACATCAATACTATTGTCGAGCGATGCGTTAATTTTTAGTACATCCATATTAAGTGCATGACAAAGTACCAATGAAGCACTACTTTTACCTGATCCAGGAACACTAGAATGAAGAATTAGATTAGGAATATCTCCCGAGTTGATGAATCCCTGAAACACTTCCTTAGTCTTTTGAGGAATAATCAAATCCTCCAATGTTTGAGGACGATATTTTTCAACCCATAATTTTTCATTCTCATTCTTATTCATTCTAAAACCTCATAATATAAAAAGAAAGGAGGAAGAACACTACGCCAAATCTTCCTCCTTTTAATTTATCACAAATTTAATTATTTGTCAACCGATTACTGCTTTCGAGTTACATCAAGCGCAATTGTGTAGTTGATTGGTCGATCAACATGCTCACAACGAAGAATACGATTGGCGATAATCTTACAGTTATAGTCACCGCTAATAAGTGCAAGTTTTTCCTGCTTAAGCGTCACCTCAAAATCTTCACCGTAATATTCCTCAAGCTCAATTGTGAAAGTGTTTTCGTTTGAACCAGTTGAATCATACACAATTGCATAGATTCGATTGTTTTCGTTCTTGATCTTAAGATCGTCGCACTTAAGAGTACCACGTGCCTTATTGAGGCGCTTAAGGTTTGTCGCAGTTAGAACAAACGTTGCGGTGGCTTCAGGAAGTTGCTTGAGAGTACGTGGACGCTTGAGCATCTGTGTATTAGTCTTATAATACTTGATACTAATGCTTGGATCGTCCTTATCAACAATTGAAACATACTTATCAAAGAACGTTAGATCGGGGAGCTTAAACAGATCAAGTGTACTAAGGAATTGAGTTAGAGAGTAGATACCAAACTCACACGGAAATTCTTCACACACTGTAGCTGTAGCATAAATCGAATCTTCAGCATTACAAGTATTGAGAACAGAACCCTGATTAATGATAAGATTATCATTAATAGAAGAAAAATTCTTAAGAATAGAAAGTGTATCAGCAGATAGATGCATTTTAGTTCAAATAAAATAAATTATAAAATTCACACATAAAGGAGGCAAAGATTACTGTCTCCTTACTTTTCATTATAGCACAAATTTAATTACTGTGCCGTCTTCTTTTCCTGATATGATCCATGATAAAGATACGCAGTTTCCGCATCCATTACAATATACTGACACACTCGCTCGTTTGCTCGACAACGAAACACGGTACCTGATGCAACATACATTGCGGAAATCATTCGCCCATGATAACCTGAATCATACACTGCAGTATAGATTGTTACGCCGTTGCGGATGAGTGTGCTTCGAGGAATACACAGCCCTGCCTCATGTTCGCCCACCTCAATCCATCCATCAAGGGTAATAGGATAATAACCTTCGCGGAAAGTATAGAACCCATCTGCATCAGGTTCGATCTTCTTTCGTTCACGGTGATGCTTGTTATCACCATCAAGTGTTACAGTGTCTGAGGTAAATTCAAACACTTCACCAAGTCGAATATCAACCGCATTAGGAGTGAAATCTTCAGGATCAAGTTCCTGTAGATGATTGTTAAGTTTGTAAATCTTTGTTTCAGTTGTGCTGTTCTTAATATGCTTAATACCCATAATATATCTCACATTAGTTCATTGTTAGGAAAAAATAATACTTGCAATCTTCTTTACATGATCCTCAGTTTGTTCAGGATCACGGTTATTGTCAACAATATAATCACATAGAAAATCATCAATTTCCATTTCAGACACATGACCATCAAATACTGCGGTGTTTCGCTTTACCTTGATGATTGGAATATGATTTTCCTTTGCCCACTTTACTTCATTCTTAAATCGTAGATCGGTAATTACAACAATTGGCTCAAGTTCATGAGGAGGATTAATTGTTTTAATGTATTTGTCCATTCGCTTAACAAATTCATCCTGATTAAAACTACGCATTGTCATACCAATACTACGAAGAATATCACGACCAGGAATTACCTTACCGCTTGATAGTTGAACTGAGGAACGCTTAAAGTTATCGTACTCAAGCTCTTCATTTAGATCAAATGCATCCATAATAACCCACTTGATTGGGTCGGCGAATGCGGCCTTACGACCATAAAAATTATGCTGACGTGCCCAATTAATTAGGACGTTCGCAACAAAATCTTTCCCACTACCCTTGTAACCACAAATAGCCACTGCTTTCATATTATTTTAAAATTCGTCTTTCAAAAAAATCAATCACTGCATTAAACGTATTCATTGAACCGCTTGATTGATAACAGTTCTTAAACACATTAAAAATTAAAAATGAGGGAGATTGCTCAAAACATTCAATTTGAAACAGAATTTCGTTATTGAATGGATTATACACAACAATTTGATTATCATTAACTCGACAATCCATTGCATAACCCTGAGTACGTAACTTACGTGACAGTATATCTTTCCATTCAACAATCTTATCTGTCAAACTCTTTTCTTCTGTGGTTTCGGTTATTGTTCCCTCATCACTCATACGATTTACTTTCCTCTGTGGATGTGAATTGCATTGTTTTCATCACGTTCAATTTGAAAACCATTCTTAATTAGAAACTGAAGATCGTCATTACTAATCTTCAAATCGTTTTCTGAATTCACATTATACATTGATTTGATGAATTTTGCAAGTTCTGCTGTATTCTCTTTGTCAAGCGTAAAGAATGAATATGGTACAGAACGAAGCCCATTATGAGAAAATGTGAGATATTGATTGGATCGTTGTACAATCAATTTTCCACTTTCATTCATTGTTTCTCGTGAATTAGGCGCCTGACATACCACACGGCAGGTTAATTTTACTGTTTCCATTTATATTCACCATCCTCACACACTAAACCTTCCCCATAAAATCTAACATCACGAATATTGTCATAAAAATCATTTACATCGTCGTCAATAATCGATTTCATAACTTTATACTTGAGTTGTTTTGTATCACCTAGCATAAACTCATTTATCGTAATTTTACTCGTTTCAATTGCACGACTTAGTTTATAATCAGGCGTAGTACATACAGTATTAACATATTGTGTATGTAAAAAATATTCAAACAATTTATCACAATCAATTTCCGTGAAAAGATTGCATTGATTTTTAATAATCTTTTCGGAGATTCTTACAAATTTGACTGCATCAAAATTGCTTAAATCTGTAGTGAAAGTATAATCGTAATAATTATATAGAGCAATTATAGCAGTTTTTGATCGCAGAATTTGAAGTTGAATGATAAAAAGTTCAAATAATTTATCTTCTACATTTTTCATTTTAAATCAGTCCTCGTTTACGAAGTTCAATTACCACCTTTTCATGTTCCGATTGATTCTTTAGATAAATCTTTTTCATTGATTTACGTTCAGAATAAAACGACTCACACAAATAAGGAAGGATTCCCTTTTCATTTTTCCTAAAACAATATCCCGAAGAAGCTAACGCAACATTCATTTGATGCGCCTGTGAAGTATTGCACGTTTTCTGAATCAGCTCCTCAAGATTCAGTTCCATCTTAATTGGTAATCCACTACGCTGATCTTTCACAATTGTTTCAGGCGAAATATTGTATTGCATAATAATGTGAGGATCTTTGTATTCGATAGTACACGCTACTTTACTACCCGTGAATAATTTAATATTCACTGCCATATATTACTATATGGAATAGACTATATCATAAACCATAACTTAAATTATGGAATCCGTGCGCTTCCCTTCGCTTGAAGGTACTCTACTCAGTTCATTACCTTTTCGATAGTCGTTACACGTTCCCAAAATATTTTGGGCTTCGCTCGGGATTGTCCTCATCTTTACTTGGTCGGAGTTCCCCCGAATTCACACGGTTTAAAGTCTGCTGTCCCGTTTAGTTTAACAGACTGTCCAAGTCAAACGATTCACAGTATTCATGCTTACCGATTAGTGGGGGCTTAACGTAGGCGCCGACAAACTTCTCGGTTTTGGTGACCTGTTTCTTTTGTGGAATTACCAAATTATCTTTATTGAGATAGTAATAAATGCAGTAATCCCATGTTTTAACTGGACTAAACACATCTTCAAGATTACAATGTGCCATAAATGCAATGTTAAGCACTAGATCAATGTACTTAAGTTTTGCGTCTAGTTTATCGAGTAGTTCTACGTCTCGAATGTTATATTCTGTGAACACTTGATGACACATCTGCTTAATCTTCGAATCTAATTCATTATACTTGCGTTGTGCTACTCCGTCAAGTGGATTTTCCTGAAGTCGATCAAACAACTGAGTACGTTCATAACCAAGTTTCCTAATCTCATGTGAATCTTCACTCGGTTTTACTCGAACCTCAAATTCTCCCGAGTAAAAATCTTTGAATGTTCCACCTGTTGGATTTTCGACCTTTTTGAATCCAATCTCATCCCCTGCAATAGTATCAAGTTTATAGTTTTCTTTTGTAATCAGTCTAAACTTTTTGTATACTTTGAGATAATCAAGATCAATAATTCCAGCGAAATTTGTGGCTACATCGTTGGTGAACTTACCACGTTTTGCATTACTAAGATCCCTCACCCTAACATCTCCAAAAGGAGACAGTTGATTAGCGGTATCCTTCCCAAGAATCTTACTAATTCGATTGTACAAATATGTGTTATCGAATAGGCTACCATTCCACGTAATACCAATATCAGGATAATCTTCCGACCAAAATTCAATAAACTTAGTTAGTAGCTCTTTTTCATCTTCGCACTTGATATATGTTACATCGTCACGACCATTGACAAATTCATTAATACCGAATGTATAAACATGATTTTCGTTTACATTTTTTACTGTGATTAATGTAATTTTTTCATTGGCATCTTGAGGATTAGGAAACCCGCCAATATATCGATACGGATGTTGAGAATAACTTACCCATTCTTTTGTTGATTCATCATATAGTTCCCACTTATTACGATTTGGTAATGTTTCAAATTTCGCAATTGTCATTTCCTTAATGTGCTGTTTTTGTTCAGTCATTGAGGACTTATCAATTACGTTTCTTATTTTTACCTTACTTTCATCATCATAGTTTCTATGACCAACTTCAGTTTCAATGTCGTATGAATAAATCTTAAGTTTCGTTGAAGGAATATGCTGAATCTCTGGAAACGTCTCGGTAATGTACTGAGAGATAAATTGATTATCGGGTGATGTAAACACCTTGCTGTATACTACTGTATTTCCTTCCTCGTCCTTAACATATGATTTGTTATCATTCATGAACTGTTTACAATCATGAATAGAATTAAATTTCACACCAACCATTAGATGATGATCGATCATTGTTTTCCACTTGTTAAGTTCTTGCTCCTTGATTAAGGATTTCCATTGAACAAGATTAAATTCAGGCTTAACCCATACAGTAGGACAATAATCCACTTCCTCAATTACTCGTGAACCATTTTCATCTAGTCCACGAACATATAGCTTATTCTTTTTATAGTAAACGTTGTAGTATTCTTTAATCATTGATTAATCATAACAAAAAAGAGGTAACAAAATTATTACAACAATAGTATAGCATGCCTAAGTCATCTTGTCAACATGTTACAGATTAAATTTACGGATATTTTCTTTTCACTTTCATCATATACTTCACATAGTATCCTCTCACAATAGTTTTCTAATTAAGTGGTTAATAAGTTAATTTACTATAATTGAAGTATATCAGAATATTTTTAAGATGTCAAGTAAGAAAACTTGTTTTCTGTTGAAGTGAGTGTAACGAACTTCAACCACTAGAATACTCATGAAGATAGATTTAAGTTTGTTTTAATTTATACTCATGAGTGATTAAGAATCAAAGGAAGTAATTTAAACTTGAACGAAGTGAAAGTTTTGTTTATCTGAACGTAGTGAAGATAAACTGTTAGCAATCATCTAAGAGTTGTTTATCAGTTACTCACTACGTTCGTAACAACATCTACGAAACGTTAGTTGAGTAGATGTTTATTCTTTCAAGTAAGTTAAAGAAGATTTAATTAAGGATTCAAAGTTTTGTAAAGGCGTTGAAGTTCGTTACACTCACTTCAACAGAAACTCACTACGTTCGTTTCTAGAATTTATATAATTTTTTATTAACCTCTTTTTAGAATAAAATTATACCACAAACTAAAAACCTTGTCAATAGGGTAAAGTGCTTATTTGTTGTATTTTAACAACACATTTTAGAACAATCTAACAAATACTTGATCTAGATCAAACTTATGATAAGGTTAAACTAATCAATAAGATATCTTAATAGGTTTTCTTTATGACTCATAGAAAAAGTTAATAGAAAAAATTATATGTGTTTTTCTTGACTTATCTAAATTTATGTGGTACAATAATAGGTGTTGTGGATTTATGCTATGCTTGCAATGGTGTTGGGGAGATGCTATAATGAGGTTGTGGTTTGATGAGTTGAGAGTGAGGAAAGATGAGTTGGCAAAAATTCAACATGCCACTAATTATTGTGACTTACTATCGATCGCTCATACCTGTTTTACGAATGCAAATTATGGTAGTGCCTTTCAGAATGAGATTGGACATTATTCAAAGGTGACTGAGTACTATGCAGAGGTTAACGATGTAACTAAATTTGATTACTTCAAGTATCATCTTGAACAAATCATAAAGGGAAACAAATTTTTACAACTCATCATGCACTATGTTAAGTAATATGCTATAGTGGGATTGATAGTTAAACCTATAAAAGGACTAGTTGATGTTTTATATTGGTGATTGGGATAAACAAAAAGTTGTATCTCATTATATTGAGAATAATGATGTAAGAAAAATTTTGGTGATTTATAATCCAACTTGCAAAACTGAGTATTCTTTTCCTGAAAATATTCCATTTGAATATCTTGCATATAAAGATGCAATCATGTATAAGAATTACTATCGTTTGCTACAATGGATTGATAAGAAAACATTGATCATTTCAGATGAACTTCTCATCCAAGAAAATCGTTATGCATTGGAATATAACTGCGTTAATGCTTTCCTAAATCAAACACCTCAACGTATTGTATTTTCATATCTTCCGTTCATTAATGATGAAAAGGACGTAATGATTCTTATGGATCAATACAACAATGCGTTGTATAAAGGCGAACAATTTGAGTATGAAATTGTTAAAAACTCAAAGATGTTTATTAAGCCTGTACACATTACGGCCAAGTTTATTCACATTGATGTTGACAAAACAGACGTTGATGAATATAATAAGGACAAGGAAAAGCGTTTTTCTGAAATTGGCATGAAAGACCCTGATACGATTCCTCGTAATCTAGCTATTCATGCAGGAACTATTCGAGCAAAGCATATTTTTGATACAATCAATAGTATGCCTTCAGAGTTTATCGAAGAATCGAATAATACTCAATTTACAGAAAATAATAAATTTTTATGCCGTAATCTTCGATTTAAAAAGTTAAATTGTACGACATATAAGGAAGATGAAAATAATACAATTATTGATTTTCCGATTAGACGACAAGAACTTATTTCACTGTTGACTCGAACACGTGAAAAAGACCTTACTGTAACGACAAGTGATTTGTCTATTGATCGTTGGCAAAAGAAAGATTTAGAAGATTGGATTAATCGTTTGGAGAAGTTTTATGCTGAAACAGCATTATCTTGATTGTAATGTGGTAGAAGCCGCACAGAAGCGTATTTCATTTTTGTTTGATGAATTTGAAAATATTTGTGTATCGATTTCAGGCGGTAAGGACTCAACCGTTCTAGCTCATATGGCACTAGTTGAGGCACATAAACGAGACCGTAAGGTTGGTATTTTTTTCCTTGATGAAGAAGTTGTGTATGAGTCTACAGTTGAGCAGGTTCGATATTTGATGAATTTGTATCCTGAAAATACAATTAAGCTGTGGTATCAGATTCCGTTTAATCTCACCAATGCAACTTCAATGAATGAAGGACAGCTCAAGTGCTGGGAACCAGGAAAACATAAGATTTGGATGAGACCAAAGGAACCAGATTCGATTAAGTTTCCTGAATGGGATCGAGAACATGAAACAATTCGAGATAAGGAAAAGGGATTCGGCTTCTATGATGCGCTTGATAATTTCCAACGTGCTCACCCCAATTCCGCTTTCTTGATTGGTCTTCGAGCAGTTGAGTCCCCCAATCGTTGGAGGGCAGTTGTTAAGAATCCTGCGTATAAGAACATTTATTGGGCTACCCAACGTGGACAATATTCAGAAAATTCTTATAATTTTTATCCACTATTTGACTGGAACTTTTGGGATATTTGGCGTTATCTGTATGAGAATGGTGTAAAGTATTCTCGCATTTATGATTACCAATACATGAAAGGATTTGGTATGAAAGATATGCGTGTTTCTTCACTCATTCACGAAAAGTCGTTTAAGTCTCTTGTGGAACTGCCTGAATTTGAACCTAAGACCTATGATAAGCTACTAAAGCGAATTGACGGTATTATGGTAGGAAATATCTATGGTCAGGATGACAAAATGCTTAAGGTACGAAAGCTACCAAAGAATTTTGTGGACTGGAAAGCATATCGAGATTTTCTGCTTGAAACTTATCCTGATGAGCATAAAAAGCAAATTTTTATTAAACGATTTAGCAAGCACCTGAATAACAATTATGTGGCACGTCAACAGTGCAGACAGCTAATTCTTAATGATTATGAAAACAATTTGCCCGTGAAATCAGCACTTGATCCGCGTGAAGAACGACTCAAATATTGGATGAGTGTGCTATAATGCTCGAAGAATGGAAATTCATCAATGGTTACGAATCAATCTATGAGGTAAGTTCTACTGAAAAGATTCGTAGCGTTGATAGAACCATTAAACGAAAATCGGGAAGCATGAAGGTGAGAGGAAGATTACTTTCACCTTCGCTTCTCAAGCATCCACAGAAAAAAGGACTTGCGGAATATTATGTTGTAACATTATCTAAGAACGGCAAACCAAATAAATTTCTTGTTCATAGATTAGTTGCAGAAGCGTTTATTCCGAATCTACACAATAAGCCTCATGTTAATCATATTGATGGTAACGGTCTTAACAATTCAGTGGATAATCTTGAGTGGGTAACACCGTCTGAAAATATGGTTCATGCGTGGAACAGCGGTATTATTTCACAGAATGTGCGTGAAAGGCTTAGTATACGTAGTAAAGAATATCGAGGAAAAAATAATCCAAATTGGAAAGGATTTTGTGCTATAATTGATAGTAATGGAAACGATGTTCAGTTGTGCGAAACACTTAAAGAAGCACAAAATTGGATTCGGGAACATACACAATGGAAAAACGCTAGACTAAGCCATATTGGTGAAGTTTGTCAAGGAAAGGCAAATCAGGCTTATGGTTTTCGTTATGAATATAGGAAAAAATAAATGAGTGAACTTAAGAATATTATTGTAGAAACCGAGAAGGGTAAGGTCAATTGTCCATGTTTTGATGTAATCATGGTTCCAATTGATAAGGTTCAAGCAAACAACTATAACCCCAATAGTGTGAGTGGCGAAAATATGAAACTGCTTGAACAGTCAATTATCGCCAATGGTATGTGCTTCCCAGTTGTTACAATTTGGAGTGAAGAAGAGGAAAAGTATATTATTATTGACGGGTTCCACCGATATACAATTTTTAAGGATTATCTCAAGGCCAAAGAACTTCCTATTGTTGTTCTTAAGCATGATATTTCTCATCGTATGGCCGCAACGGTTCAATTTAACCGTGCTCGCGGTGTACACCAAGTTGAAATGATGGGTGATCTTGTTAAGGCACTTATCGATCAGGGTGTATCTGAAGATGATATTGCAACACAACTTGGTATGCAAGCCGAGGAAGTGTATCGACTTAAGCAAATTACGGGTGTTGCCGAACTATTTAAGAAACAGCTGTATAGTCCTGCATGGGAAATGAAGGACATGGATGAAAACGTATATATGACGGAGTAATAAATGGCTTGGGAATACGGTGAAGTATATAAAAAGTATGATATGAGTGGTATTATTAATATCGGTACAGGCACAGTAAAGGTACACGATATTTTTAATCCTCTGCCCGATTACATGAAAAATGCAGATGTAATTTTCTCTGATCCGCCATGTAGTGAAGGTAATCTCAAAACATTTTATACAAAAGCAGATTTGGAAAAACTGAAATTTTTTGAAGATTTTCAAAAACGTTTTTTTGAGTGTGTTGATGAGATTAAGCCAAAAACTTTGTTTTTAGAGGTGTTTGCCAATAATAAGAATTCATTTTATAATGAATGTCTCAAGCGATTCAAACAAGTTATAGTGCTTGATTCTTATTATTATCACAATAAGAAAAATAAGTGTTGGGTTTATTATTGCTGTGATGAAATTGATCCTAAGATTGTTGAATTGCTCAATAATAGGGATGAACAAAAGATTATTGAGCTAATTTGTAAAAATTACAATTTTGAGTGTATTGGTGATTTGTGTATGGGTCGAGGTTTAGTTGGGTATTATGCAAACAAGTATAATCGTAAGTTTGTTGGTACTGAACTTAATCAAAAACGACTTGCGGTACTGATTGATCGAATCAATAACGGTAAGCTTTAACAGGTTGATTTAACTCAAAGGAGAACAAATTTTTGTTGTTCTCCTTTTTTGTTTGTGTTATACTACTCATATAGGAAAAAGTAAACACATTCTATCTTCTTACAGGAACAAATAACATGGCATACACAAAGTCCGAGATTCAGAACTTCGCGCTTGAACTTAATAGTGTTTTAAATGGTTATCGTGGAAAGTTTCATGCGATGCTTGGTACAACATATGTCAACCTTGGTGAAACAGAACTGCCGACCAATAAGTCCTTGGCAATGTATTTTCGGTTTGATTTTAAGATGAATCGTACTATGAATGTTTGTACAATTTATCTTGATCGTGGTATTGATGCATATGTTATGGAATTTGGTAAATCTACTTCTCGTGGATATAAGAGAGTAAAGTTGTTTGATTGTGTGTATGTTGAAGATGTTCGCCGTGTATTTGAAGAAACGACTGGATTGTATCTGACACTTTAACCATATGAAAACAAATTATATTAAGTGTGGTAATTGCTTAGACTTGCTTCAGGAATTACCACATAATTCAATTGATTGTATTGTGACTTCACCTCCATATGATAATTTAAGAGCTTATGGAGGATATGAGTTCGATTTTGAGGGAATTGCCAAAGAACTGTATCGTGTGATGAAACCTAACGCTGTAATGGTATGGGTAGTTGGAGATTCAACAACTAATGGCACTGAGTCAGGTACCTCATTTAAGCAAGCATTATACTTTAAGGAAATTGGACTTAATCTTCACGATACAATGATTTATCAGAAGATTAACTATATTCCTCTTACGCATAATCGATATGAACAATGCTTTGAGTATATGTTTGTTCTGAGTAAGGGGAAGCCAAAAACATTTAATCCAATATTGATTCCATGTAAAAATGCTGGTAAAATTGAAAGCTATGGTTCTGAACGTAGAAAGCTAATTGACAATAAACAGGCTATGCGTTCACCTAATGGGATTTCATATAAAGCAACAAAAGAGTTCAAGTACCACTCAAACATTTTCTCATATACTGTAGGTGCATCAAAAACTGGTCATCCTGCACCGTTTCCTGATAAATTGGCAGAAGATCAAATTTTGTCATGGAGCAATGAAAATGATATTATTCTTGATCCGTTTATGGGTAGTGGAACAACCGCATTAATGGCACTCAAGCATAATAGAAAATATATTGGGTTTGAACTTAACCCTGATTATTGTAAATTGGCACAAAGCAGAATTGATAACTATACAAATAATAGTTTGTTTTGTATAGTTGATCAATTGAATGAAAAGTGAGAAATATCGAAAATATGCCAATCGAATATATTATTTGACAAATTGTAATTTAAAATTGGCAGGAATCGTTATTGATAATAGACGAAAATATAATGTAGATCATATATTTCCAATTGCAAAAGGATTTGAGCTTGATATTCCTGTCGAGTTAATGTCCTCACTTGACAATCTCCAAATTATGGAGTATACTTTAAACAATGAGAAAGGATCAAAGATTACCGAAATTCCATCGGCAATATTGGATTATCTCGTAGAACATGACATTTACATTTGAGGTGAATTATGGATAATGTTGAACATGAACTAGATGATGACGATTATGTATCTGAACTGATTGATGCTATTGGTGATGATGAGCCAGTGCGATATGTTCAAAATGTTAAGCATTCTTATGTAATTTTTCATGTCTATTACAATGATACAGATTATTTCATTGTCTTTGTAGACGAAGAACTTAGTTATATTGCATATAGTATGACAGAAGCAGTAGCGTTTGCGGAAGAGGAAATCAACGAATCAAGTTTTCTTTATATGAGAATGTCTACTGGGGAACTTGTAAAAACTGATACTCCCTCATCAGATACTCTAAACTAAAATGAAACATGTAAGAATTTTATTTTCGCAAGATTGTAGTTATTGTGAAACTTGTGGTCATAATTACGATGATTACGGAATAGAGTTATGGCTGAATGATGAAAAGTTGATCGATAATCCTGCTATTGCTTCATGCTTTGGAAACGGTAGTAATTGTTATTCAAGAATCGATCAAATTAATTTAATTGCTAATTCATTAAAAATTCCAATTTCAAAATTTTATAAATTGGATAATGGGTGGTCGGAGGATGAACGAAACTCTGATGAGTATTATGACTATTACAGTATGATTGAAAATAATATAGAAGAAATCGTTAAACGTGTCCTATCAGAATATGGTTACTCAGTTGAAATTACAAATAAATTAACTGATATTACTCAATAGTGATGTAAAAATAAGTTATAATATGAACTATAGTGGTTATTCAAGTTGTGATTTAGCAAATGGTAAGGGTGCTAGAGTATCACTTTTTGTCTCAGGATGCTCGATACACTGCCACGGATGTTTCTCCCCTTCTACTTGGGATCGTAATAATGGTCTTCCGTTTGATGAAAATGCTAAGGAAAGGCTGTTTAACGATTTGTCTAATTCATACATTGATGGACTTAGTCTATTGGGTGGTGATCCACTTGAATCATATAACGTTGATGAAGTAACTGAGTTGTGTAAGGAAGTTAAGGAACGATTCCCAAATAAAACAATTTGGTTATGGACAGGTCGAACAAAAAAACATGTAGACCATTTACCAATTATGCAATATCTTGATGTAGTAATTAGTGAGCCATATGTAGATAAACTGAACTCAAACAAGACACGATATCGCGGTTCAACAAATCAGAAAATTTGGTGGGCAAAGACAGGTGAAGCATACACCGATGAAACGCTAGAATCAGAGCACAACCAAAACAAGCAACCGACAATCAAACCAATTTAAAATAAGGAGATATTCTATTATGCTAACAACTCCTCAAAAGAAGCGTTATAAGAAACTCATTCAAGAATATAATGAGCCTCGTGGCAAGTGGTTCAAAAACAAGCGGCGCCTACGTGCACAGCTTGAAGAACTTCTCACAAAAGAATCTCCCGAAAAATTCCTAATGAAACTCCGATAAGTAAATAATAATGCGCAGAATGAGAGATAGCCAAAATAAAACGTAATATGGGAATTTCGCTACGTTAGGTTTCTCATTCTGCGCTTTTCTTTTTATAAAATATGGACGCATTAACTCTATCATTTTCAATTGCATTAGGGATCATACTTGCGATTATTCTGATTCCTGTGGTGGTTTATCTTGTGGCAGTATTATTCACAGGATTTGCTACATTATGCATTATTGCAATTGAACAAATTGAAAAACTATACAGAAAATGGCACTAGGCACAAAACATTATCGTTATTCTATTATTGAAACATTTAGAGAAATTCTAAAAGAAAAATTTAAGAATGCACAAGCCGAGAAGTGGGGACTGACTGAAACAGAAAAGTCAGTAACCAACACAGGAGCAGTAATTGAATTTAAGCTGTCTAACTGGAAACAAAAATTTTCACTTAGTTGGGACGGTGTGTGCTTTGGTACCGAGATTACGGACTTAATTGCTGGAACTCGAACACCATATAAATGTGTGATATCAAAAGAAGAACAAGGAGACTATCCCAATAGATCATACATTTTCACCATTACAATCACTCATCGTGCAATTGAGTAAACACAAATAAACTGACAAATCAACAATCACGGTTTGTCAGTTTTTCTTTTAATAGCCTTAATATTTTGATTAATGATTGTTCCACGAAAATTTCCTTAAATTTCAATAGGTTACGAAATCGTGGAACAATTCAATATTCAAAGTTCAAAAATTGAAAATTTCCCTTATATTTCAATAACTTACGTGAAAAATTCAAAAATGTGACAAATTTAAACGACCTAAATTTAAATTTGTTGAGTATTTCATCGTTCAACCTAATTTAAACAATTTAAATTTGCACTTGACAATTCAAGTGTGTTGTGCTATACTAATAATACTAAACAAATTCATTATATGAAGGTAATTCATGCAACTTGAAGAGAAGATTATTAGTAACCTAATGTTCAATGAAGAATTTGCAAACAAGGTAATTCCATTTGCAAAGAAAGAATATTTTGGTGTTGAGAATGGATTTATTGTAGATGAGATTGTTTCCTTTTATAAGGAATATGGTAAAGTACCAAGTAAGGATGAAATTAAGATTGATCTGTCAAATAATCGAACAATCTCAGATAAAATTCTAAAGAAAATTTATGAGACGGTTGATAAGATTGATGTAGATGTATCTGATCCTGAATGGCTAGTTAAGAATACAGAGAAGATGTTCAAGGACAAGGCACTAGTTAATGCAATTATGCAAGGTGCAACGATTCTTGAACAAGGCGGCAAGGATAATTCAAAAATTCTTGGACTGGTTGAAGATGCACTATCAGTAACATTCGACACAAACATTGGACACGATTATTTTTCAGATATCCAAAAACGATTCGAGTCGTATCATACAGTAGAAGATAAGGTATCGTGGGGACTAACAACAATGGATAATATTACTAATGGTGGTATTAGTAAGAAAAACATTGCTTGTGCTGTAGCTCCAACAGGTTCGGGTAAAACGGCTTTCCTTTGTTCTATTGTGTCTAATACAATTCGTCATGGATATAATGTTCTGTATATTTCAATGGAAATGTCAGAACAGAAAATTGCAGAACGAATTGACGCTAACCTCATGAATGAAACGATTCCGAACATCTATAAGATGAATCTGAATCAATATACATCAAAGGTTAATCAACTTAAAGAACGTGTGAAGGGAACACTTAAAATTAAGGAATATCCAACTTCAGGCGCCAATGTTTCACACTTTAAGGCGTTGATGAATGAACTTAAACTTAAACAGCATTTTGTGCCCGATTTGGTTGTAGTTGACTATTTGAATATTTGTAACTCTGCACGTGTTAAGGCGGGGCAAACAAATTCATATGGATACATCAAGGCAATTTCAGAGGAATTGCGTGGTCTTGCAGTAGAATATAATGTGGCACTTCTAACAGCCACACAGACGAATCGTAATGGGTTCAATAATTCTGATGTTGAGATGACAGATATTTCAGAATCTATTGGTATGACTCACGTGATGGATTTCATTTTTGCTATTATTCGTACTGAAGCACTGGATCAAGTTCATCAAATTTCGATTAAGCAGTTGAAGAATCGATATTCTGATCCAAATCAAAATTCAACTGTATTTTTGGGTATTGACTTTTCACGCATGAAACTGTACGATTTAGAAGGTAGTGCAAACGGTACAAACGCCGAGTTCTTTAGACCTGAGTATCGACCAGTGGAAAAGACTGCTCCAATGTCATATGAAGCACCAAGCCCAATGACACAAATTAACGATTTTTCTTCATTTCAATTTTAAGTAATAAGGAACACTATGTCTAACAAGTACAAGATTGATTTTATTGATAATGAAAACAATGAGCTTAAGCTTCTAGTAACTAATCCCAAGACTAATGCGCAATGGATTATCAATAAGTTTGAGGTAGATGAAACATGCGATTCACTACAGATTGAAATCAATGGCGGCTCACTTCCTAGACGTGCAAGAAGTAAGGTTCAACATTTTTTTGAATCGGTAGTTCGTCAATTTGTAAGGAATCTATAAGTATGATGTTTGAAACATTATTTCCTGATAAATCAGAACATCTATTATCACTTGTAAATGGATTCAAAATTATTAAGCATTCTGATAATTTTATTGAATTTACATACAGTAGCAATTTGACAAATAAGGCACAAATTACTAAGTTTCCTGATAATACATTTGAAATTATTTTGTTTAAGCGAAATAACGCTGTAACTATTGGAAGTAATGCTTCGCTTGATAATGTAATTGATATGTTGTATAATAATTCCGATTGTTTATGGGGAGATTGATTATGGGAATGGACAATGGAATTTTTCGAGTACCACATCACAAGTTGAATCGTCTTACTAGTGAAACGGGTGATGACTTGTCTCCTTATTACGATGGATATTGATGATCTTGGGAAAATCTATGCGGCAATGTTAACAGACAATGTAAATATCGATGGAGAAATTGCCCCACTATATGATTATTACTATTATGTTTCTAAGTAAGGACTAATTTAAATTATGGGAATTTTTGGTGTAGTATCATCTATTATTGTTATTGCTTTCTTTTGCTTGTTTGTTTACGCAACATATAAGTTCTATAAGTGGATTGAGGAGATTAAGATTTGTTCAGAAGAACTTAATAAAGAACTAACTCCTCTTATGAACAAACTAAAGAACGCAAACAGTCCTGAGGAATTCATTCAGGCACGTGAAGAGATTAACGAATATTTTAAATCAAAAATTGATAAGTCTCTTGAAGGCGTTCTGTCTATTCGACTGTCAGATATTGATAAAGAAAAGATTAATGCAGATTTTGAGAAGTATAAGACTGAATATATTGATGAGCTATTATCAATTACAGTTAATGTGAAAACTCTTAAAAATAGTGTAGAATAAGCGTAAATGGTCGGAGAAAATTAGATAATCTCCGACCATTTTTATTTTGTGCATTTTACCTTAAATAAATTAAAGTATTAAAAATTTAATCGGTAATGTTCAAATTTAATAATGAAAGTGAGCAAGATTTGGTTGAAGATTTAATTATCGAATCAATTGAAATTCATGCCGAGGATTTTTATTATATTCCTCGAAAATTAGTCTCCCATGATGAAATTTTTGGCGAAGATCGTCTTTCAAAATTTGAACATGCGTATCCTATTCGCGCCTATTTTGAAAATGTAACAAATTTTGATGGGCAAGGTGCATTCATTCAACGGTTTGGTGGATTTTTGGACTATTCTGCCACCTTGACACTATCGAGGAGAAAATGGGCAGAATGGGTTGGACGATATGGACAGACGATCTTACCAAATCGTCCATGTGAAGGCGACTTAATTTATTATCCATTGACTGATGGACTGTTTGAAATTAAATATGTGGACGATAAAAATCCTTTTGCACAGCTTGGTAAGTTCTACACATACAAATTAACAATCGAACTGTTTCAGTATTCGTCTGAAGAGATTCGCACCGACATTGAACCAATTGATGTGTTTTCTTCTCTTAAGACTTTTGATATCAATCCTGATGTCTCTGCGTGGGGCGGTGTGGTCGATGTTGAAATTAAACAACATGGATCAGGATATAAGGAAACACCGATTCTTCATGTAAGTAGCATTCAGGGGCATGGTGCACAGTTTGAAGTTGAACTTGATGAAAGTAATGGAATTAAGACTGTTAAAATTCTTAATCCTGGTGAATCGTATGCATCAACTGACAGATTACAGGTGATTGGCAATTGTGATACACCAGCTGAAATTATTCCTGTAATTCGTACACAGGTTGAATTAGCAGGCGATAAGTGGGGAAGTAACTATGCATTTAAGGAACAAGCAAAAGAAGATTTATTTGATCCTTCAAATCCATTTGGGGAATGATTAAATGGCGGCTGAATTTTATCACGGAATTACAAAAAGTGTGGTTGGTGCATTCGGCTTTTTGTTTTCAAATTTACACATCAAACGACGAAAGCATGATACCGTTAATGGTGATGTGTGGCAAGAATTAAAAGTACCAATTTCATATGCTCCAAAGATGAAATGGTGGGAAGCGTTTGTTTCAGACCCCGCAAGACAAAAACAGGTTAATGTAACTCTGCCACGAATGTCCTATGAAATTATGGGATTCACTTACGATTCATCTCGTAAGTTAACTCGTGGCAATACAATAAACTGTGTCAAGCCAGACGGAAACACCTCGGTTAAAACGCCAGCTCCATGGAACATCGAATTTGCTTTATATTTGGTTGCAAATAATCAGGAAGATATTCTACAGATGATGGAACAAATTCTCCCATTGTTTAATCCTGATTATACAATACGAATTAAAACAATTTCCGATATGAACTTGCCAATGAATATACCAATTAGCTTAAATTCTGTGGCAATAGAAGATAATTATGATGGTGATTATCTATCTCATAGGTTAATTGTCTATACATTATCATTTACAGCAAAAGTTGTATATTATGGGGAAGTTCAAAAAAATGGATTAATTACGGATGTTCAATATAATGTTGATGCCGATAAAGAACAAGGTTATTACCAGATTAAAGTAGACGGTGAAACAGGGCACGTTATTGTTGATGAGTGGTACTGGCCGTCTAAACCTAATAACAATAATTAAAAAAAAATGTCAATTTTAATTTCAAACAATTATCAGCTTGGTGATATTGAATTTCCTATTAATTTACATAAAGCTGAGGATAATTCAGGTGCATATCTTAGTATAGGCCGTGCAGATAGACCAACACAATTAGTTAATAGTATCTTTTTTAAAACGGATAAATCTGTTAAGTTCTTTGGCGCTGTTGATCTAGGTAGCACAACTGTTAAGTTACCATCAAATTGTGTGAATACAGCACAAATTAATAACGGTGCTGTTACTGGAGCAAAAATTGCGGCAGGATCAATTACACAGGACAAACTTGTTGGTAATATCATTAGTTCTGCACAAATTACCGATCGTAGCGTTACAAACATTAAAATACAGCAGTCTCCAACATTTGATGGCACAACGACCACAACAAACTTTGTAGCAAACGGAACAGCGACAATTGGTGGAGTAACAACGATCAAGTCAAACGATACAGCACAAATTGTAAAGATTGGTGTCAACGCCACACAAAACGCCAATCCTGCGGCAAACAAAACAAAAAGTGTCTCATTCGTCGGTACAGATAATACGGTACTTGGTGAACTTGAGTATTCAAAAGCAACAAACGGAACAACAAGACTAAGACTTAAAACAACAAAACAGTCCGACAGCACATTTAGTTCAATTGATATTGGATATAATGCTTCAGGCGCCGTTGTTACTCATGCACCAACACCCGTTAATACCTCTAATGATACTAGTATTGCCACTACAGCTTATGTCGTAAATTCTACTCACGTTGTACATACTAGTGGTGATGAAACAATTAACGGTAATAAGACTTTCACAGCTGAAATTAACGGCACAGCAATTCGTGCAAAGTGGGCTGACCTTGCAGAAAAATATCTTTCAGATAAGGATTATAAGCCTGGTACGTTGATTAAATTTGGCGGTGAAAAGGAAATCACAATTGCCTCTGATGGTGTTGTGAATGGAATTGTATCAACCAAGCCAGCATTCCTATTAAATGCAGAAGAAGAGGGGTTACCTGTTGCCCTATGCGGTCGAGTACCAGTTCGTGTAATTGGTATGGTGAATAAGGGAGACAAAATCTATCTTTCCGAAGTTGATGGCGTTGGTATTGCGGCAGATAAGTTAATTGCTCCAATTGGTATCGCACTTGAGAACAAAGAAACTGAAGAAGAAAATTTAGTTATGTGTGTAACAAAATTTACACTTTTCTAATAAAATATATGCTATAATCCTATTATATTTGTTTTATAATAGGATTATTTTTATTTGTGGAATTAAAATATGAATGAAGTAGTTGAGACTCAGTATTATAAACAGAATCCGAATCTTAAGGCGTGTAATGTTCAGATTGACTTTACAAAAGAGATGATTGAGGAATATACAAAGTGTATTGATTCCCCATGTTATTTTATTGAAAATTATTGTAAGGTTGTGTCGTTGGATAAAGGTATTGTGCCGTTTGAATTACGCCCATATCAAAAACGGATTATTGAGGCAGTACACAATAATCGATTTACAATTTCGATGTTGTTTCGTCAAAGCGGTAAAGCACTACCGATGAACACAAAAATACCGACTCCTTCAGGCTTCAAGCTAATGCGTGATATTCATGTTGGAGATACGGTATTCGGCGCCGATGGTAAACCAACAACCGTAATTGCAGAAACCGATCCTAAACCATTGAGAATGTATAAGATTATGTTTGATACCGCGGAATCGGTGGTTGCGTGTGGGGATCATCTATGGCGAGTGTGTGATGGACATGCTAACACCAATACACTTACACCTAAAAATGTAAGCGTTAAAAGCACAAAGGAAATTCTTGATGCAATTGGCACAAAATCATACTGGATTGTACCAACGCAAAAAGTGCACTATGATACACCATATACCTCATGGAAATTCACAGAGGAAACAACCGAGATTCCGAATGAGGTATTGTTTTCATCTAATCGTGAAGAAGCATTAGACGAAATTAAGCAGGTGTATCAAGATTTGCGATTCCCATATACACGACTCAAACTGGCTAATCAGGTATATTCACTGCTTTGTTCATTGGGACATAATGTTCGAGTTGATCAAACAAGTAGTACGATACAGCTTCAATTGAGTGAACGACTGTATAAACAGATTGTGAAAATTGAAGAAGTCGGGGGCATGATTGGTAAATGTATTCAGGTATCAAATTGCGATAAAATGTATTTGTGCGGTGAAAACTATCTTCCCACACATAATAGCACAGTTATGGCAGGATATTTGCTTTGGTACGCAATATTCAATCCATTAAAAACTGCTGTATTACTTGCAAACAAACAGGCAACAGCAATTGAGATTTTCAGTCGTATTCAGTACATGTATGAACTTCTACCGTTTTGGCTTAAGCCTGGTATCAAAGAATGGAATAAGAAAAGTTTGAAATTTGAAAATGGTAGTCGAATCTTGGCGGCGGCAACAAGTCCAAGCGCAGTTCGCGGTATGAGTTGTCTATCTGGCGACTCAATAATTACAGTAAAGGTTGATGGTGAAGAAACCACAGATTCAATTGATAATATTATTGCAAAATATCCGAATATTTTAAAATGAATATCTCACCAAAAAAGATAGATGAAAAGTATTACATTTATAAAACTACCAATTTAATAAATGGAAAATATTATGTTGGGTTTCATAAGACAAACAATCCAAATGACAATTATTTTGGTAGTGGAAAATTGTTATTAGAGGCAATTGAAAAATATGAAATACAAAATTTCAAAAAGGAGATTTTGTATGAATTTGATACTCGTGAAGAGGCAGAAGCAAAAGAGCGAGAGATTGTCAATGAGGAATTTGTAAACAATCGAAATACCTATAATGTTACATTAGGTGGTAATGTATGCATATTGTATGGTGGGGATAATGGGTTTTATGGGAAGAAACATACGAATGAAGCAAAACTAAAAATGACACAATCTAAACGAGGAAATCGATATGCATTTAACCATATATTTGAATATAACGGTAAAATATATCATGGTTATAATGAATTGATTAACGCCAAATTGTTTTCTTCAGTGTATAAAATTAGAAAAGCATTATTCGATGGTATAGTTCAGTTTGTTGATCCATATATGAAACAATGTTTATCCGATACAATTCCGAATAAATCTTATATTGTAAAATATGATTTACAAATTGCAAAAAAGTTTACTGATAAGTGGAATGCTGAAAATGGTTATTCTGAATTTGTTTCATTACCAAAACAACCAAAAACTTATGAATATGTAAAACGTAAATCATCAATATTGGGAAGAAAAATGTATTGGAATACTAAAACATTAAAATACAAATACTTTAAGGTAGATGATGAAATTCCTGATGGATGGATACGTGGCAAGCCTAATGAAGCAAAAATTCGAGATAAAAATAAAAGAAAACCATCATACGAAAAGGGAACAGTTCGTGCTGTATGTGATGAAAATGGAAAATGCCATATGATTCCTATTGATTCACCATTACCTAAAGGATGGTATAATAAACGTGGTAGTAAATTATGTTTGAAATCTTAACAGAAAATGGATTTAAGCCGTTTGATGGTATTATATCAAGAGGCACTAAGAAAACAATATTGCTTGAATTGTCAAACGGTAAAACGCTTCGTTGTACACCTGACCATCAACTAAGAATGAAAGATGAATATGGTGAAGCGGTATTCATAGAATGTATGTTCTTAGATGTTGATGATATATTGTATAATGATGTGAGAATTATCTCAAAAATAGAAATAGACGATGCGGTTGATGTATATGATGCACTAAATGTAAAAGATACACATTCGTATATTTCAGACGGTGTAGTAAGTCATAATTGTAATGTTCTTATGCTTGACGAATTTGCCTTCTTGTCAAATAATCTTGCGGATGAATTTATTGCGTCTGTGTTTCCGACATTGTCATCATCTAAAGAATCCAAACTTGTAATTACATCATGTGTTACAAAAAATACAATGGTGTTTACACATGACGGAATTAAAACGATTGAATCTTTTGTTGATCAAGATAAACATGGTGCATATTATGTTTCGGAATATGAAGTTTTAGGAAAAGATAAATTTAATTGTGGAAACATATTAGTTAATAATGGAAAAACAAAAACTCGTATCATTAGAAGTTCTCATGCAGAATTAGAATGTTCGTTACCACATAAATTATGGGCATATAAAAACGGAAAATTCGATTGGTATAAAGCTGAAGAATTGAAAGTTGGCGATTGGATTGCTATTCAATATGGAATGAATATTTGGGGATCAAATGATATAATTGATTTTGATTATTCTCCTTATGAAAATTGGCGTAATAAAAATCTTGTAAAATTCAACAAAATTACACCAGATTTAGCTTATCTTTTAGGATTATATATTTCAGAAGGGTATGCTGATAGATTAAAATTAATTATTACTTGTGGTGATAATATTTCTAATGTATTTCATGCATTAAATTTAAAATATAAATGTTATGATAACATACATTATACAATTAGTTCATTATCATTATGCGATTTGATTCGTTATTTTGGATTTGATACATCAAAAAAGGCAAAGGAAAAGATAATACCTGAACGATTATTTTCAATGTCTAAAGAAAATATTATTGGGTTATTGCAAGGAATGTTTGATGGTGATGGATGTGCATCTAAACGAGGATTTGTATTTTATTATTCAACATCAAAAACATTAATTGAACAAGTTAGAATGTTATTGAATAATTTTGGTATATTATCAACAGTTAGAAAAACTCAAGTTAAACCAACGAAAAAAGTAAAAGGCGAATCTGTTGTTTATACTTTAGAAATTTCTGCAAAACATTCAAAATTATTTTATAATATAATTGGATTTAGGTTATATCGAAAACAAAAACGAAAAGAAATTCTTGAAAATAAATCCTTTTCAAGAGATCGTTATGATGTAATTCCTGGGTCGGAATTGTTAATTAAAAAGTATCATTTAACAACAAAATGTAATATTCATACATGTAAAATTCCAAAAAATATTCAACGAAAAAAAATGCTAGAAATAAAAAATGTTGTAGCAGATGAATATTGGAAAATGTTTTATGATAATGCAGTTTCAGAAAACATTTATTGGGAACAAATTAACACTATAACAGATAGTGAAAATGAAGTTTTTGATTTTTCTTTATATGACAATCCAACCGATAAATTTTGTCATTCTGTTGTTTATAATGGTATCATTGGACATCAAACGCCAAACGGACTTAACGCGTTTTACAAAATTTGGAAAGAAGCACAAGAAGGAATTAACGATTTTGTGGCTGTTCGTGGTTATTGGAATGAACTCCACAATCAGGAATGGGCAGATAAACAACGAAAACTTTTAGGTGAAGTTCGCTATACTGCCGAGGTGGAATGTAATTTTTTAGGCTCTAGTAATACATTAGTAGACGGTAAATTTCTTGCAACAATTCCATTTAGTAAGCCAATCTATTCAAAGAACTCACTAAATGAATTTGAACAACCAAATAAGTCTCACTCATACGTAATGACAGTTGATGTTGCAAGAGGTCGTGGATTAGATCATTCCGCATTCATTGTATACGATATCACAGAGATGCCGTTTAAGGTTGTTGCAACATATAAGAACAATTCTATTACGGCAGTTGAATTTCCTCTAATCATTAAGAAGATTGCTGAGTTTTATAATGAAGCGCTAGTTGTAATTGAAAATAATGATTTGGGTGAATCTGTATGTAACACCTTATGGTATGATCTTGAGTATGTTAATATGATTTGGACAGATCATGGTGAAATTACATCAACAGGTGGCAATATTGGCATCAGAACCACCAATACAGTAAAGAAGAAAGGTAGTTCAAAGATTGCAACAATTATTGAACAGAATCAAATTATTTTGAATGATTTTAGAATAATTCAGGAATTGCAAGGCTATTCATTGCAAAAAACAGGTGTTTATTCGGCTGAAGATACAAATATCAATGACGACTTATGTACCTGCTTGTTCTTATTCGGTTGGTTAACTAATGATCCATTTTTTGAATCGTTAACTGGATTCAACAATAATCAAAAATTAACACATCAATTTGAATCTGAAGTTGACGACATACAACCAATAGGATTCTTTTCTAATGGTTCGGATGACGATTTGAAATATCAGGTGTCACAGGATCAACGAGAATTATTGATGATGTAAAAAGAAAAAAAAAGGACAGAAAACTTAAATTCTGTCCTTTTTTGTTTTATTTTAACAAATTAGTTAATTGTCACCTATTTGTGTTAATAAAGTTACGTTACAACTTTATGGAATAATTAATTATTCCTCCAATAATTTCTTATTGGTACAGACTATATCTTCAACCTATATGAATTAGGCTGGCAACCACTGTCTCCACGTTTTCGGAGCGTCTTAGTCGTTGAAGGTTACCCTATTCAGGTCTTCCCTGCTGATTATCCATTTTCTCATGTGACTTAGGATTTAACCATATCATATTCTAACATATTTTTTCTACTTTCGTTGCATTCACGCCTAGACTTATTTCATTCTTACGTTGTAGCTTGTTAGACTCTTAGGATTTTCCAGCAATTCGATTGCTTATTTTTCATACCAATTACTTGATACGGGAACTAGACAAATTGTTAATTCCATCGAATAGTAAGTGTATCTGCGTCTTCCTTTGTTACAATTGGGAACGTTGTACGATTAAGCATGTGACCGTTTGATGATGCATTGAAAATGCCTGCTTCAACCACTTCCCCTGTTCCTACTGTTGGAGGAAATTCGGCTTCATATAGAATTGTGTTATTGGTACGTTGTGTTTTTGCTAATGCTACACGAGCTAACTCGGCGCCTAGTGCTGTTTGACTTAGATTTGGTTCAATTGTGCTGTTTGAACCAATTGCCATATGAGACGGCTTAGCTAGTGATTCGTCAGATAACTGAGAAGCAATAATTTCACGGCCAGTTTGTACAACCAAGTTATCTGTTTCAAAATGTAGCTTTTCTTTTCCGCCATTGTCCTTAAGGATAACTTCAAGTCGTCCAATAGCATGAATTGCATCTTTAAATTTCATTGTGAATATTCCTTTTGTGTTTATGTATTTTCTGATATAATTTCTAACGTAATAGCATTACCAACAAATCCATAGCTTAAATTTTCATGTGTTGTTGCATGAAATACTCGTTCGTAATATGGATCAGTGTTTGTATCATATGCCGTATCAACAATTGTTGGTGTCTGTGGTATTCCATCGTCACTAGAGGACATTGATTCAAGAAACTTTTCAAACGATAGATCTAATTGTTCACTTGCAAAAATATCATCATAAATTGTTTTGTCCACTGAAAAATCATGAAATTCTGTAACAATTACATTATCACGTTTTTCTTTGTTAACCTTTACAGTTAATGATGTATCGGTTGAAATCACATCATCGAAAAATGTCTTTGCATACCGAAATTCCATTCGTGTATCGGTGCTAATGATATGATCAATTAGTCCTTTTGCAAAATATTTCCATGCATTATCAATATTTGTTGTTGTATCGTATCGTTGTTTGGTAAAATGTTTTGCAACAGAATCTAACACAAACGCAACATCGAAGAACGACAAGGAAACATATGGTGTAGTAACATCAACACTCAATCGTTTCTTGAGACTTAAGTCGGCATCCATAATATAGGTGGTGAACATTTTGGTTCCTGCTGGATGTAGTGCTTGCGCCAATGTCTCATATTCATCAGGATTAACATTACTGAGAATATCATAACTGAACTGTTGATAGTAGTAACTGTCCTGTAGTCTGATATCCTGATTTGAGATCATCCCCGAGTCATCTTCCCATCTGCCTGGTAATGTGGCATTGTAATCAAACGTAAATTGTAATGTTGCATCATACTTACGTTCTGATTCATCACCTGTCTGAAAGAATAATGGTGATACCGTGAACTGATTATTCTGAGGGTTGTCACTTTCAAATATGTGTTCGCCTAACTGAATAATCTCGGCATATTTCATTTCCCCCTTGTCACCAATTACCGACACACGACAAATGGTGGACTTTTCTTCCTGTTGTGCTGTTACGATTACGCCGTGTTCACCATAGTCATTTTCAGGATTTTGCAAGTCTCTATTATACCATGGGCGCCGTTCCTGATCGTATGAGAAATCATATATTGACCATCCATCGTGTCCGCCAATTTTGAACACCTGACCAACCTGCCAATTCTCACCACCGTCAAGTACCTTAAGACCCGCTTGCCCCTTTACTACCTTACCTGCATAGATGACGTGATCATTAACTAGATACTCAACAATTTGTCCCTCATACGCTTTAGGATCAAAGGTGAAGTAAAACCGAATTAGTTTCTCGGTAGCTAACGCCTCAACATTTTCAACAGTATAATCAACATACGGCTGATTTGCAATGGGCATAAAGCGTAAGGACTCAATCTTTGTATCTGTTGGTAACTCACCAGCGATTGTCTCAAGTGTTACCGCAGTTAACTGTTTCCACTTACCATCCGACGGTCGAAGTACATTTTCAATTGGATATACAACTTGGGCGTCAACGTTCATTGATGCCTTAAGCAAGTATATCAACGCTTGTTCTGTTCCCTTACTTAAGTATAGTTGTTTTATGTTCTTAAGAATAAGTGCAATGGCTGGCTGATTTTTATCAAATAAGTGATATGTGTCAAGCATATTTGAAAAATGATCAATGAACACCGACGGAACAGTTAATACAGCTGAGACTCTAGCATGATCAGTAATTACCGAGTCATTGTTGTTTCTTCGTAGATGTACTTCCTCACCACTTATGAATTGTGCATCTTTTGTAATATATCGAATTAGTAGTTTGTCTTCGTAGGTGGATAATACCGTTGCCTTAGCTCCACTTTCATTTCCCACTAATGTTTGACCAATATAAAAAGAAAGTGGCAAATTGTTCTCAAACAACTCAACCATTCTTGTTAAGTGGTCAATATCAGTAATGCTTGATAAGTCACCTAATTGCCTATGACTAAGCCAACGGTAGTATTCCTCCACAAACCGACAGAAAACAGGATATTGCTCCTTAATGTGCGGAGGAAACTGACTACTGACAATATCATGAATGTCTGCCATGTTTCAACGTCTAAAAAATAAAACTTTCCTTTATTTAACTAAAAGGGAAGTTTTTTAATTCTTTAGTAAATTCGCAGTTTATTGTATGGATTAATTTCTTCATCCAAATCATTTATAACGTGATCATGATTCTAAGAAATCGCGTTTTGGCATATTCCTTTCGTCAATGTTAGATGGAGAGTGGTGTTACAGGAACCACTCCCACCTCTCGATTTGATTTAGAGTGTCTGAAGCGCCTTCGCTACTTCGGCGAGGTAGGCGCCGTATGCGCGGAGCAGTTCGCGGTCTCCTTTGTCGGTGATTTCGATGATGCGGCGTCGATACCCAATATGCTCAAAATAAGCATTGTGGATAATTTTGCCAACTTCGGGATCCGTGTCGAATGAGTGTGCAGTGTTAGAGATCTGGCGAGCGAGGTCTGCGAGCTTGAGTTCTGCAATGGCGAGCGGACGGGCGTTTGTCATGGTATTCTCCTAATGAAAATGATGTTGACTTTGTGTTTGTTTCTTTAATTTATGTGTATAGTATAACCAACGATTAAGAAAATGTCAAGCGATAAAATGTAAACAATTGTAAACTTATCAAGCAATAAAAAAGAAGGGTGATCGTATGAATCACCCTTCTCTATTACATGTAGTAGTTGATCGACTCAACTGCACACTTCAGGCACTCGACCCAAGCATCCTGATTTCCCTTGCGGAATTCGTCATAGAGCTCCACGGCATAATCGTCCCACTTCATGTAGTCCTCAAGGAAGTCAAGTTCACCGCGGTTGTTATCGCAATACCAGATAACGTCCTCGACCGTCACTTCCGTCTTTCCATTCTGCTTGAAGAACTTAGCAATACGCCTAATGATTTCCAGCGGGTCGGTTTCATCATCGCCCATATAGCGTTCGATATCGTCCATCGTGATGCCATCAGGAAGATTGGAATACATTGTGTTCTCCTCTTTGTGTGTGTGTGTTTGTTTATTTGATGAATGTATAATAGCAGATTTTTGAAGGAAGTGTACTCAGAACAATACACTTCCTTGATTTATGTCAAATTGTCATTAGAAGTTGTAATCGTAGAACCACTTGCAGGTCTTTTCAACCGTTCCAATCTTTACAAACTTCTTACGCGGAGTACCATTCTTGGTCGGCTTGAAGTACCGATAGACTTTCCGCCAATCGTCTTCGATGAGTTCGGCGAAGTAACCCTTTTCAGCCATTTCTTCGAGCCAAGCCTTTTCGTCCTTTTCGTATATCGGATGACCTTTGCCGAATTCGATCACCTTAACGGAATCCTTTACGAATCCCCACACGCCGTTACGTTCTTCAACTTCAAACGGCGTGCCATCACGGACAACAACACCGCTTCTCCACACCTCATTCTGATTCACGCAACGGGCAACGAAACCTCCTTCGATGAATTCTGGCTTGACATCTCCGACTTCCTTTTTCACATCAACTGCATAAGTCTTGCCGTTTTCCTCGAAGATCTCGACGGACTTGATGTCCGTGTAGAGCCTCGTGTTGATGAATCCGATTGTGGTCTTCATGATTTGTGTTTCCTATATGAGTTGTTGGTTAGTTGTGTTTTCTTATGAGCTTATATTAGCACAAATTCATGAGTTGCCAAGCGTAACACAACAAACTATTGATTAAAATCAAATAAGCATTCAAGAAATTGCCACAACACAGATTATTTGGTGTATTATATGTGTGTCAGGCAAATAAACATCTTAGGAGATACTGATGACGACGATGATTCTTGCAAACGATGTTGAAAAGACCATTGAATATGTTCATTGGGAAACTCTTGCAACACAGTGTGGGATGGACTCGACCGCACTACCTGAATATTGGGACGATGAGATTTTCACTCATATGAGTGAAGCCTATCACGCCGTTCGAACATTTGAGGAACTTTATCGGCTGTTGGATTGCGGGTATATTGAATACCACATTGATTAAAATCAAACAACAGTTCAATTTTAATCCAATGTTGGCTCAAATAGAGTATTATTAATTTGTCAAGAGAACAGCAGTTCTAAAAACATCTTCAAGGAAATACATCATGAAAACCTACAAGCTTTATCGTTATAGCTACTGTTGCACCTCCCCCGCTAACCGTTACCAGCTGACGGCCACCATTCAGGCGAAAAGTATTCGAGCCGCGAAGTTGATGTTCTCGAAGATTTGGTCGGGCGCTGGTTACATCACGGATGAAAATGATAATGAACTCACGCGTAGATTTAAAGAAGGAAATAGGCTTTTTTGGAATTAAGTGAGAAGCATCGAGTACATGAAAACAATAAATTTATTGTTTTCATGAACATAACGGTACTAATTAACTTAGCAAAGAGAGAATATCATGAACTGGTATCTTATGGATGACATTGAACGCAACTATACATGGGACTCTTACTTCTATGCTATTCTCTTCGATGGGAAGAATGAGATTAAGGAAGTCGAATATGGCTCCACCGCTTTCTATGGTTCTCCTACTCGTGCTGAAGGATATCTCGAACCGACCGCCGAAATCCGCAAGCGTTATTATCGCATTTTGCGTGTTCGTTCGATTCTTTCCTCTCGTAAGGTTGCAAAGGAATACGCTGAGGAAATGGGACTGAATTCCTACCACGAAGCTCAACGCCTTCTGAATGCCTTTCCTAAGTACAACATCATGTACTCTGATGATTGGTACGAATTTAACGGAATCTATAACCTTCTTAAGGTGAAGCGGTTCCGTAGCGAGTTCCGTAAGAATCTGTCTCTTCAGGTGCGTGAGTGGTGTTCGCAAACTGAACCGAAGTTTTCTCGACCGCTTTCCTCCAAACAGATTTCTTGTTTGACCGCTAGACGATAAAAAAATCCAGTGTAATCAATTTACACTGGATTTTTTGTATTCATTTTCTATACAATATTTTCCCTAGATTGAGATTAAGCGTAGATGCAAATTACTTAAAGTAATTTGCAGTTGAAAATAATGACGAAAATCTATATTAATGCTTAATAAAGAGTTGCTTATAGGTTCAAGAAAACCTTTTACTCCAATTACAATTGTTGGTACAGTCGAAAGAATGATTGATACAATAACTTATGATGATAAAGTAGGCATTGGGAGGTGTATCTCTGATTATCCGCAATTTAAGGATACGCCGATCAATGTAGTTCCTGTATATAGTTCAAATAGACCGTACAAATGGGAGTTTGCAATCTACCTTCAGGAACGTGATATAAATCCTTATCATGTAGCAGTTCTTCCTTATGCGTCTTACGTAGGTATTAAGGATATTGTTGTAACAGTAGATGGTGTAACAGCCACCTTTTATAATCAATTTGATGACGAATACACTACCTCTATGGATACAGGATGGGAGCTTCCTACAAAGATTGGACAAAGTATTAGAATAGAACTTGATCCCCCTCCCGACGGTTACCTCGATCCAAACACACTCAAACCAATCTAGAGTACTACGTAGAAGAAGTTCCTTGGGAGGCTCAAAATGCTGAATAAGGAGCTTCTTTCATATACCACTAGAGAATTTCCAACAGAACTTTCAAAAAAACGGGTTTCGGCTTATTCTTGAATCAGATCGAGATACATGGTTTGGATGGAGACATAACATTTATGGTAAGATATCAAGGATTCCTGCATGGTCTCATACAAGTTATGATGTAGATGATTTGTCCAAACTACATTTTGATTCTCAAAAATCAAACATATGTGTTTATGGATGGATTACGTGTTATTTGATCCAGCTCCTAATGTTTGGCATTAATATCTTAATCTATAACAAAATATCACAGTAAGATACTTTAATTCTTACTGTGATATTGCTTAATGTTTATGTATTAAATTGTTTGCTTTATTCATCATCGAATTCTTCAATGTTTTGATCAATCACAAATACTGTGAACATACCGCCAAAATAATCACCAACGTATAGCTTATTCTCTTCCTTATGTTCCCAGTCGTCACTTTCCGCATACTGAATCAATGATACATTGCATTGACGTTCCACATATTGTAGTGTATGACGCTTGATTGTCTTGATCCAGTCATTCGTAAGATTTCGAGGAAATTCAACCTGAAAAATCATTACATCAGGTCGTTCAACAATTCGCCCGTCAAGATTACACACCGTAAAATTGCATTGAGAAACATTCTTCAGTTCGGACATTTATTTTCCTGTTTGGTTTGTTATATGAGAAATTCGATTTTTGAACAACAATATAATACCACATCGAAGATGATTATGCAATGTTTAACTGAGTTAATTATCCGCATGCTCAGATTTTGATAACAGTATAATTACGCTCATTGACTGTTTCCTGAATAAGGTTACTAACACAAAGAGTGGTATTAATCAGGTTGATAAATTTGGGTGTTCGTCTCCTTCACCAATTAATCAGTGAAGCTGAGCATTTCTGAAAAAGGACATTTTAACTCCTGTTGAAAGTGATGAGGTGTATTTCCTCATCACTTATTAATCTATATCAAAGAATATATGCTCGTGCTTTATGCTGATCCTGATAGTAATTTTCAATTACCATTTTTGAGCCGTCGGAAAAAGTATAGAAACGCGGAGGTTCAGTCTTAAGAGTTCCAAAGGTACTTGTATTAACCACAATCATTGTGGCATCTTCGTTGATCTTTATAACGGTTTCTTCCCAAATGGCATCATCAATCATGTCAGGAACATTAGCTTCATTCGGAAGCTGTTCAATCAGTTCGACATAATCACTAGCAATCGTCATTCTTAATCTCCTAAGACGTTTCGTTATCTAACACTGATATAATACACCAATTAAGGAATGCTGTGGGAATTATTTGTATAATTGTTTGACATAAATCAACAAACATAAAATTTACAATATTTTCCCTAGATTGAGATTAAGCGTAGATGCAAATTACTTAAAGTAATTTGCAGTTGAAAAAGAATGATAAAAATTATATTAATGTTGAATAAAAACTCGTTGCTTATGGGACGTAAGAAAGAGCAGAGAAAGGTGAAGCTTACTATTGGGCGCTATAAGAAAATAGGCGCCGCTAGGTATGGTTATGACAAGCGTTTTTCTTTTGGTTCACTAGATGTAGTACCATACTGGGGTACTACGAACGATGTAATGAAAGGTTTATCATATTCTAGAGAGGAGACTGGGTTTTTGGCGCCTAGTGGGATTACAGCCTTTGTTAAGGGCTATACTCAGGGCATTATCAGTGGTAAGGCCATAACTGGTGATATCTATTCTATGGATAACTCTGAAGGCGACATCCGTTATCTAACCTTCGACCCCCCCCCGATGGGTACTTGGATCCATAGACCCTCAAACCGATCTAGAAAGAAGGCACTATGTAGAAGAAGTTCCTTGGGAGGCTCAAGATGCTGAACAAGGAGCTGTTAATGATAGAGAGCCAGAGGTACAACCCAGTTTACGTCACCCTACAGTTCTTCGGAGGACGCAACAGCGGGACGGACTACACTTGGACTTCTCCAGATGGAACCAAAAAACAGAGTGGTGTTTTCGACGAGCGCGTCGACATAGTCGAAACGCTTACTTGCAAACCAAACACCACTGTTTCTATCTATACAGACAACTACAGCGGAGACTACACAGCTACCCCACCACAGGATATCACAGTAGCAGAGGAGTTTTATAAACATCACTTAACATTCACAGCATTCAGAGATGTAGTGGTAGCCTTCTAGTGTCTTACAGGAGGGCTTCTTATGCTTAATAAGGAACTTCTTATGGCTACAGGGAGTCAAACAGAAGGGCATATTAAGTTAATGGTTGGTAGTGGCGACGGCTCGTTTGGGTATTACAAATCCAACGGCTTTGGTTCTGTAAATAGACTTCCAACATGGAATTTAAATGGGAAACCTGTTGCATTAGAAGGTTTACACTCTGATGAGAATACTGCTTTATTTTTCTACCGCTTAGCTATTTTAGATGCTCGTGAGATAACAATTACTGTTGTTGAAAAAGGGCTGACAGTAACACTCAAGAGTAATGGTTACACCTATACTGCAGACGCAATAGCCTTCAATTCATCCGACGTAGAGAAGACATTTACTATTGTTTTTGACCCTGAACCAATTAGTTATGTGTAACTAAAGCGTCAAGTATAACGCAATAATCATTCCATGTCTTTCGGTAACTGTGACATGGGATGCTGTTTGTTCTAAGTTACTAACTACAAACACTAGTCACATAGACTAGAAAGGAATTTATTATGGCTGAATTCGTTTCTAAGGGTGTTGCAGGTTTTAGTCTTGGTGGTCTCAACGCATCTAATGATGAAAACGATTTCTTTTCATAATAAAATCCACACATTAAAAATAAGATGTGTGGATTTTTTATGTATACACAGTTTAGGCTTTGTGTGCTACTTCATCACAATAATACGACGTTAGTGATGCAAATACATCGAAGTTTCGTACAAGTGAATTTGCTTCATCAGACATATCAAATATCTTATATGTTAGACGGTCGATTTTCTTACATCATCCTGTTCAATTGCCGTTTTCATTTATTCGAATAACTGAATTATTTGTTGATAGATTACTGAACATTAGAATAATGCTTCTTATTCATGATTACGAAGCTCCTCAAGAATTGTTTCAAGTAATGGATACTGATTCTTTAGTTCTTCTGTACAAATATCATACAGTGTTTCGTATGCTGATGAGTAATCATAGCACTTTAGATGAGTACAAATAGCATTAACATCAATCTCACCAATTGTTGAGTTCTCCTTACAAACTTGCATCAGATATTCAACAATAATGGTGTTATAAGACATTAAATGGTCGATATGCTTCTCTGAAGACCTTTCAAGCTCATCCTCAAGATCTTCAATGTTGTTTGTAGCCTCATTCAGCGCATCTTCAAGACTTTCTTGTTCTTTTTCCAACTCTGAAACATTGTTCTCAAGGAAAGTAATTTCTTCCGTTTTCGATTCGATTTCGTTAATCAAATCTTCATACGACATTCCCTTATAATCTGTGTTTTCTCCGACATACCCAGCATATAGATCATCAAGTCGTCTCCATAGTTCTTTCTCAAGCTCCGTTTCAAGTTCATATTCCGACAGTTCAAGAAAACGTGAATTAGTATATACAGGCGAAATAATAAGGTTCATAATATAGCTCACAAAAGAAATTTAACTCATAATAAAGTATATCACACAAATAAAAATGCCGCAACAGATTTATTTGGCGTGTTTGTACGCAATTGGCTTTTCTTGCATTGTGTTGCAGGTTTCGAGCTGAAGTCGCGTATCGTCAACCTTTGAAACAATAAACACACAAACATTGTTTTCATCAAGCGTCATCTTATTAACAATCGCTGTATAATATTGATCCGACTTCTTAGACGTTTCCCAAAATTCTGTTCCAACGTTAATAGTAATTTTAACGGTGATTTTACGCGTTGTGTTGTTCCAGTCATAACCTAAATTCTCAAGCACATTAATCATGTGTTCCTTGATTTCTTTGGCTGATGGATAATGCTCAATTTTACCAAAAAACTCAATATTAACAACGGTGTAGTTATCTTCATCAATAATAGAATATTGTGAAAAATCGTTCTTATAACTTACTGTAGACTTAAACATTTTATTTTTCCTTAATAGTTAATCATTACTTCATCATCTTCAATATGTGATGATTCTTCGTTTCCCTCAATATATTCAACACTATTATAACACTTCATTTAATCAATCTCCCAATTTGCACACATTTTTACATATTCAATCAATGGGCAGTCAGGATCATATGTTGTGAACTGAACATAATTTCCATTGTATTTTCCTGTGATCGTAATCACATCTAGATTAGATTCATATCTTGCAACAATATTTGGTTCGTTCTGATATGTTTCATCATTAAGAGTAACATCGGCAATATATGTTTCATTGTAGATGTTTTTATATATCTGAATGCCTAAAGGCTGAATTACATCGTATTTTTCTTCAAATATGTCATCACCCTCATCATTGAGTCCTTCGATAAATGCGTTTAAGTAACCAACGCATGAACTTACCAATCGTTCAAATTCATCCTTATCATGTAGCTTAAATGATAACTGATAATCACACTGTAAATCAACATGAGAATCATCAATATATGGTTGTACAATAGAAATTAGTTCTTCATTCATGATAAAGTTCCGTCAACAAATTTAATGTACAACTATTATAACAAAAATTTTACAGAATGTCAAAAGAAAAAAGGAGTAAGATTTTGTGGTCTTACTCCTTTAAGATTTAGTTAACGTTTACATTGACACTCTATCCATTTATCTTCGTTAAGACTCGTTGCTTTCTTAACCGTTCTCTTATGAACTGCAACATATTACTATGTTGATGAGACTATATCTTAATCCTATCAAATATAGGATTCCCACCACTTCCATTCACTTGAATGTACTCTACTCACTTCCATCTAAATGATGTGTTTTCGATAGTCGTTACACCTTCCAAAAGAATTAATTCTTTTGGCTTGGCACGGTATTCACCTAATCTATAGGTATTCCACCGTTTTCAATGGGTTTTCAATCAATTATTACTAATTGTAGTCGCAATTAATCGTTTACGAATTTCCGCAAGTTTTCCATCGTTCATTCGACTGTTTCCGTTAACATTTGAATATCCTAAATCATTTAATACCCTCGATTCCTCACAATTCTCGATATTTTAATTAGGGATTAGACTATATCTTCAACATTAATGTCGTTTTCCTGTATAGTCGTTACACAATTTACAAAGCATATTGAATACTTTGATTTAGCACGGTATTGGCATCTCAGCGTTTCACCGTTTAGGGAAAATTTAATGTGAGCAGTTTAGGACGTTTACCCACAGACTCGGGAAATGGTGGTTACATTGTGAGAACCACAATCAGGACATGAGAAAATGGCGCCGTTCTTTGCCGCCGTATGATGCCCACAATCATTGCACACCATTGCGTCAAAGTTTACACCTTGATAGAAACCAAGTTCCATACCACGTTCTACAATTGCCCTCATTCCCTTAATGTTACTAGGATCGTCAATTCTAGTATATTGAATCATTTATGTTCAAAGTAATTCGTTACATTACTTCCGCACCACTCTCTAAAAGTGATACTGCCTTATATTACTATAAGGATCAGACTATATCTTCAAGTGTCATATTATCCACTTGCGTACTGTTTCGAGTCACTTAACTCTACTTCCTTACATTCATCAGGAATAGTCGTTGCACGTTCACAATAAAGATTAAATTTTATTGTGTTTCGCTCAGGATTGACCTCAACATTACTTGGTCGGTTGTTCCCTGAATTAAGTACGTTTCTAACATTATATCACTATAATGTGGACACCTTCAATAAAACTTAATGTCCGCCTTCAATCATATGGAATAATTCAAATTCACCATCTTGTTTTTCAAACGGTGAAATATCTTCACTAACATGTAGCATTATAACCCCATCTTTCGATGTATTTCAACTAGGGATTAGACTATCTCATAAACTGAAAATTATATTCAGTTTTCATGCACTACGGAAACAAGAATTTCACGTGTTTCCTCTCGACAAATAATGTCTGTTAGTCGTTACACTTTACCTTACCATTTAAGGTCTTAGCACGGTATCATCATCTACCCATACAAACTTATATGGAATACAGACTCTCTTATGAAGCATATTCTTGTTTTATTCCGCTTCGACCGTTAGCACAAAATTTATTGTACACCCAGCATTTACTGGTTCACATGATTTTCATATAATATCACTATTATATGCCACCTTTATTGATGGAAACTGTTAGTTAGATATTCAGGTACGGCTTTTGCTCTTGTGTGTTCACCAATTGAATCAAGATACGCACGTAATTGATTCGCTTGGGTTTGACCTTTTGCATTCGGTAGAAGTCGTTAATTTCTACCCGTGAATAATTTAATATTCACTGCCATATATTACTATATGGAATAGACTATATCATAAATCATAATTTAAATTATGATTTCCATGCGCTTCCATTCACTTGAATGTACTCTACTTACTTCCACAATGTACCTTTACATTGTGTGTTTTCGATAGTCGTTGCACCTTCCAAATCAATTTAATTTGGCTTGGCTCAGGATTGTCCTTAAAAAGGATGTTCCCTGAATTCACATGGTTTATAGTTTGCCTATTACAACAAACTCTCGGCTGGAGTCAAAACTTAGATTTGTTTCCAATGTTTTAAGTTTTGCAACATATCTTCATGATGATTAGTCATGCTATCCGTTTCGAAAAAGTGCATCTCTTTCTCTACTCTACTCAGTTACTTAATGAAAGCCAAATCATTAACTACTTTCATCTACCTTTTCGATGTCCTCTACACACAATGGATAATATTCAAAATGAAATCCATGAACAGATTTAAATCCATATTTCTTTTGACAACACGCGGATATATGACTACAATCAATACCTAATGCAATAGACGCATCTTTAATTGTTTCATATATCAATCCCGTTTCAATACATTTAACTGAAACACGATTACCACGTTTGAGAATATATGATCTATGTTTATTTTGTTCACTACTAGTCATATATTCTAAATTTGACAAATTATTATTTTGTTTATTTCCATCTATATGATTTACTGTTAATTTAGATTCACCATAAAATGCCATCATAATAACTCGATGTACACCTATTGTTTTTCTAATATTATTAAACCATATATGGCATCTTAACCATTCACGTTTACTAATAGATTGCGATATAAAAACATTTCGTCTTTTATCAAATATTCGTCCATCTTCATATGCAACATATCTACAATTTGTGTTTGGTACTATTGCTGTTCTAATTTTCATTTTTCTATCCATTGACACGGTATCGCCATAACCAAATAAATTATTTGGTCTTAGGTTTCCTTACACATAATCACATTACTGTGTTCTGTACCGTTAGCATTTTATGAAATTATATCACAAAATACCCCATATTGCAAGTATGGTTAGATAGTTTTAATACGGCTATTCCGTTAACCGTATAAAGCGTAAAGTCGTCCGTCTTCCTTCTTAAATTGATCTACTTTGTCCTTGATATGCTTTACGACTTCTTTGGCGAATGATGCCTTATCTTCTCGTAAACTACATCCACGGGCGCATTCAGTCAATTCATGAAGTGCGGTGATTCCAAATGATGCTGTCATATAATTCACAAGATCACCAATTTTTTCGTCTGGTTTCTTATGTCCCTTATACAATCCTCCTTGAGTATAGCATAAAGGATTAGAACTACATGGCATATTTGCAAGCGCGTCATATCGCTTGTTTAAAAAATCACGAATCATCTGAAGTCTATCATCAAGTAACTTATAAAAGTTTTCTTCAATTGCTTCAGGATGTTCGTATTTTGCAATTTCCCAAATAAGAGGTAAATGGAGAGAAACTGCCACAATCACAATTTATATGATTGTTAGACTATATCTTAATCCATCGTGCTGACAATGGACTCGGTGCGCTTCGGAATAAGGAATTTCACCATTATTCCTACTCTACTTGGTTATTCACACTTACTAAGCTAAGTGTTATCCGTTCGATAGTCGTTTGACTTCCCACAAATATTATTTTATGGTTTAGCACAGGATTGTTTAAATGTTTAAATTTCCCTGTTAGCACAATTAAAATTTAATTGCACACCTTACTTTTGTAAGTTCACACCGTTATTTTTTAAGAAAGCATTACTGCAATCCTAGGCGCGTTTGTTCACCTGCATTGTTTCTTCCAATTGTAATATATTCACCTGTTTCAGGATCTTGCCAAGGTGATAGATAAGCTCTACACATTTATGTTCAATAAGAGTCGTTAATTCTTACCCGTTATAGATTCACCATTATTCTATAACTGCCTTATATTACTATAAGGATCAGACTATATCTTCAAAGAAACATTTTAAATGTTTCTTTGCAATGCGTTTCGAATCACTTGATCCTACTTCCTTACATTCATCAGGAATAGTCGTTAAACACACAAAAGAAAACATTGTATTTTCTTTTGCTTCGTAATTGATTGACCTAATTCTAGGCGTTCCCAATTTTAGCATTGTTTTAGATGAGCAGTAATTAGAATTTACCCCATATTAACATTTTTACTTCTAATTACGCAGACAATTACTTGCCTGATTGGACTATATCTTCAAGTGTATTATTGTACACTTGCGTACCGTTTCGAGAAGCTCATGTTTCCCTACTTCCTTACATTCATCAGGAATAGTCTCTACACCTTCAAACAAAAACATGATTCTTGTTTGCTTGGCTCGGTATTGACCACAATTAATAAATTTGTGGTGTTTCACCGAATTAGATACGTTTTACACCGACAGGATTAGTGGTTTATCGGTGAGGTAATCTTACCTGTTTCCTTATAAAGTTTTGATACTGTACCGTACTCAGAATCAATTGAAAGATAATCCATTTGTGTTCAAGATATTTCGCAAAGATATCTCCGTGATAATCTAAGGAAAATTATCACTGCCACATATTACTATGTGGATCAGACTATATCATCGAATAACAATGTTATTCGCAAACCGTTTCGAGAATCATTAAGGAATCATCGTTGTTCCTTTGCTTATTCTCTACGCTCGTACACTCATCGGAGCTAGTCGTTAAACACACAAAAGAAAACATTGTATTTTCTTTTGCTTCGTAATTGATTGACCACAAAATAAATCTGTGGTGTTCCCAATTTTAGGTTTGTTTTAATACCCCAATTTTATAGTTTAGGGTACATACATGTTGCACTGCATTCTAAGGCTTCCTCGAACAACTTTTCTTGTTCAGGATCTTTATGTTGCTCCTTAGAATACAAATAGACGAGTTTCCTTTTCTACCGCCATTTTCATGGTACTTTAACACACATTAAAGTGTCGGAGTAGACTATCTCATAACCTTTAACTTATTATAACATATATTAAAGGTTGATGGTGCTTCGGATTTGGACTTTCACCACGCTTCAATCCTACAAATTAGTCGTTACACCAAAATTATTATTGGCACGGTATTATCATAGCTATAACCTTAGACGTTTACCGTTAGCACAAAATTTATTGTACACCCAGCATTTACTGGTTCACCATCTTTGCAACAGATTATCACTAATCTGTGCCCCCATTGTATTCGTCTTTATACTTTAAGGGAATACTACACATACGTGGTTTTCTCCATGACCGTTTTTACGTACTTTAAGAATTGTAGAACAAACTAATCGCTGAATACGCTTTTCTTCCTCTGTCGCATCTTTTGGCATTGCGGCAAATGTTTCTGTAACAAAAGCAAAATCCCCTCTACTCGATGGGATTGTATTCAACTTTAGTTCTAATGATTGGAATCCTTGTTCAAGCTCTCGCTTAAGGTGATTCCATACATATTGTTCTTCCTTTTCTTTGTTATCCGTACCAAAATATTCATGAAATTCTTTTCTTGCGGATTCCATTGTTTTTTTACAGTACGGAACAAGTACACGATCAATTTCGGCTAGAGTAAACAAAAACAATTGTTTTTGGACTATATCTTCAAACATTTTATTGTTTGCCCAACACTTCGAATGGTGACAATCTCCATCCTACTCTACTTACTTCCATCATTTTAGATGTGCTTTCGATAGTCTCTACACCTTCCTAAAATATTTCTTTAGGCTTGGCACGGGATTGATTTATTTTTGCCAATTTAATAAATTTTCCCCCGTTAGCAAAGAATAATATAATATATCTTTACACCGTTTGTCAAGCGTTCATTGGGTTTAACTTCTTACACATGAAGGGAAGCAATTTCTCTCTTACCTCCGACACAAAATATAAACTGTGTAAATTTTATATTTCATGGACTATCTCATCAAAGAATTTTATTCTTTGCCTTGCGCTTCGAATGGTAACAACTTCCATCCTACTCTACTCACTTACATCATTTAAATGTGTTTTCGATAGTCTCTACACCTTCCTAAAATATTTCTTTAGGCTTGGCACGGGATTATGATCAAATTGACCCCTTCCCCGTTAGCCATAATTTATATTATGACACCGTTTGTCAAACGTTCACAAGGTTTTACAACAACCCATGTTGATTGTTGAGCTGACGCAGATAATGTAACATCTCCAATTACTTGTAATGCTGATAGTACGCTATTTGGTTCATGATATTCGACATTAGCCATTGTAAAGCCACCCTTAAGCACTTCACCAACATCGAACAATGAACAGTTGTAGCTCCCCATCAACATATCACGCATATCGTGAATGTAGATGTCACCTCTGCGCGTAGCTTCTAGTTCCCGTTTCGTCAGATAAAACTTTTGATACAAACTCTTAGTTAGATAACCACGAATTAGGCTACCTTTTGTACTAATAAGTGCTGAATCAAAGTTTGCATTTTCACGATCACCAAGATAAAGAACATCTTTGGTTTGCTGAAACAGCTTATCAAAGTCTTCTGCATAAGTTGTTTTGTAATCACGGTAATTCTGATAAGACATTGCAACATCAGGAGCAATGTGCTTAAGAACTCGACAAACCAGCTTATGCATCTCGGCAACCGTAATTTGCGGATGCACCATGTTTTCCTTAATCTGTTCTACTATACGATCACAGGTATCATCATCAAGTGTTACACCGATACGATTTGCACTTTTACGAATTGCTACCTTGATCTTATTTGATTCAAAATTCTCGGTTGTCCCGTTTTTCTTTAGAATAGTATACTTCAAATTATTGCTCCTTATAAAGGTCAATAGCGAGGAGCAAAATTTAAGGAGTCCTCGCTATCAACATGATGTCTTTTCTGCGAGGGGAAATTTATTTATAACAATAATAACAGAAAATTCAAACAAAATCAAGAAAATGATGATTTTATTTTTCTATTACTATCATAGTTAAATTTTATACATTCTTACAACAGTTCCATATTCAATTGTAAAAATTAGGGGAATACTACACATTACAAAAATATATTTGTTTTCATTAATTCTTTTGCCATTAAGCAAAAAATATTGTTTCAGTTCATCAATTTCATCAACCGATAATCTGAACACATAATTGTTTATGTACTTACTGACTGAGAGATATACCAATAAATTATGTTCTAAACTATTGGTTATTTTTGATATGTTGCTTGTCATAAACAGAATTCATATGATTGAGTGTAAAAATAAATGCACGTTTATTGAAATAATAACATGAATTTATTTCTAGATGATTATCTGTATAACAATATGGTGAAATATAGTAATCATCAAGAATCTTCAGTCCAGCATTATAAATCTTAAGCTGTCGTGTGTTCCACATTTTGCGAGGCTTAACTTGTGTGAATCCATATTGCAGATACTTGCAATGCTTACGACGTGTTAACCAATCTTTTCTTCGTGACGACCTATCTTTGTTTAAAGACGGATAAAGCACTCGTTCAATACATTCATAACTTAGCTTAATTCGTCGCTTTGTTCTACGTATTTTCATCCTTAATAATCCGAATTGCTGTTTGAATTGCTTCCTTAAGTTTAATCAGTTCAGGCTTACCGATCATGTATCCCCCAACCATATCAAAATCACCGTATGCTACATCAGACTCAATATAATAAAGCACAGTTCTAGATTTGCTTCCACACATTAAAGCGCTAATTTCCAACTTTTGGCACGGCTTATCAACATTCCAACAAAAACAAATTGAACTTACATCTTTTCTGAAATCTTTTTCTGTAACATTAATTGCTTTGTCTAGGCATGAGATAATATGTTCGCTTTCTTCAATTGTATAAACAGGAGTTGCAATATCATCAGGCGAATAATCTTCATCACTTTTATAGCAAAGAAAGCCAACCGTATCATCATATACTACAACACTAATACATTCTGTATTAGAACAAACAGGATTATAAATTTCGGTATACATTGGAAATCCTATCAAGTTGTAATAAACACATGACCATTCTGAGTACGACCGATCACGCTCAATTCATTGTTATTATACATGAAAGTCACACACTCATACAATGGAATTTTGCTGTTTAATGGAACAATATCTGTGATTCGTTGATTTGTGTCAACCAATTCTAATTTAAGTCCTAATGGAGATTCGCGATTAACGGACGATGTATACCCAGCACGTAACGCAATAATCTGTAGTTCCGAGATCATCTTATCGTCAAGTGCAAATAATCCACCGTGTTCTCTTGTCCAGTTGAGCAAATATTCTCTTGATAACGACTTACTGAGAATCTGAAATTTCTTCCCTGTGTTTCGTTCCTTTGCTCCTTTTCGAATATCAGAGCTAAACATAAGATCATAGTCCAGCATCATATTAGGGCAACATGAGAGGAAATACATTGGAGTTCTAGCATAATTTCGATATACATTACTCATTGGACTGCTGGAACAAGAATCGAAATCTTCCTTGGGAGAAAGAGTCACATTAGAATTCATTGTTGTATAAGTCCTAACGTTTGTATTTCGATTCTTCATCTTAACTACTGTCTCATATGATTCTACAATCGAATCAAATTCTGAAGTAGTCAAATATTTCATATCACTTGTCATTGTATAAAGTGTTTCAGTTCCACACAACTGTTTTATCGACACCCATCCGTCAGTAGTCAGTACACTAAAAATTTTAGGAATCATCACTTACTCCAATAACGAATATAAACATGTGCTTTTGGTTGTTCTTCATTAGTTAGTAAATCAAACTCAACAAAAGGTGTCATATCATTAAGCCATTTTGGAGCGTATGAATCACATTCATATTCTCCATCAATTACCGTTTCAATTGCAACATTTACATAATTCTTCACACTGTCATACACCTTACTACCACCACAAATAAACATGAGGTTATCGTTGAATGAAAGTGCTTCCTCAATTGACTTAACAAAAATACAGTTTTCTGTTTCTTGATTATCAGGCTTACTTGTAACAATAATATGTTTTGCAGTAGGTCGACGTTTGAGAAAATAGTTCTTTGCACTTTCCCATGTTTTTCGACCAACAATTACTGTATGATCCCCAATCGTATTCCAAAAAAAGTCAATATCTGATTTGCATTTCCACGGAATTTTATTATCCTTACCGATTCCCATGTTTTTATCGTGGGCAAGAATCATTGCAAGTACAGTCATAGTTTCGTGCGTTTCCTTAATTTTCTTTTAATTATAGCACAAATAATTTATATTTGTCAATATGAAAAAAAGAGAGAACAACTCATATTGTTCTCTCTCTCTTACCTGTGGATATTAAAATTTACACTGCAATTGGAGCAGGAATTTTATCATAAGACTGATAATTAATCAGTTCAAAATCATCGAAATCATAATCTTCGATTTTGTCTCGTTTTACCTTCACATTGAGTGTTGGTAGTGGTAAAGGTTCACGAGTCAGTTGTAAATCAACCTGATCAAAATGATTGTGGTAAATGTGAACATCTCCACCTGTCCATACAAACTCACCAACTTCAAGATCACACATCTTTGCAATCATATGAGTAAGCAAAGAATAAGACGCAATGTTGAAACATAAGCCAAGAAATGCGTCACAGCTTCGTTGATACAGCTGACAGGATAATTTACCGTTTCTTACATAAAACTGAATAAATGCATGACACGGTGGTAATGCCATAATATCCAATTGTAATGGATTCCATGTGCAAATAATATGGCGCCGTGATAATGGATTGTTTTTAATACTTTCGATCACATTGGCGATTTGATCAACACCCTTATCAACCCATGAATTTTCTGTCACCTTATCTTTAAGATACGATGGAATATTTGGTGGTTTCCCAGCAAAATTACGCCACTGATGACCATAAATTGCACCTAAATCACCATTTTCGTCAGTCCAGTCATTCCATATGTTTACATTATGATCCGTCAGGTACTTGATATTTGTATCACCCCTCAGAAACCACAGTAGCTCATAAACTACACCTTTCCAGTATACCTTTTTTGTTGTTACTAGAGGGAATCCTTTTTGTAAATCGAATCTCATTTGATGACCAAAAATAGAACGAGTACCTACACCTGTTCGATCTTCGGAATCAATTCCCTCTTCCTTAATTTTCTTTAGTAGATCAAGATATTGTTGCATAATTAAAAGCCAAAAATTGTTTCACACATATTATCAAGCCAGTCTCGCTCATCTTTTGAACAATATTGATGCACCTTTCGTTTCAATTTCAAAAACATATTGAGCAAATTTTCACGTTCATTTTCTTCAATATAATTGTCAATAAACGCAGAGATAAACGATAGGTCTCCTGTTCCGTTGTAATAGAAGTTTGTGAGTTCAATGAGAAATTGTTCAAGCACACAACACCAATAATTTCGTCCTTCACCAACATAGAACTTTGACTTCATGAACAGTGACTCATCAAGTCCAACAATATTCATCGGAATAGTACGTTTTACGACAATTGGCAGACGAATGTACGCAATTGCCAACTTACGGATCATCTCTCGTTCTTTTTCGTTTCCCCACCGCACAAGCACTCTAAATTTTCGTTCTCCATTCTCGGTGAGATATTCCGCCCGAACCACATTGTTTTCAATAAACAACTCAACCGACTCAAGCGAATTCCAATATTTTTCTTTTTCTGCGCTTAACATTTTTTCCATTGTGCAAATTTAATTAGTCCAGATAAACCACTTACGGTATTTCGTTCAATCATCTCAAGTATATCAGATTGTGAATAACCTGTCAATATTGCTTCATTGATGTCCTTAAATGGTAGTCCATCTTCCCACAAACATACCTTATATTTTCTTTGAAGCATTTTCTTTATTTGTGCACAAATTTGAGGATTGCGCGGCTCATTATCATACACGATTGTACAATTTGATTTGATTTGTTCGATTAGTGGAGAATCAAAAGAAGAACCAGAACAAGCGAGACTATTTGGCAAAAATAAAGAATCGATTGCGCCTTCTGTAACATAGATGGGTTTTGAGTAAGATACCGTATCAAGTCCAAAAATACGCGGTGCATTTTCATCAACCTTAATTGTAAAGTACCTAATTGGATGATTAGGATCAAGTGCACGACCAACCAAAGCAACCATTTTTCCATGAGTATTCAAATATGGAATTACAAGTCGAGCTTCTCTGATTTCATTTTGAAATTTATTTGGAATAATCTGATTTACAAAATGCTTAAAATTATCGGTGTAGTACAGCTTGTCATATTTCTCAATTGGTATTTTGCGAGACTGTACATACTGAACGCACTCATTATTTGATGGGAGATTCTTAATCGGTGTAAGAAAATCTAAATTTGAGTCATGATAATCGGTGCTATTTGTGCTTTCTTTGGTACGAAAGAATGAATAATCATTTTTCGATTCATCAATATATGACAAATCATTTTCTCGTCTTTCCTTAATTGACTCAAACACATAATCCTTAGCTAAATTTGGATTAATTGTTTTGATAAAATGTCCGAATGTATAAGACGCTCCACAATTGTGACAAATAAATGATAAGCCGTTTTTGTCATGTCGTTGATAGATATAACCTCGCGCCTTACTTTCTGAAATACGTGAGTCACCACAAATTGGACAGCGAAAATTATATAAGTTTTCACCGACCTTTTTGAAGTGACTCAGATAAGGAGAAAGTAATGACAAAAATTTATTGTCAAGAAACAAACTCATTCATAAATTCTCCTAATGTATTGTCTAATTTAGCAATTCTATTATTTGCCCATTCACATTGTGCTTTGGATAATTCAGAACCAATAAACAAATACCCATTCTTCTTACATGAATAGGCAGTTGTTCCGCTACCCATAAACGGATCATACACCACAGCGTTATTTGGTGCATATAGACTGAGTAACTTGTCAACCAACTCTGACGAATAGGTTGCACGATTCAGAGGACAAGCGCCATCATTATTCGGCGCCTCAATAAAATTAAACAAGTTCTCATATCGTTTCTGTCCATTTTTAGATACAGACATCACTTGTTTGTTACAATGGAATGTTCTGAATTCATTCTTTCGGCAAAACACAAATACAAACTCACAAATACGTGTCAGTTTATTAGACGAAGTATTATTTGGAATTGCGTTTTTCTTTTTCCACGAAATCACATCAGCAATTGTGAAATTTGTATTCGTAATAATTTCATTGATTGCTCGGAACATTCCCTCAGTATTTTCTGAACCGTATGATATATTATAACACACGGCGCCGTTTTCCACTAACACCTTGTCAAAATAATCAAACAATTCTTTTGTAAACTGACAATACTCATCATTACTCATCACATCGACAAACTCATCGTATCTTACTGAGTTAGTTCGTTTAGCCGATTCACAACAATTTCTTAATGTTTGATTTCCCTTTGCTTTAGCATTGGTATTATAAAATGGAGAAGTGATAATAAGATCAATACTATTCTTCTTCATATGGTTCATTGTCTCAAAACAATGCTCGTTATAAATTTGATTTACTTCTATCATACATTAAACAAAAAAGTCATCAAGCGAAATTTCCTCGTGCGTTTTCCATCCAAGCGCATCTGCCATACCTTGCATTGGAGAATCAAACACAGCCTCAAACATCTTATTGTAATCAACAAACTTATGTAGCCCAAATTCAGGTGGTAATGAATCAACAAAAGCAATCACGTTTTCACCAAGTGGATTAGGCATTTTGAGATACACGAACTTAATCTTATCACCTTCCTTAACCTTTGGATACTTAAGTCCAAGTGAAAGCTTATCAATAAGACTATTATAGAGAAGTGCCGCACGTGCATTGATTGGTGTTCCCTTGATATACACATCTGATCCTGAATTCAACTTATTTTTCGTCTCAGCATCAAGGTTTGGCATTTTCGATATTACGGACTTATCATACTTGCTAATATCAGTTAAGCCGCGAGGAAACGCAATCTCCTCAACTGTAAACTTCTTAAAGTTTTCTTCTACCTGCTGTACATATTTGTGAAGGTCTCGTTCTTGTTGATGAAGTAGAATCGGTAGTGAGTCCTCAAGTGCATGACGAATGACTAGAGGAGTGCTTGACTTAACCAACTGCAAGCCCATTTTTTTCATCTTTGGTTTTTCTAAGGTGTATTGTGTGCCCTCGGAATTGTATACTTCCATCACATACGCCTTAGTTGCAACAGAAACCATTGAGTTAATAATATTCTCACGTTTCATTTTGAACTTATTTTGATAGGCATTCATGTATTCATACAATTCATCATACGAATCCTGAAGATATGGATTCATAATCTTTTCACCAAATACATTAAGAAAATCGAGCTTTTCTTCACGACTCTTTTCTTTTGGGCATACCTTATCAACAAGATCAGAGAGATTGAGCACAACAGAGTCAGTGTCAATTAATACAACACGATCTTTCTTAATACCTGTTTTCTTGTCAATCAACTCATTGCATTTTCGTTCAATCCACCTAATAGCATGTTGGCCTGAAATTGTGACAGACGATGCTAGAGAAAGGTCGAAATACCTGAAACTCTTTTCACCTAGAGCACCGTAGAGACTGTTTAGCAGAATCTTCAGCGCATACTGAATGTTGTAATACTTAATTGCTTCTAATGAATATTGCTTTTCAAGTGCTAGTAATTCTTCATCAGACAATTTAGAATAATCAATTTCTTCTTTTTCCATATCCTTCACACATGTATAATTTATTTCATTATAACACAAACTGCTCAACAATGAATTTAAACAGTTTAAATTGTGTTGAACGATGAAATACTCAACAAATTTAAATTTAGGTCGTTTAAATTCGTCTATTTTTCTAATTTTTCACGTAAGTGCTTGAAATATAAGGGAAATTTTCAATTTTTGAACTTTGAATATTGAATTGTTCCACGATTTCGTAACCTATTGAAATTTAAGGAAATTTTCGTGGAACAATCATTAGCCAAAATATTAATCCTTATTCAATTTCATTTTCAGAATTTGCTACTGACTTATCTTCACGAATTTCAATGAATCGTGGCAGGAACAGACTATCATAATCCTTAGTCTTATCTGTAATTCTTTCATTATATCCTACAGAGACAATTTTACCAATACAATTCTTTGGTGTCAACTCTTTTCGTTCCTGATCTGTGAATCCTGTACCAACACTAACACGCACTTTCCTATCTGACGACTCAAGAACAAGAGCGCCTAGCATTCCGTCATACTTACCGCCACCATATTCATAATCCACACATAGTAGATCACATTCATACAATGCTTTCATTTTGATGATATCACGTGCACGAGTATCAGACCACATATTCGAATTTGATTTGATAATAATACCTTCCTTGCCATCCTTTCTCATCTTATTGAACAGTACCTGAGCATCATCTAATGTTTCGATTGGATAAGACTGCGCAATTTCTACTCGATCAAATTTATCAATCAATGACAGTACACAATCTAATTTTGAGTATCGTGTTGAGTACTCGGCGTCATAATTGTTTTCTTCAAATTCTTCTAGTGGAATATAGTCCCACAGCACCATTACGATATTGTCACTTTCTTCCTCGGTGATTGTTCCACGTACTGCCTTATTGAGAATTCCGTTTCCAGTTTTTCGATCAAGAATCTTTCCATTCTTACGAACAAGTAATTCTCCATCTAATACAAAGTCGCATGATGAAACCTTACGAATTTCAGAAAAATAATTATCCAATTCAGGTGACTTGATCAGAATAGGCTTACCGCTACGACCATTATACTGAATTGTAACTGTATTATCAGAATTCTTGATTGCAACCACATTTACACGCATTCCATCATATTTTTCCTGAGCAATACAATCGACAAATTTATTGTTTTTCATTAGACGATTAATGAGCTTTTCATCATAAGCCGATGCAAGAAGACATGGATAAGTAGGAATCTGCGGGAGAGCATAATCGTGTGTTTTGTTGTATTGTTTAATTGCGGCATTATATGTACCAATACCAGCACCACATTTTAGGTCTTTTGAAATAACACGGATGAATACTTCTGCATCATCATAAGATAGCATATTGTATGTTGACTGTACCGTTTCAATTAAGGCATTGGAATGATTATGGTTGGCAATCCTTTCCTTGATGATCTCTAATGCTTGTTCAATAGACAGTCGTTCAAATTTTGGTGAGTAATTGAAATTTGGAGTAATCCCAAAATTGTAAAATGGTGATAGTGCATAGGTGAATACCTGACGAAAATTTTCATCTACCACACACTCGGAAATTAGTTCGATTTTTTTATTACGACCAGATTCTGACGCAATTTGTTCAATTTTTTCAAGTAAATTCATGACAAACCTTATTAACTTAAGACACTAATTATTATAACATAAAACCTCAGAAGTTTGTTGTTTCTTCTGAGGTTTTTCTTTTATGAAATTTGATCAATCATTTCTTTATCACACAGCACGCACTTATCTGAATCACAATAAGCGGCATACAGAATAATGTGACCACAATCCATTACAGCGTAGTCAAGCGATTCACGTACCTTGTCCTTTGTTCGATGATTCTGTTCCATCTGACGCTCGGGGACATTATAATTGCGATACAAATCATCGGCTCGATAATGAACATTAAACAATTTATTATACAGAATATCTGGTTCTTGTTGCTTAAATTTCATTAAAAATTGTAAGAATTTTTCACGTGTTGGGAAGAAGTTCGGTAGACGATACCCACATGTTCGGATAGTCACCATCACTACACCGCACCGATCCAATAGTTTTACTTTCAGTCATATTTTAAATTAACTTCCCCTACCATTTATATTGTACCACATCAAAACTGATTTGTCAAGAGAACAATAAAAAAAATAAAATTCTTTTTACTTATAGGATTAACCTATTATCAATAAAGAAAACCTATTAAGATTCTCTATTGTATAGTATAGGAATATTAAACAATTGATCTAGATCAAAGAAATATAAGATTACTTTAAATTGTGTTGCTAAAATGCAACAAATAGGTAATCAACCCTATTGACAAGCATTTTAATTTGTGGTATAATTACGCGCACGCGTAATTGATAAGATTAGAGTAACTATAGATTCTAGAAACTCACTACGTTCGTTTCTGTTGAAGTGAGTGTAACGAACTTCAACGCCTTTACAAAACTTTGAATGTTAATTACTTCTAATCTAACTTACTTGAAGAAATAAACATCTACGAAACGTTAGTTGAGTAGATGTTGTTACGAACGAAGTGAGTAACCAATAAACAATTTCTATAACTTTTAGATGTTTGCTAACGGTTTATCTTCACTACGTTCAGATAAACAAAACTTTCACTTCGTTCAAGTTTAGATTACTTTTTGAATTTTAATTACTCATGAAGATAAACAATATAAATTAAACAATTTAAATCCATCTTCATTAGGTTTAAGCAATAAAAGAAAGTCCATGAAAGTAGAAATTATTATTCTATTCTCATGGACTTTTTCTTTATCCTTTTCATATAATTTTTTCTATTAAAATTTTTTATAAAGAAAACCTATTAAGATTCTCTATTGATTAGTTTAACCTTATCATAAGTTTGATCTAGGTCAAGTATTTGTCAGATTACTTAAAAATGTGTTGTTAAAATACAACAAATAGGTAATCAACCCTATTGACAAGCATTTTAGTTTGTGGTATAATATATGTTAATAAAAGAGGTTAATAAAAAATTATATAAATTTGAAACGAACGTAGTGAGTTTCTGTTGTTATGAACGAAGTGAATAACAACTTTGAATCCTTAATTAAATGTAGTTTGTTTCTACTCATGAATATCAAATATAAATTATTAACTACGAACGTTAGTGAGTAGTTAACGTTACGAACGAAGTGAGTAACCAATAAACAAATCATTAAATGATTGTTAAGCGGTTTATCTGAACGTAGTGAAGATAAACCAAAACTTCGTTTCACTCAGTTTTAATTACTCCTTTAGATTTTAACTACTCATGAAGATAAACAAAATATAAATTAAACAACTTAATTCTATCTTCATGAGTATTCTAGTTGTTGAAGTTCGTTACACTCACTTCAACAGAAAACAAGTTTTCTTTTCTCATGAAAACAAATTTAACTAAGTAATCATCTTCAAGAAAAAAAAAATAATTTAAAAAGTCTTGCATTCTTAAGAAAGATGTGTTATAATGTATCTCATCTAAGAAAAAGATGATGTGTTCTAGCTCCTTCTCTTTCCTTCCCCTACTATGAAGTTAGAACTATTCACGTCCTTTCTTAAATTAAACTTTGTTATGTTTATTTTTGACCTTTGTTATGAATACAATTGAAGATATTGAGTTGTCTGAAACTACAGAATATGAATCGTTCAACTATCTGATTGATTCGTTTAATTCAGATTTCCCTGATGAATTGGATGATATTGATCCTGATTATGAACTGATTGATTTCCTATCAAAATATGATCTTTAGAGAATAAGTATTTTTAGAATAATAAAAATACTCTTTTGCTAATGGTTCATTTTTGTGACATTACAGAACAAAATTTTAAAGATTTGGCTTTGATCTATTACGATAATCCTCAGTGTTTTTCGATTGATGAGTTTTATGACGATGTGAAACGATTCAATTATGTGACAACCCTATTTGAGAATTATCGTAAGACTAATGTACTGCGTGAACGTTTGATTCTTAATCACCTGATTGTTCTTCATAATTTGTTTGGTTCTTTTGTGCCATATGGATTGCATTTTAGAACGTCACAAAACAATAAGGCGTGTCTCAATTCATTTTTGACTTATTTGAATTATCTCCCCAAAGAATTAGAAAATAAATTTCCAGTAATTGACGAACAAGTATTAAAACAATTAGAAGAGAAAATATAAGATGTCAAATAGTTTTACTGATAATCTATATGCAATCAGAATGCTTACAATGTTGTGTACTCCATTCAGTGAGATGCCTGCATATAAGGCAGGTGTGATTGATGAGAAGGGAAAATATATTGTCTCACCAAACGATCGAACAGCAGAACAAAAAAGCACGGTTGGTTATATCGATCGCCTAATCATCAATGTAAAAAAGCTAATCAACAAACTTCCAGGCGGTGAATCAAAGTTAAAAAATATTGTCGCAGGAATGATACTAATAAAGGAAAATCTTGAGAATCAGTCCGCAAAGATTGATATTCTTTCAGAGTCCGACCTAAACAATGTACAGAATCGGCTTGACAATCAATACTCATGCGAACGTAATAAAATGATTCGTCTGTGGCAAGAATATATCAAGATGAAGGAAGAATGCGGAACAGGTGCAATTGGTGCTAGTGCAGGATCACAACTACCAGCAAATAACACAATGGGAATTGCAACCTATGACACACCGCTAAATTCAAAATCAACAGTTTATCGTCGTAAGCCTAAAACGGTTGAACTCTTATGAAGAAGATTTTAATTGGAATCGTACTTTGTGTAATATGTTGCGGCACAATTTACACAAAGGGAAAAAGCGACGGTGTGAGATTGATGGAAGATAAGTTGAATTCTGAACGACTTAATTGGACAGCACAAATCGAAACACAGAAGAAACAATTTCGTACAGAAGTCGACAAAGTACAAAAAGAATATCTTACAAAAGAACATAAACTCAAGGCGCAAATTAAGTCACTCAAGGATAACCCAAAGGTAATTACAAAATATATCTCAGTTGATGATAATACAAAGTTACCATATGGACTTATTTTGTGGCATGACAGACTTGTGATGAATACTCCACTTAATCAGTTTCTTCCTGACGCTGTACCACTAAAGGATTACACAATGTATGATTTAAGCAACACCTTAGCATACAACTATAATACGTGTAATGAATGTATGAATAAGTTGACAGCACTGCAGGAAATTGTTAAGCAGTACATGGAAAAACAGAATAAGGTTATTGGAGAAAGGAAGAACAATGAATCGAATTAAGTGCGCACTGATTACGATGACGTGTTTGCTTTCAGGTTGTGCGAGTCAACCAACTATTACAACAGTTAAGCAAGAACAACTGACGCTTGAGGTTCCATCATATTTGCTTGAGCATGTTAAGCCGATGTTAAAAATTGAACAAGATGATCCTCTTCTTATTGACAAACGAGAAGAAGTATGGCAAAATGGTACAACAGTAATTAAGACGGAGCCAGTTCTACATGAAAGTAAAAATCACTCTAAGTAAAACCATTCAGATTAAGCAGTTTGAACCACTAACTGCTACAATTGAAGCTGAAGATGAGGTAAAGAATACCGAGGATTATATCAAGCTACGAAAGATGATTGGTGATATGGTTGCTGACACCTTAGCGAACGAAAAAGAACGATACACGAAATAAAAAAATGTGTTGATGAATTTAATAATGTGAAATGTGAGATTTATAAATGTCAAACAAATATAAAATTCAACTAATTCTTCCTACAGTTAAGAAGACAGAATTTAGAATTACCAACCCAAAAACAAATGGATGTTATGTTGGACGGTGTGAGTGGGATTACTTTACGGAGGAAATTACTACTCTGTATCCTGTACTACCACGTAAGGCGCATAGTTTACTTTGTTCTAAGATTAAGCGGATTATGAAGAAACATAAGGGACGTGATAAGGTATGTTAATTCTATTGGCAGAAACAGATTATGAAGATGTTTATCAATTCTTAGATGAGAAGTTCGGAAAGGGTAAGTATTTTGTGAAACGAGACGGCACAATTCGAGATTATGCTCATGGTTGGGACGTAAGATATCGAATTGAACGATTTGGTAGAAAGTTCAAAATTCGAATTTACTACGCAGAAGCTTATCGTAAGACACAAAAGAAACAAAGGTCAGAAGATGAGTAATCAAATTGAACAAATCAATACACCATCAGGTAGACTGTATAAAACACCCGATGGAAAATGTTACCCATCTGCCACCACTGTTGTAGGTATTCTCAATAAGAAAAAGATTGAGGAATGGAGACAGAAGGTTGGTGAAGAAGAAGCAAATAAAGTTAGTAAGTGGGCAAGTGAACACGGCACACGATTCCACGAACTAATGGAAAATACACTACAGAATGGTACACAACATATTGATCTGTTTAATGAATTCTGTGTAGTATATCCAAAATTGCTTAGGGATATCTACCCACATATCTCTAATGTTGTTGCAATTGAAGAACGAATGTACTCTGACACACTTGAAGTGGCAGGAACCGCCGACCTGATTGCAGAATGGAATGGTGATCTTGCGATTCTTGACTGGAAAACAAGCCGCCATAAAAAGGCGCCGTCTGATTGTCTTTCTTATTGGCTTCAGTTGGCAAGTTATGCCGTGATGCTTAAAGAACGAAAAGGACTTGAAGTTAAAAAACTAGTGCTTTTGTTTAACGAAAATGATGAGGATTGTTACTATTACGAACAATCTAATATTCAGTTGTGGATTGATAGATTTAAGAAAATTCGTGAAATTTATCGTCAACAAACAGGGAAATAAAAGTCCTTGTTATGATTGAATTATAGTATAAAAGGACTGTGATATCACAGTCCTTTTCTTTTTGCCTGTTAAAAGTCCCAGACATAAACACTAATTTGAGTTATTTTCCCAACATGGTCATTAGAATAACTCGGATCGAAAATTTTATTTTGCAAGTACGGTGATAAGTTGCTACCGTCCGAATCTAAAAACATGGAAACACCAAATGTATCATCTACGATGTCATACAAAGTATTAGAAAGGTATGTTTTGTAAGGATTGTCACATTGCAGAACGGAGAATGCAGTATCGTTAAACAGACACGAGTAGAACGATCCATCACCATACTTGAACAGAATTTGATCGCTTTGAGTGTAAGAAATTTTCGTCAAGTCGACTCCTGAAACGTGGCTATATGAGCCGAAATTCCCGTCATAACCGTCACTATTTTTAACCCACCCTATAGCCGAAGTTTGCCAACTGTTAATCGTGGGTTGTTTCCCAGTACCGATAGTAATTTTGAATCTTGACCAAAGTTTCTTATGCTTTTCAGGTTTATTTGACGATAATAGAAGTGCTTTATTGAGCATGAACTCCACTCCTATTCAAATCATTTAACCAACGATTTTCCCAATCACTTCTACGTAAGCATTTTTGGTTAAGTCTATTATTCTTACATTGTCTTCTACCACTTTCGCATTTACAAGTATTCCTGCAGAAATTCCTCCATGTGAGGAGAATGATACTTCTACATACTTGCAGGGAATATTCATGAGGAATGTTTTGGAACCTGTACCATAAAGTGATCCAATTCTTTCCCACCCTAAAGAACTTGATTCTACACCCCAAGCAATAACCTGTACGTCGTATTTGCTTTTGTTGAGTACTGTTACACTCGCAGTACCGTTTATCGAAAAAAGCATCTCTTTCCCAAGCATTTACCACGCCCTCCTTAAGAGAACTGGTAAATACCTGCTTGACTTCCTTATAGGTACCCATCGGGGGGGTCGAAGGTTACAAAAACTTCTTTATCTATATTACCATACAAATTTAAAGGATCATTTTCAATGGGAGTTTGTGTTCTACCAACTAATTTAGTATTAACGCTATTATTTTCGACCGTAATAATTAAATCTTTAAAATCCTTTAATTTTGTATCTGAAACAACATATGTTTGTGATGGGGGAATTTCAAATGATCCTTCACCATATATACCATGAAGTTCAATTATTCCACTTTGGGTATACCAAAATGGAATTTTATTTACTTTTCCAAATTTATTAGCTCTCCATCCAACGCTATAAAAATCTATATCTCCAATAGGTTTATCTATTTTAGATATATGCATAATAATATGTGAGTTTCTATTATTCACTCCAAATAATGCTTCTTTCTTTAGCATCAATCTTTGTAATCATTCTTCACAACTGCAAATTACTTTAAGTAATTTGCATCTATAGGTCTATTCATTCTAGGGAAAATATTGTAAAACTTAATTGACAGATAGTTTGTTTTATGTTATACTAAGATCAATAAGAAAAATTGTAGTGGTGGCAATTATGAAGTGCAACAATTTCATTGCTTTAGTCAATTACAAAGATAAAACAATTTATCCAATTATTCTCACTAGTAACAATGAAATCTCTATGTTTGATTTAGATTGTGGTAAGTGTATTACTAAGAGCATTGACTGGAAGATTCATGATGGATATGTACCTGTTGATAAGACCATTCAGTCATTTTTAAACAAATTTAAGTTTCCATATAATTCTGAATCAGATAATGAGATTCAGGGATATTTGTCACAGTCAGAATGTTGTACAATATCTAAAAAGCTCGGTAAAAAGATTACAGAAATTGTTGAAATGTATGATTGGTGTACAGGATTTACGTTTGACGATGTTGTTTTAATTACACAAAATCCGAATGAGGTATAATAGATATGGGATGCGATATTCATTCTTTTGTTGCTGTACTTGGTGATGACGGTACACTAAGCCCTTCAGAAACATATGTTAATCTATCTGAACAACGAAGAATTATTAAGCCGTTTGATGATCGGTGTTATTTGTTTTTCGGATGGTTGACAGACGGAGGTGTTCGATCGGCTGGTTTGTTTCAGTATAATTATCCTTACACTGGAAAATGTAGGTATAAGATTAACCCTTTAGTGTCAGATAAGATTGATGTATATGACAAAAAGCTAATTGAGAGATATAATGAAACGCAATCGTATGTTTATCATTCGTTTGGTTATATTACCTATGCCGACTTACTGAAACAAAAAAAGATAATTAAGAAACTGATTAAGAAGATTATCAACAATATCGAACAAAATGTAGAATTATATGACGCAGAAACTGTATTAGCATTTATTAAGAGTGCTATTATTAGAACTCAAATTGCCGTTGATACAAAAGCAATTAATCATAACAACATTTATATTTTGTTCTGCTTTGATAGTTAATTATGCACGATAATACAAATATTAATACCTTTATCCCATTATACGAATATGATGAAAAAGTAGACAAATTCATCAATACATTAATCGACCATATGGATGAATGGAAAAATGTGTATATTGATGAATGTGAGATTTGCCTTACCTATAACAATCGAAGGTTTTCTTTGTGGATCGAAAACAAGTTTTATGGTTATCTAAATCGAATTATTGAATTTGAATGTCGTAATGGAAATACTGTACTTCTTAATGAAAGCAGAAAGAAATCACCATCAAAAGAAACAATTCAACGATTCTATAATGAAGTAGAACTCAAACTTAGAAAGAAAAAAGAATATTCTAATGATGATTGGTTAAACATCTAATCAAGATTGAAAAAAGTTCAGACCACGAAATTAGAATGAATGGATGTGTATTATTTTCTTTTTTTTTTGAATAGATTATGAGTGAATATCTTAAACTAAATCGTGAAGTAATACTACAAAATAATAATTATAAACTCATCAAAACACATTATTATTTTACAGATTGTAAAGATGAATCGTTTAATTCTGAATTCAATCGAGTACATTTATATTTCAATAAGAAGGTGTTTGAGTCATTGACATTCGCAGAGGATTATGTTACACTTAAAATACTAGATGAACTGAACCGTGAGGACTTTGGCATTATTCAGTTCAAACTAAAAGATTTTGAGTCATTCGTTAAGGAAATTGAGCGGCGTAATCTTCAGGGACGAATTGATGTTGATGAAAATCGATTGGGAATTGTGTATATTCATCTTAACAACGGACAAAAGAATAGACCAACAGATGAATACACACAAAAAGAGTTTTCCGAATTGATTGACTTACTTCAACAGTTTATCTCGTGCGGTAAAGAATACGTACTTAATTATCAAACATCTATACATGATGGCACACTAGATTTATTCTTCGAATAACAAAAAAGGCAGAATGTTTGTGTATTCTGCCTTTTATTTTTTTCACAAATTTTTGGTGACAAATATTACTAAGTAATATTTGTCAGATTAATAATACTTTTTGTGAGACTTTGTAATGTCTAGTTTAATATTAAATTCATCTAATTCGGGAAGTGGATCAGTAACACTGAATATTTTTGGAGACGATACCGAATATAATATCAATCTACCAAAAACTAATGGTACATTGGTTAGCAGTGTTAACGGAAAAGGTGCAGATTCTAATGGTAACGTAGCAGTAACCATTCCTTCAATTGCGTCTAATGCCGATGCAATAGATGGGACAAATAACACCAAAATAATGACTCCATTACGAACAAAAGAGGCGATAAACAAGTATGGGTTTGCCTATAAAAAGTTGTCCAGCATTAATTCTGTTGCTGGAAGTTTTTGGTTCGATTCTAATAGTGGAATTAACGATTCTGAGTTACCTCCGAATGTTCTCAGTTCTGATTGGGTCGGTATTCAATTTGGTATGGATAATGGAAACGAAAAACAACAAATCATTTTTAACGGACCCAACCGATGGTATAGATATTCAGACGATAACCTCGGCTCAGAAACTTGGAGTAACTGGACGAGTAGTATTCATTTAGTGGCTACATCGGCTGAGGCTCAAGCTGGTACTGTAACTGATAAATTGATGACTCCCGCTCTAGTGAAAAGTGCAGTGGCGAAGTTTAATTCTGCGTCTGCGACTAAACTTCAAACTAAGCGAAATATTGACGGCGTACAGTTTGATGGAATTGCGAACATTCATCATTTTGCAACTTGTTCGACGGCGGCGGATACTACAGAAAAAGTTGTGCCAATGTCGGGTTTTGTTTTGGCTACTGGTGCAAGAATTGTTGTAAAGTTCACAGTAACAAACACTGTTTCTGCGCCAACTATGAATGTTAACGACACAGGAGCAAAGCCAATCAAGTATCATGGTGGTTCGTTTAGCGCGTTTTACTTAGGCGCGAATAAAGTACATGAGTTTGTATATGATGGTGCTAATTGGTGTTTCGTCGGTGACCTCGACACAAGATATACTCACCCAAATAGTATGGTTACTGCTGGAACATATAACACGGTTACAGTTAATGCTCAGGGACACGTGACGGCGGGTAAAAATGTAAATATTCAGGCTTTCCCGTCAGGTACACAATTACTCTTTTATCAGGCTAATGCGCCTACGGGTTGGACAAAGGTAACGGGTATTGGCAATAGAGCGGTTAAGATTGTGGAAGATGCCACTGGTGGAAATCTTGCGGGTTCGGTGAATTTTAGTGACGTGTTCAAGTCTGTAACCACGTCTTCGGTTACGGTATCTGGTACGGTTGGAGCTAAAAACATTACTATTGCACAAATGGCGGCTCACGGTCACACAGGGTATTATTACAACAATTCTGGTCAGAGCACCGACAATCCTAAAGAGAGCCCTGCACGAGACGGGGGACACGGCTTAACACTTTCTCTCCCAATCGAAGGTGAAAATGCTACCCATACCCATCCTTTTACTGGCTCTTCACATTCTCACACAGTTAATCTATCTGTAAAATATATCAATGTTATCGTTTGTAGAAAGGATTAATTTTATGGCGGGTTGCCCTTATAAAAATTTTGAAGAATGCCCACAGCATAACAAACGCGGTGGGTGTGAATTTTGGCTTTCCTATTCCAGTAATAGCGAAAGTTCTGAAAGTAAACTTGAAGGGTGCGCAGTCGTGTTAACACCAATCCTTTTAGTTCAGCAAATTAACAATACTGGGGTTTTATCTGGTGAAGTTAATAAAATGGCGGCTGAAATTAGCGCATCTCGTGTAGAATCAATTAAGGAAAATGAAGCTAATCGAATGCAACTCATTTCCCTCGTTCAAGGCGAACGAGTTTTAATCAATCCAAACCACAGTCTTAAATTGGAGAGTTAATATGGCAATTACTATTAACAGTTCTGTTTACGTCGTTCCAAGTGAAAATCGAATTAAAGTTGACGGGGAAGCCTTGGTTTTCAACTTTTCTAAACCTGCAACGGTAAAGGATATTCCGATTGATTTGATTGAGCAAATCAACTGGAACCATTACGCCCTTCGCAATATCTGCTACTACGAAGACGTTCTTTATGGGCAGGAATATCGTGAAATTCTGCTGACCGATGAAGATTGGGAAACGTGCATTAAGCCGTTCATTGATCTTTGGCAGGCTGAAAAGGATCGTCTTGAACAGGAACAAATCGAAGCGGAACAGGAACTTTTGAAGTTTGAAAACCGTAAGGAACGCGCCTTAGAAACCCTCGTTAACGATTATCACAGTGCATTAGAGAGTGGTTTTGTCCGTACCTCTATGGGGTTTGATGCGGATATTTCGTCAGATTCCGTTGCTACGCTCTCAGCTACGAATCTCGCACTTAACCGTAACATTCTTGCTGAAGAACCACCAAAAACCGTTTTCCGTGATTTTTATGGACTCAAACGTGAATTGGATAAGGTACAGGTTGAACTTCTGATTTGTCAGATTAACGCCGCACAGAACCACATTCGAGAACTTAAGTATACATTTAAGGACAAGATTAAAAATACAATAGATAACGAATCTTTGAACGCGGCTCTTGACACGTGCGCTTATAGTACGCTCGATTTCTCAAATCTCGCTGAGAATGGTAAGCCGTCCGTTATGCCGTTTGAGCAGGTGTCTACTTACGTGGATCGAATTGACACACGTTATCGATAATTAGTATTTTAAATTAACTAGAGCAAGGTTGAGTAGTATATACTCAACCTTTTATTTTATCTGTTTGACATAGATCAAGCACTCATTATCGAGCGCAGTAAACTTATTTGCAATTCCACGAAATTTCTGTTAATATACGTGTTATCAGATAACGCATACCTTTCCCACGGAGAAACAGGAAAATGTTTACGATTCTTGCCGATATTATGTCTCAGGATGAACTTGATGAGTACTTGATTAATCATATAGATTGTGTCGATGATAATTTTGTACTTTGTCTATATGATAATGAGTATGCTCGTGTGGATATTCAGTCGTTTATTGAAATTTATAAGTGCGAAAATCGTCAGATTAAGAATGATGTATTTGAGGTGGACTATGAAGAGCATAATGTAGTTACCATCGTGACTGATGCACTTAAGAAAAAGATTGCTGAAATGACTGCTTGACAAATAGAAAATAATGAACTATACTAACTATATCAATTGAATTTTACAACGTTAATGAGTTATTAAATGATTCGTAAAGTTTTGATTCTTCTTTTTTTGCTTATTGGTTCGACCTCCTCGGCCTTTGCGGTTGATTTTGTTACTCGTGAAATTCGATGTATTGCTGATAATGTGTGGTTTGAGGCACGAGGTGAGGGAAAGGAAGGATGGGACGCGATTCTTACGGTGATGCAAAGCAGAATCAAGGACAAGCGTTTTCCGAATGAGTATTGTAAGGTTGTGAAGCAGAAGCGAAAGAATATTTGCCAGTTTTCGTGGGTATGCGATAGTAGGCTGAACAACTCGACCAAGCATCGTAGCACCAATCTCTATCGTGAAATTTACGACTACTGCGAAACGTTTTATCAGGCGCCGCATTACTTTATTGATGAAAAGATTGATGGAGCGTTGTACTATCACAGCAATAAGGTCAAGCGTACTGCATTAGGCAAAATGAAACTGTCGGAACCAGTTAAGGTGGGAAATCATTACTTCTATCGTGAACATCAAAAGAAGGCATCTGCAAAAAACATTTAAAAATTTGTTGACTGTAGCCTAAATTTGTGTTATTGTTTAGATGTGTTCAATATTTTGAGTGAGCTTAAACATGAGTAAGTCCAAAGAATATAAGGAAATGTATAATGAGCTGAATTGGAAAGAACAGCTGTCATATTATTCGGATTTCTTTTGGTTGTTTTTTGATGCAATGCCGAAGTCATCTGTGGTGGTGGATTATTATCTTAAAAACAAATATCCTGTTCCAATCACGATAAGTTCTGAGGATGAATCCAAACAGCTCATTATTAACTTTGAGCTGTGGATATATGGGCTTAATGTGTTTTTCGATATTACGAATAAGTCCAATACATGTTATAATTGTGTGAATATGGTTGATCATATCAGAGCACTAACCAAGATTGACGAAAATCTAACCTACGATTCCGATAAGTTCAAATTTAGAACACGCCTTCTTACTCCCTCGGTAATTGATAAGGAAGAGTGTCAGTGGGAATGGACATTTATCGACAAGTACGGCATTTCCTCCTCATTCATTGTAACGAATAAACAACGTGCTGAGATATATGATCAATATATCAATTATGAAAAGTTGAACGATTATTATGACATCTTTGATCCTAGCAACGATCCAATTGATATATGCCTGAAACTTGGAATTAAGTATCGTGACGTAATTGATCATTTCAAAAATGAACGACGCAAATATGAAGAAGATTCGTGAGTTTATTCTGTCTCACGCACTTGACACGCAGAATAGATTGCCGCCCGATTCACGTCATCCAAAAGGTCGAAACGCAATTGCTCATTATTATTCATGCCTCAATTCGTTATATCACGTGAAGGAAACACGAAAGATTCACGACAATCGAATTGATGAGGTTATGCTAATTCTGAATGAAATATATCAAACGGCGGATGATGTTGATTCTTTCGACAAACTTACCAAACCTAAGAATATTCCACAAGAATTATCGTTAAATGAGTTTTTGTTGTAATAGTTGTAGAATATGTTAACAGAATATAATTCATATGCTATTTTTTTTATTTCAAATAAGAGAGACCTTTATTTGAAATGTTATTCTAAAAAAGAAATAACTCCAAAACGGTTTTATAATTTAATTGATAATATTGTTTCTAAGTGTTTGAATGATGATTTTGTTGGTGCAATTCATCATGCAACAAATCATGAGTTGATTTTAATTGATGAAAATGAATATTGTGACTTAAATTGTTATAAAGCCGAAATTGATTTTGACAAAAGGCTTGTCGAAATAGATTATGGCTTTGTATGTCGAATTAATATAAAATTTGAAGAATTTCATGAAAGTGTGAATGAAATGGTCAAGCAGTATTGGGGACGTTAGTTGTATAATTGTCTCAGTTGCTCATATGAATTGTTAAATTATGAATAAAATTGTCGATTATATTTGTATCGTTTGCTTTTTCATTGTTGTATTGCTACTGTTTACTGTAATACTCCCAGCAATGTTATCAAGCGGTGATCCATTTATTATTATCTTTGGTGTAATTTCCTTAATTGTTTTTCTTTCATTTTTGTTTTATGAAATTTGGAGTGTGATTTATAATGAATAAATTCGGTATTAGTGCTATTTGCTGTGCAATTCTTGGAATTGTCGGTGCTGGTTATCTTGTATGGAATACAACTACTGTACAGGCAGGATATGTTGGTGTACGAGTAAATCTATATGCAGATAAGGGCGTACAGAATGAAGTTGAAGGTACTGGACGGTATTTTCTAGGAATTAACGAACAGATGTACCTTTTCCCAACATTTAATCAACTTAAGAATTTTGATGTTCCGTTTGTTTTTCAGACCTCTGACGCGATGGACGTAACAGTAAAGATCGGAATGGAATATAATATCAATCCTGATAAGGCGTCAATTGTGTTTGCAACATACCGTAAGGGAATTGACGAAATTACAGAAATTAATCTTCGACAGTATATTTCTGATTCTCTGATTAAAAACGCTGTAACGATGGATATCAACGAACTTACACAGGGCGGAAAAACTAAACTTCTAAATTTGGTTACAAAAGATATTCGTGAACAACTTGATCCAATTGGTATCCATATTGTAAAACTTTCATGGATGACTGATCTTCAATATCCTGAACAAGTTCGACAGTCCATTAACGCAAAGATTGAGGCAACACAACGAGCATTACTCCGTGAAAATGAAGTGGCACAATCACGGGCAGAGGCAGAGAAAGTTCGTGTAGCGGCACAGGGTGAAGCGGACGCTCGACTTCTACGTGCAAAGGCAGAAGCGGAGGCAATCGCAATCAAGGCAAAGGCTCTTCGTGATAATCCTGACATCATTCAATTAAATGCAATTGAAAAATGGGACGGGAAACTTCCAATTTATATGGCAGATGGGGCAGTAATGCCGTTTGTACAGGTGAAATAAAATATATGGATGATGATGATCTCAGTGAACTTGCTATGTGTGCAGTTAGATATGCACTAGGACGTATGACGTATGTTTCTCTCAGTGTACCGAATGCGATTATGAAATATAAGTTAAGTCTGACAACTAACGCATTACACGTCATGCTTAGAGATATTAAAGAGTATCGTGATTTGCATGAAAAATTGGAATGGATTGCGATGATGAGAGTTGGCGTAATTTTGAACAGTGGCTGGAGCAAGAAATTAAATTAAGAAAAATTAACAATACAACAAAGGCAAGTTGACAATAAATTTTGAAAAGGACAGAAAATTTTGTTTTTCTGTCCTTTTTTGTTGTTCTAAACTTACAAACTGAAAATAATTATTCATATTTTCCCTAGACTACGATGTACCGTAGATGCAAATTACTTAAAGTAATTTGCAGTTGAAAATGTGAGTTATGTTGTGTCTGATCTTAAATTGGTTGGATCAAAAGGTGGAACAGGAACCGTAACATTAACTGTTAATGAAACTGATACCAATAGTGTATTAAATTTGCCTATTGGAGATGGAGTCTTAGTTAAATCCATTAACTCTGTAACTTCTGACAATAACGGCAATGTCAATATTCCACTAGCTGTTGTGGCAAAAACTGGTAGTTATAACGATTTAATTGATAAACCGAATATTACCACACCTCCGAAGACTTATATTACTCAGACGTATAGCGGTAGTACGAATTGGTACCGTGTTTGGAGCAATGGGTTTATTGAGCAATGGGGGCTTTTGAACGGAAGCGGTGGGGGCGGTACTGTTACTTTCCCGAAGCGATTTTCGAACACCGCTTATATCTTTGTAGTTACGCCAAATGAAGAAGGAACGAGTGGACAATGGTTTGCTTGGGGTACAAGCAAAAAAACGGAAAGTTCTATCAATTCGAATATCATGGGTGGCGGAGGCGACGGTGCCCCAAAACAATCGTGGTATGCGGCAGGCTTTTAAAAGGAGGTGACCCTAAAATGGAGTTTGAAATCGGACAAATTTTCGAGGGGCATTACCCTGTAGATGTTCATGAATGGTGTGTAAATAATGACGGATGTTATGTTAAAGTTATCGAACCTTTAGAAAACGGAATTCTTCGATTTGAAATCGTTTTGATTAGAGAACACCCCTTCTTTATTGGGCAAGTTTTTATTTATGAATACCCGCCACAGGTTGCAGAGTGGTGCAATGAGCGGCAGGATTGTTACATAACTGAAATCGAACCGCTTGAAGATGGCACTCGACGTTTTCAGATTGTAGGGGTTACAAAGCCTCCACTTCCTGAGCTTGAAGTGTATAAGGAGCAACGAAAGACTGAGCTTAATACGTTACACGAAACCGCCGAGGAAGAAGCACACATTCTTTCATCCCTTGGTTTTGAGATTGACGCAAACGAAAGAGCCAATCGAGATATTACTGGCTTACTTCTCACCACTAAAGAAGGTGAAACCGTTAAGTTCTGTGATTACTCAAATATTATGCGTGATATTACTCGAACAGAACTTGAAACAATGCAAATCGAAATTGTTAAGAATGCTCAGAGTCTTTATTCTCAGAAGTGGCTTTATCGTAGCCAAATTGATAAAACATCAACTAGTGAGGAGCTTGAACAGTTAAATTTCACTTTCCACTATGAAAATTTTTACAAAAATGAATAACTAGCTTCTACTACATCAACAGGACAGAAAATTTTGTTTTTCTGTCCTTTTTTTTATATTTGCTTTTTTAAATTTGCTGTGCTAATATTAAGTCATAGAGATTGATAAACAACTTTCCAACCAAAAGGAAACAAATCATGCTTTTCGCTCATTACACCACCAACTATTCGCAGGCTAAGATGCTCATCAAGCACCTTACGAACAAGGGTATCAAGTGTCATCTTGCTAAGGATGATCGTTGGTATGTTGTGCTGGCAGAGTTTGATGCAGAATGTCATGTGCGCATTACCATTGAAGATAAGTTCGGAATTGAGTGTGATTACAATTTTGGTCAGGTTACGGAGTATGATGATGATTTCTGCTTTTATGATCTTCCGTGTGTTTTCTCAGATTTTTCCAATGCTTCAGAATTTCATGAGGAGTTTGTCGGCGGTCATTTTAAGAAGTCTGAACAACTTAAGACATTCGGTGTGTACTTTGGTCGGATGTTGATTCGAGTTGATTTCAAAAATCGTTGTATTGTTCTTATTCGTTCTGTTTGTTTTGGTACCGATTGTGTTTCTACTGTTTATCAGTTTTCCGATCTTCCTAAGCTGAAGTCTGGCGAAATGAATCTTGTTGAATTTTATGGCGTTATATGAACTCGAACACAATTATTAAGCGTATTTTAATTTGGTCTGAAATGATTGCTTTGTCTTTGTGGGGAATCTTTTTCACGGTTGTATGTTATAATTTTATTACGCCTGAAAGTTGGAGATTCCTATCGCCTGAAACAATTGATATGATTCGTTCATACGTAAAGGAAATTGGATTTATTACAGGATTAATTTGGGTTAAGTGTTTACATGATGAAGGATTCTTAGATAAAATTTACAAATAATATTGTAGTATGGATGATATTACAAAATTTTTGAATAAGTTTTACAAATATTATAGCTGTGGTAAAGATGTATATGTGTTAAAGAATAATGGTAGAAGAAATTGAGTTAACTTGTCCTGTATGTGGTAAATTGTTCACTAGAATTAAGTCTCGTTATATTAGAGAAAAGACACGGAATCCTGAATTTGTTCCATGTTGTTCTCACTCATGTGCTAGACTTAATTGTAAGCCTAGATGTTGGAAACCATTATCATTTAAAAATTTTCATGGTAATTTTCTGTTTGATCAATCTAAACTTGATGACTCTAGATTAACAAAAGAAAAGGATTTACCGTGTAGATGTATTACTTGTGGTAAGATATTCTATATTTCATATACCGATTATCAGTGCATATATCACAATAATATAAATGGGATTAACGCAGGTAGATATTGTTCTCAGAAGTGTTTTGGTGAAGAATATAAAACACGATACGATGAAGTTTTAGAGAAGCGAAATAAGACCATTGTTGAAAAATATGGATCAGTAAAGAACTTCTCTAAACTTAATTCTCTCAAGCAAAAACAAACATTGCTTGAGAGATATGGAACTGATACTATTGCCTTCATTCCAAATATTTCAAAAAAGAAACGTACTACTAAACGTAAAAATAGATATTCAAATTTAATCAGTACACTTAAGTCAAAGAATGTATTGATTGATATGAAGTATGATGATTATATTGTATCTGATACCATACAATATAAATGTTTAAATTGCAATCACACATGGACATCAAATACAACTGATCCTCAACATGTGTATTGCCCAAAATGTTATAAACAACCATATTCACGTAAAGAAAAAGAACTTGTAGATTATGTCAAATCGTTGTATACTGCTTCTATAGTTGAAAATAATAGAACGGTTCTTAACGGTAAAGAATTAGACATTTACCTTCCAAGTTTAAATTTAGCAATTGAATTTAATGGGAATTATTGGCATTCCGATGCTATTATTCAATCAAATAAACATGTTGAAAAGTCATTAATTTGTAAGAATAAACACATTCGTTTGATTCATATATTTGAATATGAATGGGATTACAATAAAGAGAAAATCAAATCGTTAATTAAGCAGGCATTAGGATTGTTCGATCGTGTAATATCTTCAATTGATTGTGTTGTTAGAGAATTGGAAGAGAATGAATATGTAAATTTTCTTATTGATAATTCTATTGATAAACCAATAAATTCTTTTATTAGATATGGATTGTTTTATTGTGATGAACTAATTTCCGTTGTTGGATTGGATAAACTTGATAAGCGTGAATATGAACTGAAACAATATTGTACCAAATTGAATTATAAGGTGGTTGATGGATTGTCTACTCTTTTATTAAAGATAAAAGACTTTGATAAAATTGTGACGTTTGCTGATTTTTCTAAATTTGATGAAAGAGAATATCTTCAGAATGGATTTTCTGTTGTGGAATATACAAATCCTTCTTTTGTGTATTTTAACGGTTCAAAAATTTATCAACAATCACAGGTGTTAGATGAATCCAAATATATGAAGATTTATGATTGCGGAAAAGTAAAATTGGTGCTACAATAATGCAAAAACTCCAAAGAACCTAAATTCTTTGGAGTTTGCTTTATCTCTTAATCATTCATTAGAGATTACGAATTACGAATTTTGAGAAGTAGTAATTCTTATCCTTAAGCTGTTCGAGCGGTAGATTACCAGTAGCACCGAGACCAGCATCAAGCTGAACCATTGGGTTAGCAACTAGACCATAACGGGTCTTGAAGCCAATCTTAGGCTGGAAGGTATTTGGATCCTGAGCGCGAACAAGTTGAAGTGGGATATATGGACAATAGAACATGCCAGCATCGAAAGCACTCTGACCCTTATAACCTACTACACAGTACTGATCGTTGGACTGATTAGCCTGATATGGATCAACATAGACCTTATACTTACCATTAAGGATACCAGCAAAGGTTGTCTGAGCTTCGTTAACGTTGAGGTTATTCTGAAGAGCAGGAGCGTAATCAAGCATACCAGCCATCTGAAGAGCGGAGGCTACGTCAGAGGAGCAGATGATGAAGTTACCACGACCACGGCGAGTCTTCTGTGCAATGTAGTTAGCTTCACGTTCGATACGGAACATTAAGCCCTTGTACTTTTCAGCAGACCAACGACCGTCAGAGTCGATATCCATGTCGAACACACCCTTTTCAGCTGTACCAGCCTGACAACCAACATAGGCGGTTGTGTAGATGTCACGGATAATTTCACGGTTGATTTCAGAGAGAATTTCCGTAGCAAGGATGTTAGTTAGTTCAGACTCAGCATCAAGACCATGAACAGACTTAAGGTCCTGAGCGAGTTCCATTGTGTATTCAGCCTTAAGAGCGCGGGTCTGAGCAACAACGGAGGTACGTTCGATAGAGAAAGCCATTTCGCCCCAGGAGTTATTACCTTCAGAACCAAGCTTTTCGGCTTCAGCTGTTGGCATACCAGTACCCGTCTTAAATTCAGTACCATCAGCCCAGTTAGAACCCTTATGAGTACCAGCACCACCAAAAGCGGTATTGGCTTCATTGTAGAGAGCTTCTTCGCCGTTCTGAGAACCATAACGAGACTTCATGGCGAAGATAAGACCAGTTGGCTGTGTCATTGGTTGAACACCACAAACATCAAAGGCGATTAGCTGAGGCATAGCACGGCGAACGAGATTGATGAGAACAGGGTCGTAACCTGCCATCTGAGCGTTTGTACCAGCACCACCCATAGCGATACCGTCACCACCATGGTTAGCAGGGGCAGGAGCGGCTTCAGTTAGAACGTCACCGAGCATACCGACAGCGGCGCCACCACGATGCATAGCTTCTTCCTTCATGGCGTTAGCCTGGTTTTCGAGAAGGGCGGCTGTAACCTGACGACGATAGTCATCCTTAATAGCAGGGGCAGATTCATGGTTTAGAACTGGTGCCCACTTTTCGACAAGAGTATTCTTAATCATTTTTATAGTTATTTCCTATAGCGGAGTTAGTTATATTATATTAGTTAAAAATATTTAGGAATTATTATAAAATGGTTTTTACTTATTGAGCGCGGCGGCAAAGTAGGCAACCATTGGGTCGACGTGTTCTTCAACGACGACCTTCTTTTCTTCTTTCTGTTCTTCGACAATTGGTTTAGAATCAGAAACGATATTAACAGTTTCGATAACAGGTTTTACTTTAACCTGAGAATCTTCTGTTGCAAATTCCTCGGCAAGAGCACGAACCTTAGATTCATACTCAGCAAATGGAACATCAATTGATTCAAGCACAATGGCGAATCGTTCCTTTTGCGTATCGGTCATAGATTCGGTGATATCACGAACAATCTTTTCTTTTTCAAGCTGTTCGATCTGAAGTTTGAAATCCATACCTCGTTGAAGTTCCTCGGCTAGTTTAGTATACGCTTCATCGGTATTCTTAGCCTGTTCTTCAAGTTTAGCTTCAAGCGCGGAAATCTTATCTTCGTACATCTTCTCGGCGGTTGGTTCAGTCATGTTAAATGTTTCAAACATTGACTTGATACCAGCCATAAAGTGCTCGGCAATATGAGATTCACGTGCCTTTAGAACTTCTTCCTTATGTTCTTCAAAGAATTGCTCGACACAATAACCAAGATATTCGTCAACCTTTTCAGATAGAGCTTCCTCGGCTTCCTTAGACTTTTCGGCGGCAAGGGTTTCAACCTGTTCGCCAATCATCTTAAGTTGATCATTGTAAAGCTGTTCATTCTCGGAAATTGTGAGTTCAAATTCGGCAATCTTATCAGCGGCTTCCTTTAGTTCATTCATGTAGGACTGCTTTACAGATTCCTGAATTTCCTTTGTTTTTTCTTCAATTGCTTCTTTGAAGTTTTCTTCTAGCTTCTGCTTTTCACGATCTACCATTTCCTTAACCGCTTCTTCAAAAAGAGGTGCGGCGGCAGATTTAAATTCTTCGGTAAGACCCTCGGCAGATTCAAGCAACTGCTTAAATTTTTCGGTCATTTACTTCTCCGTAATTGGATTTATTATGTATTCAAGTTATATTTATTTTTTGATATTTGAAAGAAAATCGCGGAATTTTTCAATTTGGAGCTTACCCAATTCTTCTACAATTTCCTTTTCATTATCGGCATGAGGAATCCAACTATCGGTTTTTTCATCGTATTCCCATTCCTGATCTTCCATTAGACCGCTCATATATGCGACCTGACAAGATGGTTCCCACACAATATCACCAGCCGTAATTAGTTTGAATCCATCTTTATCCACATATGCAGTACCGTTTTTGTATGATACCTTACCAAGTGCTCTACTAGACATACCGAGAGTACAACCTTCCTTAATAAGGCTTTTAACTATTCGTCCGTTAGGCGTATCAAGCACCTTAGCACGGCCACGGAAATAATCTCCATCACGCCACAAATCGGTTATAACGTGAGATATTTCTTTAAGGTCGATATTTGGTGTCTGATTACCTGACGGGTGATTAAGTGTACCAAAAGCACGTTTAGACTTAACAAAATTGTCAATATAACGTTCAACTTCAGGTTCCATCACTTCCATTGGATAGATTCGTCCGTTTCGATTTTTGATATTAGCCTGAAGAAACACGCCCTCAAGATAATATTCAGGCTCACCGTTCTCGGATTGTTCGGTGATTACCTTGATTTCATTTTGTTCTTCTTTGATTAGTTTCATTTACGTTTGCGTCCACGTTTTTGTATTTTACCATAATCTGGAGAACCTGAGATATTTGTTTTTGCACCTACACGAGTTTCATCTTCATATGCGCCATAGGTTGCATATTCTGCAGATTTGGGAATAAATCCATGTTTACGGAGAGTCATCCAAACTTCTCCCTCACCACTAAACTCAAACCGAAAGTCCTTTTCTTTTTCTGTACTTTCGGACACAAACTGTTGACCATCAAATATTAGTGTACCACATGGAGCGGCCTGAAGTGTCATCACTCGCGTTTCTCCACGATACACCTTAATTACCGTGTCAGATGCACCAGTCCACTGAACACTACGAATTGTCACATAAAGATTCGTCCTATCCTTCGGTGTTTCCTGATACTCATGACACAAATCATCTATTGTAACAGAAACGACAGAAGCATCATCGGAGACTACCTTAATATGCGCTTCACAATCAACGTTTCGTAATAGTTGAAATTCTGCCATTGTAATTATGTACTTCCTAATAAAAGAGACAGAAGACGGTATAGTAGCATTATAATATAAATCGTCGTAAATTTATGTTAACAAGATTTATAGTTATTATGAAGTTTGTTGATTTAATATTAAATGCTGAAGAATTACATTATAACCTATACCGTCTTCTATCAATTGGAAATATAATATGAGGAGGTTATTCTTCGTTTGTAGATGTCTGATCGGTTGTGGCATCTACGGTTGTTTCATCATATGAATCGGCCTGCTGTGCTTGTTTTGTTGAAAAGCCAAAAGCCGAAATTGCATCGGACGTAATATTATTGAATGAATCGGCAATCTTAACTTGAAGTGTATCAAACACATACTGTTTTGCACCTTGTACATCATCCATTTTTACTGCGTCAATAAATGCATCACTCATTGTTTTGTTCCTTTGATTTCTTTTCTTTCTTCTTTTTCAGGTGTTTCTTAAGAAAATTTAAGTCTTCTTCCTGAACCGCCTGAATCAATTTATCAATATCGGTCATTATTAAAAATAATGATGTGCTCTATTATTTAGGTATCTTTACCTAGTGATATATTGTATATCATTATTCATCTTCTTTTGAGGAATTGGATAACGAATTGACTTCCTGTTGCTCAAAGTCACCGAATTCCGATTCTGATTTACGATCTTTCTTAATTTCCTGTTGCATCTTTTTCCATTCGGCTTCTGTGAAATTAAGAATATTCGTGGCAATATATTGTTTACTGAAATAATCTTCTTTCATACCGTCTGCAGTTTGTGCCACATTCATTCGCTCAGTCAGAATTTCAAGTCGTTTAAGTTCTTCGAAATAATTATCGTGCTGATACTTAAATTGAATTAAGTTTACAATTTTGTCCCATTCCGCACTACTCATGATGTTTTTGGACAACAACTGAATACGTAATGCTTGTTTGAATAGGTTATTAAAATTGTTTCGTAGACGTTGAATGAATTTCGAGAACAGAATTTCCTCACGTGTTACTTCTGAAGTACGGCCCAAGCTGTTAATTGCATCAGGCATCAATCGTTGTTTTGGAACACCCAATGCCTGATATAGTTTATTTTGAAAATATCTTATATCATCAATATCAGATAATGATCCACCTGAAGGTAAGGTCTGAATCTCTGTTGCTCTGCCCCCATTTACACGAGGCAAAAAGTAATCTTCCATCATGGACATAAATTGTTTTGTGTCCTTAACTTCACCCGTTTTGATGTCGTAGGTTACCTTATTGCGGAATTTTTGCATAATATTCTGCACAAATTGTTCCGCTCTTTGTGGTGGTAAGTTTCCTGTATCGACATAGAACACACGACGCTCAGGTGCACGCACAATACGATAGATTACAAGTGCATCTTCCATCATCTTAAGTTGATTTACAGGTTTAATTGCTTTGAATAGATGACTGATTGTACATCCAGAATTCGCATCTACTAAACCTGAAGGTACATCAACAATTGAGTCTGGAGATAACTTAATTCCTTTCTGTGCTGTACCTAGTCCCTTATCACTGAATACGTAATAGGTTTCGATTCCCTTGATGATTTCAACTTGATTAACTGTTTCTTTGGTAACTTCAGTAATTTTCTTAATTTTGCATGGATCGATATATTGTATGCCCTGAATACCTTTTTTTGGATTTTTGGGGTCAACAGAGACATAATAATAAATTCGTCCATCAATGTACCACCGCTTAAAGATGTCGTGGCACTTATTCTGAAAATCAAGCAGAGACAGAACTGTATCGAATTCTTCTATAACTTTCTGCTTAATTGAATCGGGAAATTTCTTTGAGTCAATTTGATCTAGTGAAATAGAAACAGGGGAAATTGTATCTTCTACAATTACTGCTTCGTTTACAATTTGTTCAATTGCAGTATCACAGTCAGGATAAGAGGAAATTTCACGATAGCGATTAATTGTCTGAATTTCATCCTTAATCAGTCCATCAAGGTCAAACGAATAACCGTAATAGCCTGACATATTGGATGTGTTGACAATTGTTGAAGAACCATCTACAATAGGAGTAACAGGTGTTTTAATTACGGGAGAAGGATCACCCCGATTTTTCCTCCACCCAAACATATCAAAAAGACTCATTTATTATCCGATAAATTTAAATTCCAAGATTACTCATTACGGAACCTACTGCCCCAACCGCATCACCAAGTGTCGTAGAATCATCAGGAATACAATAGTCATAGACAAAAGTACAATCAAACATTTCGGCCTGGTTGTTGCTGTCATAATCTAATTGAATTGCCGCGATATCCTGAGGGAATGCACCAATTAGTTTATAACCACGAAGGACACCACCATTACGATCTAACTGCTGAATGAGAATTTCGCCCTTATAAGATGCAGGAATTGTAATGCCTGTTGTAGCTGATGGATTACGCATCTTATGAGACCATTCTTCAAGTGCTTTACGTACTCCGAAATCTGTAGTATTATAGATTGTACATGACCAAGGCTGAAATTCGGTTTCACCAGCTTCATGGTATTGCTTACCACGATAGTAAAGCTGTACGTCACCAACTGTTGTTTGTGGAATTTGAGCCGCCTTTGTTAGATAAGTTGCCTTTCTCATTGCATTAGAAGCTCCACTTACAATTGTTGGGAAATTGATATTTACACGGAATTGGTTTGGAGCCACTACACCAGAAAGTGCAAAAGCAAATTCTTGAATACTTGCCATTATTGTTTATTCCTAAAAGAGAAAATAATAAAATATTATATAATATTTACGGCAAAAGAAATTTATTAAATGAAAGTAGATTCAGGTATTATCAATCCGCTAATTAAGCAAGAATCAGTAGAAGTACAACAATTTTATGATGACCTAATGGAGTTTCATGAGTTGTTTGAGAATTGTAAGGTGCTTGTGAAAAAGGTATCTGTGTTTAATGTTACAGAAAGCATCAAGAATAAATTGTTTGAATTATTTCCTGAAATAACAAAGAAAACAATTAAACATCGTAGTGGTGTGGTTATCCAGTATAATCCACAAATTGTAAAATTTGAAGGAAAGGAAATCACTGTTCCAATTGAGGTAGCTAACATCTTATATGAATTTCCCTTTATTTGTGATCGAGTAATTCATGGTGTGTTACCAAAAGTTGTTGCAGATACACAACTTAAAATTATCAGTGATATTATTGTTTCACTCAATCGCGGTGAATATGATATCTTAACACAATATATCAAAAAGTTCACTGAGAAAGAATTAGTGTTTCAGAATGGCGCCAAATTTACATTGTCCGATCCATATACAATCAGATATGATGGTCAAAAGTATTATGGTAATGCAACAACAGTTAAACAAGTCAATTTGTTAAATGTAGCATATATTAACACTTTTTTCGGCAATATTACTGATCCATTTGGACGATTCAAAGAATAAAAATAAAAGGAGAGATAACATAAGAATTATCTCTCCTTTTTTGTTATAGAATATACAAACGAGTTCCATCGGGAACAGTTACAACAGCACCTTCTCCCACCGTTAGTGGACCTGTTGCCATTGCGTTACGCCCCCTTGTGATTTCGTAGCTTGATGTGATTGTTTTATCATTTTCATAAAACACCTGATCACTTAGGCCACCTGTTGCACCAGAGCCAATCGATCCCCAGCTTCCATTACGAAAGCCCTCAAAAGTATTCAGTGTACTGTTATATCGAATCATACCATTAGTGCTGTTATCTGGTCGTTGATCAATTGTGCCAACAGGAAGAACTAATGCCCCTGTTGTACTGAATGTAGCCGTACCTGTGAATGCGGGCGACTCAATCGGCGCCTTTAGATCAACTTCTGTATTAAGCGTAAACCAGTTGGAGTCAATTTCGGCGTTTGTTAACGGTTTGCCCTTAAGAACCGTGCTTGTATTTAATGGTGGTGTGAGCGATGAGCGATATGTTAAATTTGCTGACATATTCATTCACCTCTTGTTTGTTTAATTAAAATACTTAACATGTTTTTGATGTCGTCAATTTGGTTTTCGATGTGATTCACTCTGTCCTCAAGCTCATGTTGCCGCTTCACAGATTCCTTCTTCCGTTTGTATGATGTAACACCTGATTGATCTGTGTTAATGATCGCTCCTGTGCTCATATCACGATACAAATTATCCGCACCCAAAACCTTAACAAATTTTCCATTCATTTTATGTATTATTTTTTTATTGATGTGAGGATGAAAATAAACTCACCCTCACATTTTATTATTATGCGCAAGCAATGATTCTTAGATCACGAATGCTTGGTACTGCAGAACTATTTGTGCTACGGAACACAACCTTAACTGCCAATACGTCAAAAGAATTTGCTTGTTCAATTGAGTAATTAACATCGGTATATTTCGTCACGCTCATGTCGGTTTTTACAATTGCTGTATCAGGATCAATCTTAACCCAAGGAATTGAGTTATATCCAACTGATCCACCGTTTTGATACGCCTTATAGTACACATCAATATCTGCTTGAGTTGGCACATTAGCCGCAAATACAATTCTTGCAAAATTACATGATCCTGCAAAAGAGATTGCGTTGGTAATATATTTTGAGGTAACTGATCCACCAATTGGACTAATTTCTGAAGTAAACAAATTACGAACACTAATTTTAGTATTTGCAACTGCATTTTCAGACTTAAACTTCTTCTCGGTTTCAATAACAACAATTGGAGATTCCTCTGTACCGCTTGTCACTTTATTTGTAACTAAAACGGTTCCATTATTATCATCCGTTGTTGCTCCCTCAATTGTAATATATTTCCCCGTATCAATTCTTAGCAACTGTTTACCGATTGCCGCATTTTTGTTAATAATCTGATTATACAACATTACAGCGGTTGCAGTAGCTGAACTACCTCCCTCAATTGTAACCGTTGGCGGAGCAGTATATCCTGAACCACTATCAGTTACAACAATAGAAGTAATTTTTTGATTGTTGATTACGGCTTCTGCTTTCGCTTGTCGACCACCACTAACGTTTGGAGCACCAATTTTAACTGTTGCAGTTGTATATCCTGATCCCTGATTACCAACTGTGATTTCAGAGACACCTCCAGCAAACGCAAAGTTGCCACTCAACAATTCTACTGTATCAAGTGCAGGAACATTAACTGTTGTTTCTGTTGGACTATCAACTGTATTGTTAATTATTACTGCAGAAACACGATCACTGTCAATAATTGGACTTAATGCAGGATTAGTGCTTGAGAATGTCACATTTAGATTGAGTGAAGTTTTATTTGTGTTTTCCGCACTATAGATTGCAAATGGAACACCCAAATAGTTGTTATCATTAGGAATAACAGGAATTTGTGGAACGCTCTGATTTACAATCTCTGATCCATCAACACTACGACCCGTCACGCCGTCTAATGTATATGACATCATTGTATCACTAAAGATTTGTGTTGTCACATTAGGCTGAATCACATCATAGTTAAGATTGCTTGTTGCTTTGAAGTTTCGTCCACCAACATAACCAGTGGCTAATGCGGCAGTACTGACCTCAATAACATAACTGTGCATATCAACGTTTGATACTGTATGAGTACCAATAATTGATGTGAACGGAATACCATTTACCGAGTCAACCGACTTAAACGATACCGTATTAAGTGTAAGTGCCGAGCCGTCAACCAAGGTTAGCTTCGTATCTGATGCAATTGATTTAACTACACCAACAACTTCATCACCCTTGGTATAAAGTACCGATCCTACTTCAAGCTCACTGTTAAACTTAGTGCTTGTGCCTGATACTGCAGTTGAATTTTGTGCAACTGTAATCTTACCACTTAGTAATTTAACCTTCGCATCAACCAAATTTAAGTCATCATGTGTAATATTAACAATTGAGCCGTTGTACTGACCGTGGAAGTTATGCCACACACGTACTAATTTTGATCCTTTGACCGTTTGGAATGGATTATCATTTAGATATCCCGATTTCAATTCGGCATTACGGAATTGTAAATTGGCCTGTGTATTGGTCTTAAAGTTAGCACGATATATTGTAAATTTCAGGTCTTGTGACTGACTTGCTGACCACGTTGAACCGTTTTGTGATTTGAATAATACACCGTTGAATGGTTGTTTACTAATAACCACAGATTGGTTTGGCACATTGTCGCCAACTTCTGCAATCCACACACGATATTTTGTTGAATCAGAAAGTAATACTACAGCGTATTCAGTACCATCTTCAACATATACAGGAGACTCAAATTCAAAAGTAGTTGGTGTATCGTAACTATTTTCAGTCACCATAACCCCCTTATCATTTTGATATGTCACCGTATTGCTTGAAGTGTTAATCTCTTCGGGACGCTTAATCACTTCACCAAAGGCAAGCACACGACCTGATGGGTAACCATTCTCAACTGTACGAATTTGAAGCGTTACAGGAAGATTGGTGTCCTTTGTTGCAAAGTATACATCAACTTTACTCAGGAAGCAACCGCCCTTACAATCTACCAAGAATGTTTCTGCCAATGGGTCACGGTTAATTGTTGAAGTAGTTGTTTGGCTCCAACTATTAGTTACTGTTCTATTTTCAGATACACTTTGCTGTGTTACCTGAGCATTACGTACAGCGTTAATCGTTTTTTGTCGAGTGTTAATCACCCCAACTGCAGAATACGTTGTACTTGAAGAACTGGTTGAATCAAGCGAATCATTATCCTTATTATCGTTCACAGATAATAAACGTTCACCACACCTAAAACTAAATGCCGCAGTTGCCTTTGCTTCACCAATATTTGTATATTCAATTTTATCACCATCGGGAATCCAGTATAAGAAGAACAATTCCCCTGCATAGTTTGTAACCAATGGCTCAAATCGATGATTCTTATTTGGCTCTGCACTTACGACCTGACCAATTGCCTTTGATAAACTACCTTCAATTAAGTCGCCAGCAATAAATGATCTAACCTTCGAATTGGTCTGTTTAACACCTGCATCATTATAATACTCACCGTCAATTGGCTTGCCGTTAATTTCCTTGATGTTTGTGACATAAAGATAATGCTTCCCTGTGTCACCATCATAACTACGACCAACAACTACCGCACTCAATCTGCTTGGAGTACCTGATTGATGAGACGTAGAGGTAATCACATCACCAATATCAAGACACGTTTTATCGGTTTCTTCTGACCAAAAACTGTTCTTGGTTGTTTCAATAATGCGTCCCTTGTTATTAATATCGGCGCCTGCTACTGAAGAATCATCAAACGTACCTCTTGTTGGTACATATTCAATTCGTGAGCATGGTGTGCACCAATAATCAATTGCCACATCGTCAAAGAATGGATAGAAGCGAGTGAACGGCTTAAGACCTTGTGCCTTAATCATGAGATAACGACTTCTCATGTACGGAATTTCACTTGTTGATACAATTCGATCACCAACTTCCTCATAGTCAATTCGTGCGGTTACACTTGTTTTAATACCTGTACGAGATTGACCTTCTTTCTGTGCATAAGTGGTACGATATGTAAAATCTTCATATACGTGACGCCCTTGAGCACGAGTATCCCATCCTTTCCAATGACCAGTTTGTGTTTTGCTTGTTACTGTTGGAGTCCCTGTCCAAGTCGTTTGCCATGAATTCCATTTTGTTCCTTCTAATGAGTTTTTCTTTTGAAGATAATCACCCTCAACATTGTTAATGATATCAGGCAAATATTTGGTTTCAAACCAATCATCACTACTTGGATTACATTTTACCACACCTAGGAATGTTGCAACCGCGAATGGGTTAATGTTCTCAGTCTTACTTGCATATGGCTGATCAACCAATACAACATGAGGTTGTTCATCATCAAGCTCTAATGTGTATACCTTACCATACGCACGATAGTTTGCCAATTTACGTGAGGAAGGCTCATTTTCCACAAGCGACACATTACGTTGAATGAAACCAGGACGACAAATACCTTCATCCGATACTAATGCACAGTTATAGCTTGAGTCAGATTTGCTTGAAACTGTTGTGTCCTTAAAGTTATCAACAATGAATCCTTGCTTATGACGATCAAGTCCGTCCGCGTCCTCAACTTTCATATTGCTTGTTTGTTGTTCAAGCATTGACAGTGTTGTGTAGTCCTCAAGATTGGCAATTCGTTGTTCAAGCTTACCAATATCACGCATAGTATAGCGTCTATTATCAATTGTTTCAACTGCACAATTGGTTGAGTCTGCCTTAAATGTATACGGCTTAATATCCAAATTATACAGATTCATTGATAAAGATGGTGTTTCTGGCAACTCAGGCGTAACGCTTGGAACACCTGTTACATCAACAAAATTTCCCTGAAAATCTAGACAAATTTTATCTTTTCGCCCAAGATAATAGGAATAATCTGTTGTGATTTCCTGTCCTCGCTTAATGGTTGCGGAATAGCTTGATCCTGTTCCTGAGAATGTCTTGCCCTGATCATCAATTCGTGGACGGAAATCAAGATAATCACCCAACGATGTACCGTTAAGCAATGGAATTTCACTATATGAAATATCTTCTGGATATGAATCAACTGTGAAATAATCACCGTTACTATGCTTGAAATATTCAAATTCTACTGCAAATGGAGCAGAAGGAGGATTAAACGACGGTTTCAGGGAAATTGTTGACAAGCCATAATATGATTCTGTTTGTCCATTATTGAACTCAAATCGATCGGAAATATCTGTGATATAGTTTCCGTCTTCTCCCCATGAATTATTGCTCATCTTAATTGCAATAATTCTGAACACGTCTGCCTTGCCCAATGAAATCGTGGATAATGTTGCATCTTCCTTATTATTGAACTTAACCGTTTCACGAGTAACCGTTTTAATCTTACGCCCAATGTTATCCTTACGTACTGTTGCCATAACACTGAAGTTGTGTTGTGCAAGAGAGTTGTCTAATGTAAATGTAATATTGGACTGACCACCGCTACTAATAGCAATTGGTTTTACAATTTTACCTGTGTTTTGATCAATTACAATATAGTTGTCATTTTCCTGTTCGTTTCCAAATACACCGTTTGATACCGATAATGAAAGTGTACAAGTACTACCTGAAACTGATGACGCTGTACCATTAAGATATTCCATTGTATAATATGAAATCTTATTACTACCGTCCTTATCAGTTACAGATTTAATGCAACTATTGGGCAATGAATACAATGATGAAATTTGTTGTGGTTCTACAACAGTCGTCAATATTAGATTAACCTTTTCACCATCTACTGTAATTTGCCTGTCAATTGTTACTTCGTTTTGTCCAACAATTGAGGTAATCTGACAAACATAATTACCAATCTTCAAATAGTCACCAACACGTGTATCAGTCATGAATGAAGTGTTAGATCCATTCAGTTTATTACTTGCTCCCTTATTTGGGTAGGAAGAATAAGTTGTTACCGATCCACCAATTGCAACAAGTTGTGGAGCAATATCAGCAGTGAATGATTTTTGAGTATTTTGACGACCAAAATAGAAAGATTTTACATCAGAACTAAAATCTTTATCAGAATTTAAATTGACATCAAATAGGTATAACTTGTATGTACCATTGGAATCATGAAGATTACCAGAGTCCCACTCAATTCCTCGAATGCGACACGTGCCAATCTTTTCACCTTGTTTTTGACCTTGTTTTGTCTCGGTTAATTTGTTATAAATCTCAACCTGTTCAAAAGTATCACACGGTGGCATTCCGTTAATATTTGTAACATAGACGAAGTTACCAATTGGAGAATTAACATATCGATCAGAGGCTTGTTCCGTTTTACGTGCTTTTTCAACTGGTACATAAGAAGTACCAACTTTTTCAATTTCGAACCCCTGAACATATGCTTTACCACTTTCTAAACCAATTGCTAATTTTGATTCCTCACCAAAATCAGCATATGCTTTTGCAATAGCACCTGTACCGTTGCCCTTAAATGACACCTTGATATCATTACTTGTGAATCCTGATCCACCATTTTCAAGCAAAAGTTGAATAATGCTTCCTTGTGATACTACGGCTATTGCTTTTGCTCCTGTGCCTCCCCCGCCTGAAATTTCAACAATTGGAGGTTCTGTGAATCCTGATCCACCGTTTACCAATTCAAGCTTCGTAATCTTTCCTTCAGCATGATATACACCGTTGTTAAATGTTGGTGTTGGTGTATATTCCCACTTGATACCGCTTGAGTTACTTTGTGATTCCCACTGTGCGCCCTGTGTATGAGTTGGACCAGAACCTGTACTTAAGCTGTATCCTTCTGTTCGTGCGGTATAACAACGATCACCATTCTTAATTACGTCACCACGAAGATACTGAGTGCCAGATTTCCACTGCCCACGATCATTGCTACGATGCTCCTTAATGGAAATCTTAAACGGTCTTACAGTATAATCACCGCTTTCGTCATAAGTTCTACGTGCAAGTGTTTTTTCTAATTGCGAGTATTCTGTGTTGGTTACCTGTTTTACAATTTTGCCAGTTTGAATTTGACCCAATTCAATAAAGTTTTCTACATTGGTTGTACCAAGTGAAACCTTCTTAAGAATAAGATCAATCATGTATCGATGAGCACCAGGAGCGGCATAGTTGTATGATCCCTGAGCATTATCAAGTAATGAGAAATCTTCTTCAGGCGTAATAATGACTTCTTTTACGTCTAGACCAATACGATAACTGGGAACATTAGAATACTTGTCAAGAATAATTGTTTGAGAGTCAACCAATACAAAATGACCACTTACGTAATAAATTCCTCGTTCAATTTGTGCAATTGAACCGCTACCTAATGCATCGTCTGAGTTACCAACAATCAGACCGTCTGAACCTGAAAGTGTTTCGCCTGCCTGAAAAGATGATGCCTCAGTTGAATCGCCTGAATTCTTATATTTGACGAATAGTGTTGCTGGATCACTTCCCTCTGCATTAACCGCTGTGATAATGGATGCCTTGATACCTGATACAGTACCAGTAATGTCCTGTCCAATGAGTTTTGTTACATCAGCGGTTGTTTCCTGAAGCTTTACATATTGAATTGTGGTATCAAAGTTCATCTGACCTGGAATAACCATTGCACCGTCGGCGAAAAAATGATCCCCCATTCGTTTGATCTGATTTTGTAAGATTGTTTGTAATTGTGTTAGTTCTCTTGCCTGAACACTATAGCTTGGACGAAATAAAAAAGAATAAAACTTCTTATTCTCATTATAATCGTCATAATATGGATTTTGTGCAAATACTTTCATAATCTGTTAAAATGTAATAAAGGTACGAATACCGAATGTTCTGCCCGATGAAAGAATGAACGGTGTATTATTATCAGAATACAATAAGTCGCCTGAGTATTTGTTTACAGTAGGTATTTCATCAACATGAGTGATTTCATAATATCTGATTGCGCCTGTTTGTTCATTTTTGTAAATTACACCAGAATATTGGTCTACTTGATAATAACGAGAACTTAATTGTTGTACAATAACCTGATTGCCACTTACCGCCACAACTCTATGCTTAATGCCGTCGATTGTGATGTTTAAGTCGGGAACAAGATCAGCAGTCGTTAACATTGTCAACTTAAATGTAACCGTTACGTCAGTTTGTGTAATGTTTTCCAAGGTTCGAATGTCTTTTGGATTTTCAATTACACCAAATTGACGGTAATCCTGATTGAGATTAATTAATTGGTTATCATCACGAACAGAAACATATATGCAAAATACATCACCATATAGCTCATTCACCGCATCATATCCGTGTCCATTTACTGGAGGAAGAATTGCGTATGCCTCTGCATCAATATAACTATTTGGCTCTAATCGTTCCTCGTCATCGAATGAGACATTCACATAGGTGTAGTTTTTTCCATATGATGTCATCACAATTTGTTTAATGGCGCCATTTTCAACAATTGCTTCTGCTGTAGCACCTTCACCATCACCGTCAATTATTACCTTTGTTTTGTCTGAATATTCTTCACCGCCCTGTTTTACCACAATTGAATAAATTGCCCCAATTGTGGTTGTTTGTTCAACCGATGCCTGATCTCCGCTTAAATTACTTCCACCAATAATTGCTTGGAATGTGGCGCCTGATCCTGCAGAGTTATGACTAATTGCCTTAATGTCAAGATATGAGTAACCTTCGCCTGCATCAGCAACTATCACACCAACGATCTTTCCGTCCATAATTTTTGGATACAGCACACATCCTTCACCGTCACCTGTTGCAGATAAGGTTGTGTTAATGTCTGCTGGATATTTCACACCTGGATCGTCAATTGTAACGCTGTCAATTTTACCATTCAATAAATGTGCTGTCAATTTTGCAGTAGCATTACCATATTTTCCTTCACCTTTACCTGAAGTATCAATAATAGTAATCTTAGGAATATTGACATAACCAGAACCAGGATCATCAATTGTTACTGTGTCAATTGATCCTGTATCATGATTAACATATACAGTTAATTTTGCTTGTTTCCCATTTTTTGATGTTGGTTTATCTACCACGGCTGAAGTCTGTTTGTCGGATGAATATCCTGACCCTCCATTCGTAACAACCACTCCCTCTATTGCACCTAATGAATAGAATGAATCAGATAATGCCTTTTGAACTGGCATATATTGGGTGCTTGAGAACTTACGACGCTTAATCAGGGGAACATTATACATGTATTTCCACAAATAACCGTCGTCGGTCTTCACCACATCAAAATTGATTTCCGTTGGTTCAACTGTTGATTTGGCGCCGTTGTTATTGTTGAGACATTTATACACATTATAATCTGCCGTCATTACATAGAACGGCTTATTAGTCATGTCCTGAGTGTGATCCCATTGATCATATATTTCATCTTTTCTCCACTTATGCATCTTGCACACAATAGATACATCGTTTGCGGTTACTTTTCTGAAATATACAATATTATCACGAATGATTACATCATTAACGTAAGCATTATCAGGATCAGGATCAGGCGTTTGACCGTTATCCCACGAATCCAATTTACCAAGAAAGTAATATAAATTCGTTCGTTGATAGTATACATCATTTACCATCTTTGAGGCAAGTGATGTATGAAACGAAGGTCTAAAATTCGCCACGTTGTTTAAGTTTATTTCATAAGTTAATTATTATTTACCTAAAACTAAGTAAAAATAAATAATATAGTAAATATTGATTTTTTATAAATCTTTTTAGGACAGAATAATAATGGCATATCTAAGCCCACAAGTTGAAGTAAATGAAACTGATAATACCCAAACAACGGTTCAAGTTGGCACATCAATGGGTATGACAGTTATTACTGCAGGATGGGGACCAGTGAATGATCCTCAACTTCTTACAGGTGAAAATGATTTGGTTGCAATCTTCGGTAAACCAAATAACAAAAACTTTAAGTCATGGTTCACAGCCGCAAACTTCATGGACTATACTGCACAAATGTATGTTGTTCGCGCAAGTACAAAGGCGCAACGAAATGCAAGTGTAAAGGCTGAAGAAGAGCATGATCTAGTAATTAACAACGAAACCGAATACACTGCACAGTATGAAAATGGAATTGGTGATTATGGTCAATTCTGTGCAAAATACCCTGGTGCTATCGGTAATTCTATTATGGTTACCTATGCAGACGCAGGATCATTCGAAAATTGGCAATGGACTGACGCAAACGGCAAGCAATACGATTTCCGTCAGGAATTTAGTGATGCCCCTGGTACATCAAACTTTGTAAAACAACGTGACGGTAAGAACGATGAACTTCATTTATTAGTCATTGACGCAGGGGGACGAATCACAGGCACTAAGGGAACGGTGCTTGAACGATATGAATATCTCTCCAAGGCATCAGACGGCAAAACGCTAGACGGCACAAGTAACTTCTATAAGACAGTTCTTCGTGATCGTAGTGCATATGTTTACTGGATGGATTATCCTGAAGAAAGTTTGTTAAATCGTGAAATCGGATTTGAGGAATCTGCTATTGTCGGAAAGGCAAAGGCTGGTGAAACAGTTCTTCAAAAGCCAATTGTTGCAAACGGAAATTTTGGTGATGAAGCAACCGATACAATTTTCCCGAATCTAAAAGAAGCATACTTTGGTCGTATGCAAGGTGGTGTTGATTCCTTTGAGGCTGATGATGACGAATTAATGCGTGCTTACGATTTGTTTAAGAATAAGGAAGAATTTGATGTCAGTCTTATTCCAACTGGTGCCGCAAGTGCTACAGTTGCAAAATATGTAATTCAGAATCTTTGTGAACATCGTTTAGATTGTGTTGCATGTGTTTCTCCTAATGATGGACATGGTAATCCAATTCTTGGACTAGATCTATTAGATGACACAATAGCATTCCGTACCAATTCCGACTTCAACGTAAATACTTCTTACGCTTTCCTTGATAGCGGTTGGAAATATCAGTATGATAAGTACAATGACACCTATCGTTGGATTCCTCTTTCAGGTGATACCGCTGGTTTAATGGCTCGAACCGATGCAACTAATGCTTCATGGTGGAGTCCAGCAGGATATACTCGCGGACAATATAAAAATGTGGTTAAACTTAACTTCAGTCCAAATAAGGCCCAACGTGATCAATTATATCAGAAAGGCATTAACCCTGTTGTAACTTTCCGTGGTGAAGGTACGGTGTTGTATGGCGATAAAACGCTATTGACAAAACCCTCCGCGTTTGATAGAATTAATGTTAGGAGGCTTTTCATCTATCTTGAAAAGGTTCTATCAGAAAGTGCCAAGTATCAGTTGTTTGAGTTCAACGACAGTATCACTCGTGCTTATGCTCGTAGTCTTGTCGAACCAGTCTTACGTCAGGTACAAGGTGCACGGGGTATTCAAAATTGGAAAGTTATTTGTGATGACAGCAATAACACCGCAGACATCATCAATGCTAACCGATTCATTATGGACATTTACGTACAACCAAATTACTCTATCAACTTTATCACACTTAATTTTATTGCTGAAAAGTCAGGTAGTGCCGTATTTGCTGAAACAACAGCATAAAATTTAATTACGTAAAAATAATAATCCCAACAGGAAATAAAATTCTTGTGGGGATTTTCTTTTATTTGTGAAATATATTATGATTAACTTAACACATTACTATGATGTAACAAAATGCTTAAACGAACTACTTAAATTTCAAAATAGTCTTAATTTGAAATATGCACCAAAAGTAATTTCCGATAAGTCTATTCATCTATTATGTTCTACTAATAATCGATATGAACGAGTAAAACTATTGCAACAGCTTTCTGACAAGCTTAAATCTGATAATTTTTCAGTTGATGACAGTAGATTAAATGATGTTAGTAAAGGATCAAATTATTGGTACTTAATTGTAAACAAAATTAAGGTGTATTGTAAGGCTAAATCTCGTACACAATATACTGCATCAACATTATTAAGAGGCGCCACAGTTAAAACAATTAACGATGGAAATTCAGATATTCAATGTTATTCATTCGGTTCAGATACAGAATTAAAAAATATAATTGAAACAAATATTGATAAGCATAAGAAATTGAATGATGAAGAAAAACTAGAAATTAAAAAGTTATTATCTGATCCATTAGGCAAAAATTACATTATCCCCGATGTTGTGTTTTATCCATTAAGTGAAATTTATGTACCATTATTGATTATGGCAAATCAATTTGAAGATTCTAATTTTCCATATCAAAAAATAAAAGAATCTTCAAAAACCTTATATTTTCCAACACAAACAAATTATCCTATTGTTGATGCAATTATTGAGTGTAGACATAATAATGAATCATTTAGAATTTCATTAAGTGCAAAGGTTGACAAAGGAGCCAAGGGAAGTTTGTTTAGCTTGTTAAAGAATAATCATAATATACCACAAAATACGCATTTACACAAATTGTTTAGTAATTCAGGCAATGACTTAGAAAAAATTTGGAAATACTTTTTCGATAATGGTGATGTGCTACTGAATCATATTAAACAAGATGTATTAAATGATGAAGAAAAAACAAGCATTTTCAATACAATAACAAAATTAAAACAAGAATTACCAAATCTAAAAATCAATCCAAATATCGATAACCTAGCTAATGCTTCATATATTATGTGTTGTGCATTAGCATCACGAATCAATAATAGTGAGCAGGATATCAAATATATTAAGACAGTAATTAAACAATATGATTATTATCAATATAAATTGTCAAATAAAAATGGATTTGTTGATGTGAAATTTGTTGATAAAACTGAATTTGATGTTAAGATATATGGGAATAAGAGCAGTTCACAAGATATTAACTTAGCAAAAGGACGGCTCAATTTTGAACTAAGCTAAATGGCAAAAGGGGTGAGAACAATATAATTTCTCACCCCTTTTATTATTTGAAACTATATGAAATAACTTCCGCATCAACATTATCAATTTTTAATTTTTCTAATGCTAATATTACTTCTTGATTATTATATTGTGATGCTGTACTATAATCTATAGAATCTATACCATTGATATAATAGCATGAAAAGTCTTCACGATATGTAATTGTTGTAATTATGTCAATATATCGTGTCAAATTTTTATCTTTTGCATATACTTTTAATTTGATATGCAATTGGAAAGAATTTGGCAATGTTGATGGTAATTTGCCTGTTACACCATCAACCTTAATGTAAAGTGTATTTTTTGTGCTATTATGTCCAAGTGTATTAATTGCAGTGAAGCCAATTGTGTCAAAGTATAATATATGCCCGTTAAGCATAAATCCTATAGTATAATTTTTAATGAATTTTCCTATATTTTTACTTTTTGAAACACCATTTAGAAAATTATAATCTTTAGGTTCTTTTTCAAATATCGTTAAAATATTATATGGATCATTATTATTTCCAATTAAGCCAATCAATTCTTTTTTAAACACGCACAGTTCGATTCTTCACAACTGCAAATTACTTAAAGTAATTTGCATCTATAGGTCTATTCATTCTAGGGAAAATATTGTAAACTATTATTCATAATCTGTTGGTGCTGGCTTAAATTTAACATTAATTGTTGTATTTTCTTTATTCCGTAAAGAAAAATAATCACCCGAAGTGCGCCAATAGTATATGTCCCCTGCATCTGTTACAGTTAATGACTTACCATTTATAATAATATCAAACGGTTTCCCCTTATCGTTTGCTGGATTTCGTCTAACTTCAGTCTGTCCATTGGCGCCCATTAAATCTGTGAAGAATAATCCTGTTAATTTACGTATTATTGTTGAGCCTTCTTTCCATATTGGGAAACGGTTAATTGATCCAACTTGTTCTTCTACGTCCCAGCCCCAAATTGAATAACCTAAACTACCAATATTTCCTTTCTTTAACCCGACATTAAGTTTCATATGAATACTATCTTCAGACTTAAGTAGAAGCAATTCGCGATTAAACATCAATCATAAAATAGTTGTACTGAAAATTACTAAGTAATTTTCATTTTAAAATAACAAAAAAAGGAGAAGTAAACAATATACTTCTCCTTTTATCATATTAACGAAACTTTAATGTTAAGTGTGCATAAACAGGTTACGGAGCATAGCCAGAGGCGCGGAAACCAAAGTAATTGTGACTGTTGCACCAATAGCCGTTGACGTAGCCGTAGCCGTAGAAACTCCGACAAAACACACCAGCGTTTTCTCCCCAGTCATATCCTAACCCCATTTTCAACCCTACATCAGTTGAATAATATTCATAATATTCATCATTTCCGAATAATGAATTTGCAGATGTTGAAATTGGGATTACACCACATGAAGCCCAGTTTGCTGTACCTAATTTTCCATTTCTTAATCCTGAGAAGTTTTTCTGACCATCTCCGAATCCCGTATTAAATGTTTCATGTAAACTATCGTCTACTCGATTATCTTTTGTAAAGTCATGTGCAGATACACTTAACTTCATCAATCCAACTGTAGCCGATGATTTATTTGTTGCACCAATGCACCACTGATTACACATACCTGCAACGTCCATGATTCCGCATAACTGCCCATTATGTGAAACCTTTTTAGCGTCGTTTGATGATCCTGTTTTTGCAAAAACTGATCCATATGAATGTGCATTATACTTGATACTACTATCATTATAATCAGTACCACCAATATTTGTAGCACCTTTTGGGAAGTTGGTGGTGTGCGCAAAATCGTACCAAGCGCAGTAAGAAGTAGATGTAGCGGCTTGACCATGAGCAAGCGAAAGCATAGCCATAGCAGACCATTGATATACTGTGGTTAATGAATAATGATCCCCACGAGCACGACTAAACGTAATAGCATCATAACCACATCCATCACCACCCATTGTTTTTGTTGTATAGCTTGAAGAACTATTCCAACACATTAGCCAATCAGCATTTTTAATTGATGCGGCCTGATTGCTACCATTATTAGAGCAAAGATACTTATCCATGAAGAAACAGTTCTTCATCTTTCCACCGTCAATGAACGCACGATGAAGAATCCATCCATCACCAAAATCAGCGTCACCATCGCTAAATGCCTTGTTATGTTTGAACTGTGGAAACTCAGACGCATCCCTAATTTCAAGTGCATCTGCTCCATCACGAGAATACGAAGGAGCGGAACTATTTCCTAAACGATAACAAAAGGCTGGTACACAACACATAATACTTCCGTTTGTGTGTTGATAGTTGCCGTAATTTGGTGACAATGGATCAGACACGCCTTCCATTGCACTTAATCCCATTGCATATAAATCTCGTTTGTCTCCAGGATAAACTCCGACACCAAATCCCTTACCACCAGCCTTACCAATGGTTGAATTGCCACCTGACGCAAGAGACGAAAACATCATTAAACATCTCCTTCCACCCAAGGAAAATTAGTTTCATCGTATACTGTTTCTTTTCCGTCAACCTGTGAAATGAAGTACCGATCGCCTACAATTTCCTTTACCTTGAGATTTGAGTATCTAGCACTTGCCTTTTCCTTGAGAGTTTCGATACATTCAACGAAAATTGGGTGGGAACGGAGCTTATGATTCTCCCCATAACGCATCCCGCAAAGCGGATATCCATTGATTCCATGATTGACTAGCCAATTTTCAGCCTCTTGGGAAATTTCAAAAAAACCAAGTTTATCGTTATAAACTACCTTCATTATTTCACCCAAATATTTCGTAACTTTTTGATTTTTAAATTTCTTCCCAGTCGTCGGGGTTAGAATCGTCGGGGTTTTCAACCTTTGGACGCACTTCGCAAATCTCGTCCCAGTCAAGTTCGTTTTCTTCGTCGGATTCATCCCATTCGCGGATTTCCTCTTCCGTGTAGACAGAACCCGTTTCGATAATCATGAAATAACGCGTCATTTTTCTTTCTCCTTAGAATTCAATGTAACCCTCTCCAACGAGGGAGTCAAATTCGTCAAAACTTCTAACAGCGTGAAAATTCTCGCTCATGTGAGTTCGAATTTCCTCGTCCCAGTCCTCAGGCATGGCTTCGGCATTCATACCGTACTGGGTTGCAAGAGCTTCCCAGTGCGCATACTCGATGGTCTTTTCCTTATCGTTAGCGAGAAGAATCGTCGTCATGGTGTTTTCTCCGTATTGGTTTATATCACGTTTCGTTGTTCGATGAACGTATAATAGCAGATTTACAAAAGGGTGTATTAAAAATAATGCGCCCTTTTGATCTATGTCAAATCTAGTCCATCGAGTTTACTAAGAGGGGCTTCGCCCCTCAAGTTTAACTCTTAGACGTTAACCCACTTGCTGTCGAGATACGTGGGATGATTCTTTATCTTGTGCCAAACAGTCTTGGCAACAAGTTTTTCGTCTTCGCTAAAAAGTTCGAGGGTGTCTCGTCCCATCACGAACCAACCGACGAGCTTGGTTGCAATCGTCTTCGCACCCCTGAGAGTGTTGGCTTCGATTGTGTGGATTTCCACAACTTCGCCATTGTCGAGATGCTTAACGATGAACTTTGCCATTTTTGAACTCCTGCGGCATGAGCCGCGTTGTGTTTGCCGATGAACATATATTAACAGATTTACACAGGAGCGTATTATTTTTAATATGATCCTTTGATCTATGTCAAATTCTTCATTTTCGGTTAAATGATTTGAGACATGATAACATGCACCCAATCCTTTTATGTTGGATTAGCAATCGAAAACTGCTTTTCCCCTCTTATAATAACTGAGTTCCCGAACATCCTTACCCGCAAAATAACGGTTTATCTTTCGTGCTAAGAATTGACTTACCTGTTCTTCATTGATGTAGTACTGATATGTTGCATCATAATCCGTTTCATATGAGCGGGTAAAGGTTAATGTCGTCCCAGTACTCTTTCGCTCAATTAGAACATAAAGAATTGTTGAGCCTAGGTACTCGGCGCCGTTGTGGTGCATGGTTTCGTGTTCATACTCCAAAACATTCCGACCAACTTTTTTAAATGCGCGCGTTTTAAGCAAGTCCATGATGATAGGAAAAACGAAGTCGTCGATTTGGGTTTCACAATCAGGATTAAACATAATTTATTGACTCAAAAAATGTGCGTTTTGTTAGTTTTAGATACCTTTAACTCGCGTGAGAACTGTTTGTTTCTCCCCATTATACTCTTTATGTCCCTTAATCGTCGCCTTGATCTTATGAGTTGAACCTTGCCCCCACTCCTCCCAGTCCTTTGGAGAGGTCGTAAACCATGTCAAGGTATTACCATTTTCATCTCGGAAGGTATATACGTACTTAATCGTGGTGTAGTAGGTAGATGCGTAAGACTGTGTTTCAAACGAACCGATGTTCATCACAGTAACGGTGGTCTCGATCTTGTCACCTTCATTACCAACCCATTGAGAGTTTTCACGTTCAGCCTGTCGTTTTTCATATTCAGCCTGTCGTTTTTCATATTCAGCGGCTTCCTTGGGGTGATCTTCGCGCCACTTAGCGAGACGTGCCGCAGATTCTTCCGCCTTACGCTTTTCTTCACGCTCACGCTTACGTTCTGCGGCACGTGCTTTCTTTTCAAGATACTCAGCGGTGTACTCTTTGATAATGTGTGTAAACATACCCGAACCGTCACACTTAAAGCATATTCCACGTTGATTGTAATAATAACAGGGAAGTTCACCAGATCCACCACACTTGGGGCATACATCAGATGTATAATACTTCGTACCGTTCTTGTCGGTACGAACGAAAGTATAACGAGAATCGTTCATGATATTTCTCCAAAGAGTACCTATTTCGTTATTTGTTGTTTGAAGTATATTACACCAAAAATGATTTGTCAAGAGAATGAAGGACTGAAGTGAAAGATTGTTGATCTAAATCAACTAATCGGTGTAGCTGTGACACTAATTAACACATTGATGCTTAATTAAAATGAAAATTATTTAAAATAATTTTCATCAAAAACAAACATGATATGAATGTTGAATAAAGAACAGTTGCTTATGGGGAATACTGGGCAACAGCCTGTAGCACTTACAGTTGGTGTATTCGGTAGGAGGGAATTTCATTACTATGGTTTTGACGCAGGTTACTTTGGCACGTTAGCGCCTGTACCCTTTTGGGGTGACAACGTAAGACTAGGCACTCTTGCATACTTTGAGGATGAGTACCGTACTAGGTGTGCTCCGACGGACAGGGGCTGTTTTTTTACTGTTTATATTTCTGGCTATGAGAATACCCCCATAGATACAGGGGAAACCAAAGAAGGGGACTATTATAACTTTAGTGCAAAAGTCGATCAAACCCTATATCTAACCTTCGACCCCCCCCCGACGGGTACCTCGATCCAAACACACTCAAACCAATCTAGGAAGAGATTACTACGTAGAAGAAGTTCCTTGGGAGGTGCAAAATGCTGAACAAGGAACTTCTGATGATGGACGACGCAGAGGAGTTGTGGACTCTGCAGTGTGTGTTCACTGGGGATTCTTATATAAAACTGGAATTGTGGGGTTCAGACGGGCGCCTTCTTTGTGGTGGATATCCGCCAACCGATACCTTAACGTTTCGCGTACCTCCAGATCCAAAGAGTTTGCTACTGCTTCATTATTCTGTTGGGGTACACGAATACATAAGAGAAGATGGGTGTATAGCAGACTCTTACAACAGGCGCGAGATAGGGATTTCAATGCGTCAAAGCAAGGCGTATCTAGAAATGAACTTCGTAGCGTGACCTCTAAGGAGGCTCTTTATGCTTAATAAGGAGCTTCTGATGTGTGAAACAAAACCCTCCAAGCTATTACTGACTATAAGGTACACGGGAAGGTTTAATGGCACAATTACTATCCGTAAAAGTCAGGATAGCCCACCCGTTCTTTCTTTGAGCGTGTCTAAAGGTACAGTAAAAACTACAACACTAACTGTAACCCCAACTCAGACACTTTATATACTCACATCCCACTTTTCGCAATTAAGTTTTACCCCAGAGGGTAGTATGACGCTTGAGGGTCCTAATCTCGAAGATGCTGGTTGGGGTTGGGTAGTGCATTCTACAGAGAACGCTAACATACTATCCATTGATTTAACTGGTTTATAAGTATGAAAAGAGAACCATCGACACGCTAGGAGCCAAGTACGCGCACATATGTACTTTCACAGGAGTACAAGAAGAAAAAGACGAGGACGGGCTGTATGTATGTTCTTTTATGGAATATACCAACCCTTATAGAACGAGATTTAACTTGGCCGACTCTTGTATGCTATATCTTATGATCTTACCATAAGCAATCCCTTAGATAACTTCAGATTGTTTTATCGTATTATATGCAAACGCCCTTAAGAAATCATTATTCTTAAGGGCGTTTGTTTTTATAGCAATGTAATAAAATAAAATTCCAACCAAACCATAAGAAAGATACAAACAAAATCAACAATGATATTTTTGATCTTTGTCAATTTGCTTGAATATTTTGTTTTATTATTAACTATGTCCCACAGTTCACATAATAGCATTGTTACACCAAAAGACAGTATAACAATCAGAAGTGCCATAATACCAATATTCATGATTTAGTCTGTGTATGATTCAAGTGAAATACGTGCTCTGAGAATTGAAAGATATTCATTCATCACCTGATATTGCCTAACAAGTAGTTCGAGCTTTTCTTCCTGAATTTCGAACGCTGTAGGTGAATTGATATATGTTTTTAGCTTAGTAATTCGATTTTGAAGTTCTGTATATTCAGTTTTCATTCGATCAATATAAGTTGTATCAGCCATATCAATAATTTTCAAATTGTTTTATGATATGTAGATTATAACATATAATTTATTGAAAGTCAAGAGAATTATATTCAAAACAAATTAAAGGAATCCCGTCGGCGGCGGATTGAACGTTAGCGTAATCACTTTACCGTCTGACAAACCTAATTTGTTATTGCCATCATTAAGATACTTTCTTTGAGTATGCCCACCACCGCTCAATGTAAATGATTGTCCGTTCACATAAATTGTATTAAAAGAACACTCTTGCGTATTGTCTCCTGATCCTAAGTTAATCAAAGTTTCCCAATCCCAACGAGCAAAGAATTCAGATAGCCACTTATCACGTGTTTCCCAATACGGAATTCTATTGATAGAACCTGCAGTGCCGTATATATTAGAATACCCAGGCATACCACTTTCACCCTCAACACGACCACACGTCAATACAACGTCTTTGTTTTCAACCTTGTTTATAAGCAACTCTTTATTCAACATTCATATCATGTTTGTTTTTGATGAAAATTATTTTAAATAATTTTCACTTTCATTGAACAACAATGTGTTAATTGGTGTCACAAGTACACTAAACTATTGATTTATATCAACAGCCTTTCACCGTTTCACCAAAAATGACATTATTGTGAACATGTTTTGTCATTATCCATCTTTCAGTACATTCTATTTCATCGAATGTGATGAATAGTTTTGTCTTCTCCTCTCCATAGATTTCGCACAAATAAAACTTAGCACCATACAACCACAATGTCAAATATTTTAATGACGGGACAGATACTGACCTAACTTTTGACACTTTATATGGTTGTGCCTGATTATCTCTCAGTAAAACGTCGACTCCTAGTTTATTGAAATACACAATAGTAACACAGATTGCTAGAAAAAGTACAGAGACAAAAATCAATTCAGGAAACAGCACCAAAAATACAACTGAAAATATTGTAATTGGAATCCACAAATTAGACAAAAGGATTATGCTATCAATACAATTATGATCCCACTTTGTCATCAGTTTATTCAAGATTTTCATCACCATCATAAAAACAAATAACTCCACGCGTTGATTGCTGTGGAGTTATTTTATCATATATTTTGATGAATTACATTCTATAAAGAATTTTATAAAGATTCGTTTCTTCAAGCAATTCAACAATCTTCTTCATATTCTGTACATCCTTAAGAATGGCGTCAATGTCTGCAACATTCGTAACGCTAGGCATATATGAAGTAGAATTCATGTAAACTTGTAATTTCTTTTCACCAGAAGAAGGCCTAACATTAATATACAATTCATAGAACTTAGACTTCCATGAAAAATCTGTTTCAATATATCTGCCATCATACTGAATATACGACACCTTTGCACCGTATTTCTTAAGCTCGGAAATCAGCTTTTTAGCTTCCTGAGGTTGACTGTTGATCTTATTAAGCTTATCCTTGATATCCATAGAAACAAGAGGAAGTCGATCAACTCCATGAGTCTTAATCTTCTTCTTTACATTTACCTTATCCTTAAGAACAAATACAACCTTGATATCTTTCTTAATTTCAGTAAGTGTTCTCATTTGTTCAGAAAATGACTTTCCAATTTCTTCTACATTATATCGAACACCGTCACGCATGGCAGAATAGATTGTGCCATTCTTAGAAACATACACAAAAATATCTGTATCTCGGGACAACTTGGAGGGAGAAACAACCTCAAAACTACTATTGTTTACATCAACATTATATTGCTTCGCAAAATGATCTCCAATCATCTTAAGCTGTTGAGAAGTAAGCTCGGCGCTCATTGCTTTGCTGTACGCTTCAACCAAGTAGTTCTTAAAAGACATATCCATCTCTTATAAAAAAATAATTCTTTGAATGAAAGATATTTAAATATTTTTCTCTTTATGTAATTTCAATCTGTTATTTGCTAGATCACAATACTCAGATGAAATATCAATGCCTATAAAGTTTCGATCTAAGTCATATGCACAAACGCACGTAGTACCACTACCACACATGGGATCAAGCACAACATCACCAGGGTTTGTCCAAGAAGTGATGTGGTCCCTTGCAAGTGCACAAGGGAAGGGAGCAGGATGTCCTTTTGCCTCTTGATCTTCTGCGCGTTTTCCAACCACATATTCCCAGATATTCCCTTTGATTTTTTGGGATTTAACGGGATTAGCCAGTTTCTCTCGCTTTTGCTCTCCCTTGCAATAATTTTTATAAGTGGTACTCTTTAGTTCAAGTCCAGCATGCAAACAATCCTCCATTATCGGATTGTGTACTTTTACCGCTCCTTTACTAAAAACGAACATATATTCGAAGTCGTTTCGATATCTTTTACGATATATCTGCGGAATGGGATTAGTCTTTTTAAAGATCATTGTGTCATGAAGGTTAAACCCTTTTTCCATGAACTTAAGTGCAGTTCTAAAGCTAGTTCCTGTCTCGCTACCTTTAATTGTAGCGTCAGCAACAACCCAAACAACAACCCCTCCATCAGCTGTTATTCGATATAACTGTTCAATTATTTCGTCCAAAGGAAAAGAGTATCCTTTGTACGTTCGCAAATTGTCATAAGGTGGTGAGGTAAGCGTAAGATTAACAGAGTTATCCTCTATTTCCTTCATCACCTCAACACAATTTCCAGTAACAATTTTATTAATATGATCAGGCATCGAAAATTTCTGTATTACTAACAGATTGAACTGTTTGGATTTTTGAGATTACATTGGAAGTTTCCAATAACTCATGGATTGCCTCTCCTTGCGAGAGGCTGTACGCTTCAAACAAGTAGTTCTTAAAAGACATATTCATCTCTTATAAAAATAATTCTTTGAATGAAAGATATTTTAAATATCTTTCATTCTTTTTATTTTACTACATTATTCAAAAGTTGTCAAGTGCAAATTTAAATTGTTTAAATTGTGTTGAACGATGAAATACTCAACAAATTTAAATTTAGGTCATTTAAATTCGTCACATTTTTGAATTTTTCACGTAAGTGTTTGAAATATAAGGAAATTTTGTAAATTCCGAACTTTGAATATTGAATTGTTCCACGATTTCGTAACCTATTGAAATTTAAGGAAATTTTCGTGGAACAATTCCTAATGCAAAAATTAATCCGTTTTGATGTTGTGTTGCATATTGTACGATTTAAGTGTATTTTCCATGAGCATATATGTGGTTAGAAGTCCTACTCCTTTGGGAACAGGAGTAACTGTTGCAATTTCCGCGCATTCAGGATCAACATCACCACAAATCTTACCGTCCTTGTTACGATTGATTCCAACGTCAATCACAATCGAATTTGGCTTAATCATGTCTGCGGTAATCAGTCGTTCTTTTCCAACTGCACATATAAGAATATCAGCAGTATGTGTAATTTCCTTTAATTTTTTTGTTCTTGAATTACACATAGTCACTGTTGCTCCTCGATTGACAAACAACATTGACATTGGTTTACCGACAATGTTTGATCGACCGACAATCACAACATTCTGTCCTTCAATTTGGTAATTCAGGTGATCGAGTAATTTAATGATTCCTAGAGGAGTACATGGAATCAGTGAATGTTCTTCATCACCAAGTGCCAACTTACCAATATTATTAGGATGAAACCCGTCAGCATCCTTAACTGGGAAAATATGTTGGTAAATTGTTGAAACGTCTAGATGATTTGGTAGGGGAAGTTGTACCATAACCGCATCAAACAATTCATGAGCATCAACTAACGCTTGATTAAATTCAGCCGTACTAACATCATTGGGGAGATGATATGTAGTGGTTGAAATATGACATTCAGAGGCAACCTTTTCTTTGTTTCTCACATACGCTTTAGATGCAGGATTATCTCCAACAAGAATTACAGCAAGTGAAGGAGATCGGGGATTCTTGTCAACCTGTTTTGCAAGATTAGCTCTCCACTGCTTAACATCACTCTCAACATCCAAAAACATTTAAGTTCCTTTTGTCTAATCTATTCAAACAATACAATTATAGCACAACAAAAACAAAAAGTCAAAAATTTTTAAAATAATTTTTCTCTATAGATTCAGTCTATTCTCGATAAAGAAAACCTATTAAGATTTTCTATTGATTAGTTTAACCTTATAATAAGTTTGATCTAAATCAAACAATTATTAGATTGTTTGAAAATGTGTGGTATTTTAACAACAAATAGGTAATTTACCCTATTGACAAACAAATTATTTTGTGGTATAATTACGCGTACGCGTAATTGATAAGAATAAGATTAGAGTAACTATAGATTTTAGAAACGAACGTAGTGAGTTTCTGTTGTTATGAACGAAGTGAATAACAACTTTGAATACTACTTGAATGCTAATTAACTCTAGTTTACTTCTACTCATGAGTATCAAATATAAATTGTTAACTACGAACGTTAGTGAGTAACTGATAAACAAAACATTAAATGTTTCTTAGATGATTACTAACGGTTTATCTTCACTACGTTCAGATAAACAAAAACTTCGTTTCACTCAGTTTTAATTACTTCCTTTGATTCTTAATCACTCATGAAGATAAAATTAAACAACTCAATGTTATCTTCACTGCAATTTAAGTAATAAAGAAAGTCCATGAGAATAGAATAACTTCTACTTTCATGGACTTTTTCTTTATTCTCTCATATAATTTTTTCTATTAAATTTTTCTATGGATCATAAAGAAAACCTATTAAGATTTTCTATCACATAGTATAGGATTATTAAACAATTGATCTAAATCAAAGAAACATAACATTGTTCTAAAATGTGTTGTTAAAATACAACAAATAAGCACTTTACCCTATTGACAAGGTTTTTGATTTGTGGTATAATATATGTTAATAAAAGAGGTTAATAAAAAATTATATAAATTTTGAAACGAACGTAG